GGATAGACAGAAACTTATAGAAAAGTTAGATAGGATTTTTTCTATATACATAAGACTAAGGGATGCAATGCCACATTCGGGGTTGGTTAAGTGCATTTCGTGTGGAAGAATACACCATTGGACAAAGATACAGAACGGTCACTATGTGGGGCGTTCTGCAATGTCGGTAAGGTTTTCCGAGGAAAACTGCCATTCGCAATGTGTGGCGTGTAACGTGATGATGCACGGAAATATGCTTGCATATCGTAGGGCAATGGTTAAGTTGTATGGGGAGCAGAAAGTAAATGAAATCGAAGTAAGGGGGCATTTGGCTAAGAAATGGCACGATTTCGAGTTAGAGGAAATGATAAAATACTATACTGCAAGGGTGGCACAACTAAAGAAAGAAAAGAATCTGTAAGGGTATGTTGGAAACAAATAAGATATACAATGAGGATTGTCTTGTAGGTATGCAGAAAATCGCGGACGGTGTAGTGGACTGCATTATCTGTGATTTGCCCTATGGATATACCAAATGCGCGTGGGATAGCATTATTCCCTTTGAGCCATTGTGGAAAGAATATCTAAGGGTGTGTAAGAAGAATGCACCGATTGTTTTGTTTTGTGCAGAGCCTTTCACCTCTGCCTTGATAATGAGCAACCCTAAGATATTCCGTCAGAAACTAACATGGTTGAAGAATAGACCGACAAACGTAATGAACGCCAAAAAGCAGTTTATGAATTGGACTGAGGATATTGCGGTGTTTTATCGCGCTTTGCCTACGTTTAACCCTCAGTTTTGGGATGATGGCACGCCACAGAAAAGAAAGGTACAACACACGAATACAGACAGAAGTAAAGGCACGTTAGGAAAGACGGGGGAAAAGGAAGGTTATATATCCGTGTGGGGTGGAAACCACAGATACCCCAAAAGCGTACTTGAATTTTCCAATGTGTTGCACGGAAAGGAATTGTTGCACCCTACACAGAAACCTATTGAGTTAATCCGTTACTTGGTGCGTACCTATACTAACGAGGGAGATTTGGTAATGGATAATTGTATGGGTTCGGGTACAACCGCGATTGCTTGCATTAAGGAGAAGCGAAATTTTATAGGCTTTGAATTGGATAGCGAATACTATAATAAGGCAAAAAAACGTATAGAATCTGAAATGTCACAATTAAGTTTATTTTAGATGTTAGAACTGAATAAAATATACAATATAGATTGTTTGGTGGGAATGCGTGATATTCCCAAAAATAGTATAGATTGCGTGATATGTGACCTTCCGTTTGGTACGACATCATGCAAGTGGGACGCAGTAATTCCGTTTGACGAACTGTGGGCACAATACAAGCGCATAGTAAAGCCAAATGGTGCTATTGTGTTGTTCGGTTCACAACCCTTTACGACATCGCTTATTGCAAGTAATATGGGGGATTTCCGCGAAAGCCTTGTGTGGCTAAAGAATAAGTCACCAAGCGGATTGCAAAGCGGAAAGCGACATCAGAAGTTGCATGAGGATATTATCGTGTTTTCCAAAAGTGGGAGTTATACATTCAATCCCCAAAAGTGGGTAGTGACAGACAAACAGTTTTTGACGCAAAGAAAGACCTACGAAATATTGGAAGAGGAAAACAATATCATTGGGGCAAAGGTAAAGGGCAGAATGCGACACAAGGATGATGGTATGCGTGACCCTATATCGGTAATGGCTTACAAAGTTCCCTACACGCCAAAGAAAGAGTCAAGGGTGAAGAATGGCGATTATAGGATGCACCCTACACAAAAGCCGTTGGAACTGATTCGGTACTTGGTTAGAACGTATAGCAACGAGGGGGAAACCGTGCTTGATAATTGTATGGGTAGCGGTACGACTGCGATTGCTTGCATGGCTGAAAAACGTAATTTCTTGGGGTTTGAATTGGATAGCAAGTATTTTGATATTACAAGCCGTAGGATAGCAGACTATAAAAGACAACCGACTTTGTTTTAGGGTAAAAATGCCATGTAGGGATGGCAAAAATGCAGAAATCAAGGGTGTTGGGATATAAAAATGACATAAAATTTGTGTAATTAAGAAAAAGTGTGTACATTTGCAATGTAATTAAGATTTTTTATTAAGTTGGATTAAAGAAATGACAAAGGAAAAAGAAAATAAAGATTTGCTATTAAGGTATTTGTCTATGGCAATACCTTATAATGTGGTTGTGTCGTGCATAATCATAGACTACAATACAGAGGAAAAAGAAAAAGGAAATCACCCTACTTATAAAGGCGATGGTACTTTGTTTCTGATAGATAAATTGTCTAATAGGGCTTGCATTAGACCTATATTAGAGGGGAAAAGTTACAGAGAAAAAGTATATTTCGAGCAGATGTGCAATAAAGGGTATATTGCCATTGAAAATGTAAAGCCATACCTCAGACCTTTGTCAAGTATGACGGAGCGAGAGTTGGATGAACTGAATTGTCTGTGCTATCACAATATATCCGTACAAGACGATGTACTTTGCGGTCATATATGTTATACAGAGATTATCGATGTGCAAAATTTCTTGTTGCGTTATCATTTTGACTTTATGGATTTAATTCCCAAAGGTCTTGCTATCGAAGTAGGCGAAGTAGATAATCCATATAAAGGTTAAAAGTATTATGCCAATAAAACCCGAAAACAAAAACCGTTATCCAAAAAATTGGAAGGAAATAAGACAAAATATTTTAAGACGCGCGAATAATTGTTGCGAAAACTGCGGTGTTCCGAATCATTCTTATAGGTTGAATCCAAAGAACGGAAAAATGGTTAAGATAGTCCTTACGATTGCTCACCTCGACCACACGCCCGAAAATTGTGACGAAAGCAATTTACGCGCATGGTGTCAAAAATGCCACAATTCATATGATGCTCCGATGAGGGCGTTAAACAGAAAACGCAAAAACAGCGAAATATGACAATTAAAGAAAAAATAGCGAAGAAAGCAAGCGCATGGGCTGACCATGCAATAAGGTGGGCGGTTGAAAGGGAATTAACGGAAATCGCGACCGACCAAAAGCAAGCGGATATAGAGGAGACTTGTAAATGGTTGAAAGATAACTATGTGGAATACTTAAACAATTCAAGGTTAGGTATTGATATAGATATGATGATTAGCGACTACCGTAAAGATATGGAAAAGCAGTCATAAAAAAGAAAGAATCCCCCAAGGATATGCGGATAGGGTTGTATAAACCTTTGAGCATAATTTTTGGGGGATTATTGTGTGTGTTAGTCGTAAAAAAGGGGCGTTTTGCCATCCGTACATGGCAAAAGTTTAGAAATTGTAGAAAGTTTGTAAAAAAGTTGGCAAAAAGTTTGCATAATTCAAGAAAAAATAGTACCTTTGCATTGTAATTAAGAAACAAAGTTAAATCTAAAACTCATGACCGAGAGAATAACAAGGTCATAAAGGATATGAAGAAAGAAAAGAAATTTGTTATAATGCAAGTTAAGGACTGCAAGGTTAATTACCTTAGTTATTATCAGAAAGGAGAAAATGGGGTAAGTTTCAGAACTTGCAGATACAAGAGGTACGCAAAGGTGTTTGCAGACAATGAAGTATCTAAAGCAATAGCCGAAATAAACGAAGTGGCAAAGGCTTTCCCAATGGAAGGACAGTACCAAGTAATAGAAATCAATTAACCCTCACGACCGAGAGAATAACAAGGTCATAGAAATTATGGGCAACCTATTAGCAGAGTTGGAAGTACAACTTAAAAGCAAAAATTCAGAAGTAAGCCAAAACGCCAAGGCTTGCAAAGCCATAGCGGAAAAGTTAAAGGAGTTGAACGATGGTGTTATTTGGGAAAGGGAGTGGAGTACCCTTGTGCAATGGGATTTTAGGGGTAATTACCCTAATGAGAAATGGCGTAAACCAACAAAGATAGGAGAAATCTTTGTGAAAGGTCTAAAAATGTAGAACAACAAAAAAATTAGCGATATGGAAATGGTATTATCATCATATAAAATTGTTTGGGTGGAGTTTCGCGCACAGAAAGGCATAGTCACAAAGAAAGATTCAAAGATTCTTATGGATAGTGCGTTTGGTGATAGTTACGGAAAGAATGCACGAAAGCACTTTGCATCTGAGGAAAATGCGCGTAAATATCTGAAAGAAAAGGCAGAGGCTTTCAAGAAGTTGTCAAAGGTGTACGAGGTTCGCCTATTCTGTGATAAGCAGTATAGCATGGCACAATATAGCGATATTGAAAAGGGTTATGTAATCCCTTTTACAAAAAAGCAAGAATCTGAAATGTTTTTAATCGGTAACAAGTAACCCTCATGGTCAGAGGTAAAAAGACCGCGTAATTATGACATATCAAGAAATCGAAAGCATAGCCTTTGCTGTTTCTGTGGCTAATCTAAAGCATGGTGTTAGTTACCTTGTAGCCATAAAGGAAAGAAAAGGCTACCAAGTGGCATCAAAAGAAGTTGCTGAAAAGTTAGGCTATGATGCTTTGGCAGAAGTTTCCATTGTCGGAAACAAGAAGGTACTGAAGGTGATGGATGTACATTAAGACAAAAGGCGGTGTGTTCTGATTAACGAATGCACCGCCTATTGTTAATAAATGGTAAAAATACCAACAAAATTTGGTAAAGTGGAAAAAAGTTGGTAATTTTGCAAGTGGTTGCTGAACCAATATTTACATACCTTTTAAGATTAAGATAAATATGGAAATTGAATTGTCGGAAAAGAAGCCTGTCCGCAAAGATGCAACATTGAAACGGATAGGCGAAAGGGTAGTAATGTACTACAACAAAGAACGCGAATATATATATGGTTTGTTTGATTTCAAACTGACGCAAGACGGTTTTGAACTGCCACGACATCCACGTTTCAAAAATGTTGGCGAGTTTCAAAATTGGTGCGAAAGGAGGGATAAATGAAAATTGCAAATATCATATTGTGCGTATGGTTTGCCGTTGGCATTCTTGCACTATGTTTTGTAGTGTATAATGAAATCAGACGCGAAAGAAAACTAAAGGTGGGGTTGCGTTTCCTTGAAAAGTATTGCATGAAAGAAGTGCTTTACACCGTAACCCCTACAAGTGATAAAAACTATTATCAAGTAAGGGATGTGTTTTACATTCAGTTAAAGGAATTGCGGTGTGACTTGAATTTGTCATTACACGTTTGCGGTTACTTGGTAATCGGAAATCATATAAGCGAAACAAGTCTTGCATTAAGGGATATATACAGACTTTTTGCAAGCGGTGATTATGAAACGAAGATTTATGTAAAATAAGAAGTATGGAAAAGAAAGAACAAAGTACAAAGAAAGTGGTTTTTGAAATTGAAAACCTAAACCTTATGGATGGGCAAAATTACTATGGGACGGTCATAGTAAAGTTAAGACCTACATATGAGGAAACTATCAAAATGGCAGAATGTAGGGCGCGTTTGCTGTTTCCGCGATTGGGCGAGATACGTTGGCGGTTGGTGCTGATTGCAGAAAATGGAAGACGTGAGTATGTCAAGGAGTACCCAAAGAACTATCAGTTACCTACTTGTGAAGATGAACAAATGCAAGACTAACGTATGCCATGCAAATTGTTGCTATAACGTACCATTGGATAAGAAACTGATTGGCGCGTATCGTAAGAAAATCGTGAATCCAATTATACGTTATAGTGATGAATTTGGGGACGCAAATGTGGTGTTACCGATAACGGATGAAAGTTTGGCAAAGAACAAATGCCCTTTCTTACGCGCGGATTGCAAGTGTAACATATACTTGCAAAGACCGCAACTTTGCAGAATGTTTGGCGATAATGGCAAAATATCAAAGTTTCTTCATTGTCGCTATCTGCATGGCGAAGACGAAATGTCGGACACGGAAAAGGTTGAAGAATTAGGGGATATGATGCAGAAATACCTCGTAGGGGGGCGGTTGGATAGTCTTTCTGCAAGGTTAGGCATCAGTTATCCAAAGCAGTAGAAAGAATGAAGTACGAGTTAAGACCATATCAGAAAGAAGCCTCAGAAGAAGCCGTAAAGTTCCTTACTGACGATAGAAGAAAGGGAAACGGATTGTTGGTGATGGCTACGGGGTGTCACGCAAAAGGTTATCCAATTATGATGTCGGATGGTTCGTTAAAGAATGTTGAAGATATTAAGGTGGGTGATAAGGTAATGGGTGATGATGGAAAACCGCGAAACGTATTGTCTTTGCATAGGGGTGAGGATGATATGTATAGGATAGTTCCCAAAAAGGGCGAGCCGTTTGTGGTGAACGGTGGGCATATTCTTTCTTTATATCGCACACGAAGATGGAGCGGTGATAAAATCGCGTATGACGAAATATCCGTAAGGGATTATTTGCGCCAAAACAAATCCTACAAGCATTTACATAAGTTATACAGATTGGAGGGGTTGGATTGCTTCGATGGTTGGGCGGTAGAACCTTATTTTATGGGTTTGTTTATCGGTGACGGATGCTCCGTTAGCGGATTGGGGATAACGACAAGGCATAAGGAAGTAGTATCATTCCTTTATGACTTTGCCGACAAATACGGCTTTAATATAAGGGTCGTGCCAAAGGGGAGCGGTATTGCGTCATCGTATATGTTTACGCATAGAGAAGCCGACAAAAACAACTTTAATCCGTTAAAATCGTACTTGATGCGCTATGAATTGTTTGAATCAAGGTCGGGGGATAAGTTTATTCCCAAGGAGTTCAAGTATGCAAGGCGAGAGGATAGGCTTTTGCTTTTGGGTGGCTTGATAGATACAGATACCTACTATGACGAAGAAAAGAACGTGTACGAGTATTGCACTAAGTCAAAGCGTTTGGCTTATGATATTCAGTTTCTTTGTAGGTCGGTGGGTTTGTATGCAAGTATTAGGGATAAGTTTGTGGAGGGCGTGAATTATTACAGATTGCAGATAAGCGGTGATTTGGATATAATACCCAATAGGGTTGCAGAACGCAAGGGTAAGCCACGAAAGCAACGGAAAAGTATCTATGTGGAGGGTTTTTCAGTCGAAAGTATAGGACGCGGTGAATACTACGGATTTACGTTGGACGGAAACCATCTATATGCGGATTGGCAGTATTTCATACACCATAATTGCGGAAAAAGCCTTGTTATTGCCGATATAGCAAAGAAACTGAATAGCGAGGTGTTGGTATTCCAACCTTCAAAGGAAATATTGATGCAGAATTACAAGAAAATGAAAACCTATACGGATGATTGCGCTATGTATTCGGCATCAGTAGGAAAAAAGAACATTGCAAAGGTTACGTTTGCAACGATTGGTAGTGCTAAGTCCTATCCGTCTTTGTTCAAGCAGTTCAAGTATATAATTGTGGACGAGGCACACACAATCAATCCTTCTGAGGGTATGTATTTCGATTTCTTTAATATAATGAACAGAAAGATAATCGGACTTACTGCAACGCCTTACAGATTGCAGACGGAAGGACAGAAATGGGATTGGAAGAATAAGAAAATGGATATGTCCGATGCGGTTTCTATGTTAGTTCCCATAGTCGGTAACGGTCAAGTGTTTAGCGAGGTTTTGTATAATGTAGATACCCAATATCTGTTGCGTGAGGGTTTCCTTGCACCTTTGCGATACTTTGATGTCAGACCGCCAAAAATGAATATGGAGAAAGTATTCAAGAATACCGTGGGTACTGATTTTTCCAAGTCGAGTTTGAGGTGGATGGAGGAGCATTGCCATTTCTACGAACACATGGAAAGTATAATCAAGCGTTTGCAACACCCTAAAAGCGGTGTGCCACGACACGGTATATTGGTATTTGTCCGATTGGTGGAATTGGCAGAACACATGACCAAGACGATACCAAGCGCGAAAATGGTTAGCGGAAAGACCCCAAAGAAAGAAAGGGAAAGGATTTTGGACGAGTTCAATAGGGGCGAGTTCCAAGTTCTTTTGAATTGTTCTACTTTGGTTTGCGGTTACGACAGACCCGATTTGGACACAATCGTTTTGGGTACGCCTACAATGAGCCTATCACGTTATTATCAAGAAGTGGGGCGCGGAATCAGACCATTTGAGGGAAAGGATGGTTGGATAGTGGACTTATGCGGAAACACTTATAGGTTCGGTGAAGTTCATAAATTGGTATTCCGTCAAAATGCCGTGGGTGATTGGAATTTGTATAATGACAGAAGACAACTTACAAACGTGCCTTTGTAAACAAAGGTTAATTAGTTCTTTCAAGGGTTAAAATGTTTGGATAAGTTGGTAAAAGTTGGTATCTTTGCATTGAAAACCTTTTAAGTAATAGTAAGAAATATGAAGAAAATAATAATATCTTTATTGTCTTTGTTGCTTACGATTGCGATGAGCGCACAGACAACACACGTTACTTTAACGTGCTATCAACCAATAAAGGCACAATGCAATAGCCAACCATTGATAACAGCCGATGGGAGCAAGATAAACCTAAAGCACCTAAAGCACGGCAAAATACAATGGTGTGCGATAAGTAGGGATTTGGTTTGGTTGTTCCCAAAGGGTAAGCCGAAAAGGGTTTGGATTGAAGGGTTTGGCGTGTACGAGGTGCGTGACCTTATGAATAAGCGACACAAACACCGAATTGACATACTGATACACCCTAAAAATTCCAAGCGCATAAAGATAGAAAACGTAAAAGTAAAGATTCTGAAATGATGGAAATTGAACTGAATGAGCACGATAAGAAAGCGTTGCGCCAAATGAAGAAAGATGAAGTTTTTGAGTATGCTTTCCAAAAGGGAAAGAAATACTATAAAAAGCAGTATGTGAATGAAGAACGTAGGCGATTAATGAACGAGTTGCAGTACGCGAAACGTGACATACGAAATCTGAAATCAAAGATTATGACTATGGAGAAAGTAATGAAAAAGGCGCAAGATGTGGTTATGCAATTCAAGGAGTTTGAATACTATACCAAAAATTTAGAAAGTTATACCAAAAAATAATGGTAAAAGTTTGGTGGTTTCAAAGAAAAGTCGTACCTTTGCAACATGAAAATATCGTAGGGTAGTGCAGTCGGTAGCATACAAGGCTCATATCCTTGTGGTCGGTGGTTCGAGTCCATCCCCTGCAACGAATTTTTTTTCCATATTTACATGAATGTTTAAGGGTGCTTTTTTCGTAAGAAATGCGCCCTTTTTCTTTGAAATAGATTGTCTGTTTAGATAAAGTCATAGTTATAAAAATTTTAAGAAGTTAATGGTAAGGTGGCTTTTGTAGTGATACAAGAGCCATTTTTTTATAAAAAAGCGTTAAAAAAGTTGGTAGATATACAAATTTTTCGTACCTTTGCAGAAGAAATTTAAGTTTGTAATTAAGATAAAAATTGAATGGAAAGAAAATTTAACAAGAGGATTGCACGCGCAATGCTTTTGGACGGTTTGCAGAACCGTGTCAAGTCGGAAGGTGAGGCGCATTACCTTATCATTTGCACTTGCTTAATGTTTCAGAATGAAGCATTTCAAAAGATTGGCGAGAATAAAGCCGTAGAAGTAGCCGTAAACAAGGCTATATCCGTGCTATGTACGATGGACGAGTTTTTTGAAGAAAACAAAAACAAGTACATTGACAACAAAAGCGAAACGGATTTAAGCCTACAAGCGCGTGTCTGTATAGATACTGTGGTGGAAGACTGCAAGGTGACAGACGAAAGCATGATTGAGGCTATATGTGAAGTCTTAGAATGCGCGTATGTTGCAAAGGTAAAGTTGTGGTTGGAAAAGTGGACGAGGGAGCAGATAATCGGATATGTCGAAAAAGGTAATATTCCCCTTGATTTGACACATTCATCTATCATGTACGAATGGGCGGTAAGTCAAGGTTATTCATGCACGGATTTGCGCTCGTTAAGGGATGCCGTGGAAAGTAGGAAAGAGCCGACAGCAGAAGAAGAAAAGGCGAACTACAAGAAAATGGAAATACTTTGCAATATCTTTGACTTGGTAAAGGATGGTGCAAAGGTAATAGATGGCTATGAAGAAGGCTTTATTGATAAGAACCTAAAGGATTGCCGAAACCTTTTTATGGTCGCGTGTGTGATTTTAGCCTTAATCCCAAATGGCGAGGGGGATTTGGATTTGATGTGGGATTTGTACGCATCGCGCTTTATGGGTGAAGATATTAAGGCAAAGGGTGCGGATTTCCTAAAGCAATACAAGTTAGTTTTTATGTATTGCGTGACGGTGTTGCAAGTTATGAAGAGTGAGCACAAAATTGATATATGCTCACACGATAAGTTGTTTTCGGATGTAATTAAAAGAAACGCAGAGAAACATAAGAATGACAAAGAAAAGACTGAATATAAATGAAATAGCATTTATCCGCGAAAACATGGGTAAAATGTCAAATATTGACATAGCAACATTTTTGGGGGTAAACGTGAAGACCGTGCTTTATTACAAGTACAACCTAAAGGATAGGCTTAATAAGGTGTGGGATGAAGAAAGAACCCAAAGATTCTTGCATTATGCAATGTCGGAAAGAAATTGTTCGGTGATAGCCGAAAAAATGGGTATGACGGTGGAGTATGTTCGCAGACGCGCCCAAATGTTAAGGGCGCAAGGCTATGATATTCCTTTCTTTGACAGACCCAAATACGAAGGTGTCATTGTGCGTATGTCGGACGAGAACAAGCGATGTATTGAAGAAAACGCAGAAAAAATGACCAATACGGAAATTGCGAAAATGATAGGTTTTTCAGCGCACGCAGTAAGGATTTACAAGCGAAAGCACGATTTGAAGAACAAAAGGATTATTTGGACGGATGAGAAGTACAAGGAGATAAGCGAATATGCGAAAGTCGGAATGCCACACAAGGAAATAGCGCAAAGGATGGGCATTACACACTTTAACGTGGCGTGTAGGCTTGCTATTGCGCGTAAGAAAGGGTATGAAGTTCCTAAGTACAAAATAAGAACAAAGTAAGTATGAAGAAAAAAGGAAACTATAAACTTACAGAGAATGACAAACGATATATTGTCGAAAACGCCAATAAGAAATCCGTCTATGAAATCGCGGATGAAATAGGGTGTTGTGAGATGAGTGTCCGAAATCATATCAAGCGACAGAATATAAAACTAAAGCGTCATTTGAAGTGGGATAGCAAGCGAAGCGGTGAGTTTATCGAAATGGTAAAGCAAGGGTATTCCGCGCACGTTTTGGCTGATAAGTTCCACATGAAAAGAAATAGTGTGTATGTCCGTTTGGTTCTGTTGCGTGCGCAAGGGGTGGATGTGCCTTTGTTCAAAGAACGCAAGAAATTGTCTGCATTCTGTGAAAAGGGCGGTTTTACAGAAGAGGATAAGCAATATATCAAAGACAACACCAATATATTAAGCACAAGGGAAATGGCTGAATGGTTAGGGTGTAGTAGTGTGTCTATTAGGGCATACCAAAAGGCTATGGGTATAGAGGCTGCGCGTTTCAGTCGGTGGAGTCCATCAAAAAGAATAGAAATAATACGGATGCTCGAAAGTGGGAAGGCGTTAGGTGAAGTAGCGGAAAAATTTGAAACAACGAAAGTAGCAATTAGAAATCAGTTGCACGAAGCGCGAAAAAGCGGAATGGAAGTGCCTACTTTATGGCAAATAAAAGAAAGGTTAAAGGAAAAAATGTCACCATATAAAGGTTACACGAAATTAACAGAAAAAGAAATCCAATACATTTTGGAAAATGTAGGAAAGAAAAGTAGTGGGGAAATGGCTAATGAGTTAGGATGCCATATTTCTACGATTATCTACAATCTGAATAAACGCCATATCCAAGTGGAAAGGTTCAGCAAGTGGAGTAATTTGCGTAAAGCGGAATTGTTGGAACTACGAAAGAAGGGTATGACTTTAGAAGAATTGGCAGATGTGTATAAAGTCAGTAAAAGGGCGATAAGCGCACAACTTACAATAATGCGTAAGGAAGGTATGAAATTGCCAACACTAAAAGAATTTTGGGCAGAAAAGAAACGAAATGGGTACTAAAAGGCATTACATAGGTTTAGATAAAAGCGATATTCAATACATATTGGATAATGCTTATACGAAATCCCCAAGGGAGATTGCGGAATGGATAGGTTGCACGACTGATGCAATAAGGTATCATTTGAAGAAAAGGGGTATCAAGACGGGGCGGTTTAACTTTTGGAATGCAGAAAGAAACGCGAAGTTGGTGCAAATGTATAGGGATGGTGCAAAAGTGGGGGAAATAGTCGATTTACTGAAAGTAACGCCCCATGCCGTGTATATGGAATTATCCATACTAAGGCAGAAAGGCTACAATGTGCCATACAGAAGGAAGATATAACAAATGGGATATACGCGATTTACCAAGGATGAACTACGTTATATAAGCGACAATTTAGGCAGAAGAAAGATTTCCGAAATTGCCGATTGGATAGGGTGCTCGCGACAAGCCGTGTATTATCAGATACAGAAACGTAACTTTCGGAAAGAAAGGTTTTGGAGCAAGGAAAAGAAAGAAACCATGTTGCAAATGTTTCTTGACGGAATGGATGTCGTGCAAGTAGCCGATACGTTAGGGGTTACAATGGAAAGCGTAAGGACACATTTGTATCTAATGCGCAAAGAGGGATATAATGTGCCATCGTTGGTAGAATTAAGGCATAAATACGCCCAAAATTGCTAAGTGGACATTACAAAATGCGGATTATCGTATAGTTATGCAAAAATAGTTGGTAAAAAATTTGCATAAACAAAGATTTTTATCTACCTTTGTAATGTAAACAAGAATAAACAAAATCATGTAGTATGAAAAGAAAGTATTATAGAACAAAGAAAGAAGCACAAAAGGCACTTGATGCAGAAAGAGCCACAGGGCGTTTGGAAAGCGATTTTCTTCACATTTTCAAAATGCCCAAGGGGACGCGAAAGCATGGATGGTTTGCAGTTTGTGACGAATTAGAATATCTGAATACCTACTAAGCAAAAAGGTGGGATAAAATTTGGTAATTTCAGAATAAATCGCTAACTTTGTAGCGACAAAAAGGGGTAAAAATACGTTTGTCTGCTGGTGGTTTTTTCATTTTGTTTTAAGTGAAAGCCAAGGCAGTACAAGCGTATCATATTAGCATAATAATTAATAAATTTGCACTTAAATTATGGATTACGAGGCAGAGTACGAAAATTGGAAAAGAAAGTTTGATGCAATCGCGAAGATTCACAGAACACTAAAAGAGCCACAAGAGATAGAAGTTCTTGATTTGATTCTTACAAAGCAGAATGCAGAAGATATAATTAACGGAAGCAAGAAGGTTGAGTATAGGGATTTCACGGATTTCTACATCAAAAGGGTAATGGATGAGGAAATAGTGAACGCTTTGAATTGCTACAAAGACAATGAGCAAGTAAAAGCGATTTGTGCGCCCGATGAAGTCAAGGATATATTAGACCCTGTACGCATCGTTAGACAAATCCATTTCCATAACTACAATAACACTTGGTCGTTAGATGTTGAATGTACTGAGAATGACTTGGTGTTTGTGGATGAAGAAATTGCCGATTGGATTTTTGACGAGTACGGTGATTTGGAGTGTTTGCGTTTTATTGAAAAAGAAGGTGAAAATTTTAAGCCGTTCTATGTTTTCTATTTTGCTCTCGGAAAGATAGTGAAAAGGTTTAACATTTAACACTTTATTATTATGCCAGAGATTAAACGTGCATTAGGTAGCGGTTCAAACACACGAACACAGCAAGCAGTAATTAAGGCTTTCGGTCAAGGTGATTACGAGATTGGAATAGCCAATTATGCGCAGAACAAAGACGAGCACGGAAACAAATTGCCTATGAACAAAATGGGCATCCGTGACTTGGAAAAGCAAGCCATTTACAAAAGGGATGCAAATGGTAAGTTTAGGGTTGTAGGTCATATCACCTCTGAGGGTATTACCAATAAATCTACGGGCGAAATGGTCGTAAAGGGTAAGAACTACAAGTATTCGGGGATAGAATCTACAATGACACATATAGGCAGTAAAACCGTAGGTGTCGCAGATAAGGGTTCAAGGGCGCAACGAATGAGTGCAAAGAAACAGACCCAAAGGGGGTCAAGGCGTTCTTCACGCAGAAAGGGCGCAAAGACCACAAGAAAGTCAAAGAAGTAAGAAACGAAAGGGATGGGGTTTAACAAATTCCATCCCTTATAGGTTTACACAATAGCAAAATAATGTTAGATAGGGCAAAAGAAATTATTGAAGACGTTGCAAAGGAAACGGATAGCGTTATTCTGTTGCATTCAATGTCGGGTAAAGATTCAATAGCGTTAATGGATTTGGTTTACCCACATTTCAAGAGGGTTTTGTGTGTCTATATGTACGTTGTTCCTAACCTATCACACATAAACCGATACTATGCGTACACGAAAAGGAAATACCCAAATGTCGAGTTTGTTCAGATTCCGCACTACGGCTTGATGCAGTACCGAAAAGAGGGTTTTATGGGTACGGTAGGCGATGGCAGACAAAGGAAATACAATCTTTCGGAAATCATAGGAAAGGTGAGGGAAAGGTTCGGCATAGAATGGTGTGTTTTGGGTTTCAAGCAGTCGGATTCTTTGAATAGGCGATTAATGCTACGTTCCTATAAGGACGGAAAGGAAGCGATAAATTGGAAGACCAAAATGTGCTATCCGCTTTCAACCTACAAGAATAGCGATGTATTGGATTATATCGAAAAGAACCATTTGAAGAACCCCGAAAGGTATAGCACTAACGGAAAATTTCAAAGTAACGGAGTAGATATAACGAATTATAGTTACTTAAAGTATCTGCAACAGAACTTTCCAAGCGACTTGCAAAAGATATACAACGCTTTTCCTGCAACGTGCGTTATTATCAGTCAGACAGAAAGTAAAATGAAACAAGAGCAAAAACAATCTTAGCATATGGCAAAGAATTATAGTAAAAGCGAAACCAAGGTAATTAAAAGGTCGGAAATCAACCTAACACCTTACAATATTAAGAACCATTCCGATGAGCAAATCAAGTTGCAAGCCAAAAACATTAGGACAAAGGGATATTTTGGCGGTGTGCTGATTAACTCGGTAACGGGGAATATCATAGACGGAAATAGGCGCGTTCAGTCATTGGATATACTTAACAAGTATGATGGCACGCCCGAAACCGATTATGAAATCAAGGTCGAAGTAACCGAATTGGACGCGAAAGCCGAAAAGGAGCAGTTGGCTTTTATGGCTTTGGCAAATTCAAAGGCTGATTACAACCTTGTTGCACATATCATAGACGATATAGACTACAAGGAGGTCGGCATTTCAGAAGAGGAATATGAGCAGATTTTGGACTTGAAAGAATATGAGGCTGATTACGAAGAAAGCACCATTGGCATGATGGCTACAATGGAAGATGCGTTTGCACCAAAGCCAAAGGCAACAGAACAGCCGAAAGACGAAGTACCACAAGCGGAAACACCACAGACGGAAACACCACAGACAGACGCAATGCAAGCGAGTGGGGTGTCAGAAGGTGACGGTGGGGAACAAACGTATCAAGTACCACAGCAAATGCCACAGCAAGCACCGCAAAGGGAAGCAGTCACAGAACTACCAAGTAGGGAAATGACAAGCGAAGAAATTGTGAAAATGCACGAAGAAATGCCACACATGACGAAAGAAGAGGTCAAGGGTGCAAAGAAACATTGTGAAGTGCACGCATCCAATCAGTTAGACGATGCGGAGAAATATGTGGTTATAAGTTTTGCCAATATGGAAGAAAAGGAGCATTTTTGTGAAATGTTTGGATTTAACAACACGGCAAATTTGGTAATTGAAGCCTCAAAGTTCCTCAGTATGTTTGAGTAGAAATGTTGGATAGGGCAAAAGAAATAATAGACGATATAGCAAGGGAAACGGATGAAATAATACTGATGCACAGTATGTCGGGGAAAGACAGCATAGTATTAATGGATTTGGTTTACCCTAAGTTTAGGCGCGTAGTGGTGTGCTTTATGTATATAGTACCCAATATGCGCCATATAAGGCGTTATTTTCTTTTCGTAAAGCGAAGATACCCAAACGTGGAATTGATACAAGTACCACATTACACGCTGTTTTCATACAGAAAGTACGGATTCCAAGGCATGAGGGGAAATCCCAATCAAAGGTATTGGCGGTTTACGGAGATAGTGGGAAAGGTAAGGGAAAAGGTAGGGATTGAATGGTGTTGTGTGGGATTCAAGCAAGCGGACTCGTTGAATAGGCGGTTAATGCTACGTTCCTATAAAGATGGCAAAATGGCTATAAGTTGGAAGGGTAAAATGTTCTATCCGCTTTCAACGTACAAGAATAGGGATTGCATGGAGTATATAGCAGAAAATTGCCTAAAATCCCCCGAATGGTCGAATAAGAAAGAGGTAACAAGTGGTGATGATATTATAGATTATCATTACTTGAAATTCTTGGAAAGGGATTTCCCCGATGATTTGGAATTGATATATTCGCAGTTTCCCGCAACGCGCGTTATCATACCGAAATGGGAGGCAGAAGAAGCCGAAAGGAAAGCACAGAAAGAAGCAGAAAAAGAACTGAAAAGGCTATCAAGAATGAAAGGCGTTAAGGTTTACACAGAAGAGGAAACGTAATATGGCAAAGGATATAAACAGAAGCGAAACTTTGGTTGTCAAGCGTTCACAGATAAACATGAACCCTTGCAATATTAAGAACCATTCCGATGAGCAAATCAAACTGCAAGTAAAGAATATCCGAAAGGTCGGATTATTGGGCGGTATGGTTTGGAACAGACGGACGGGTAATTTGGTAGATGGTCACAAAAGGCTAATGTCTGTTGATTTGATACAGAAGTACGATGGGACACCAAACACCGATTACGATATAAAGGTGGAAGTTGTGGAAATGGACGAGAAGGAGGAGAAAAACCAACTTTCGTTTATGGCAATGGCTAATTCTAAGGTGGATTATGCTTTGGTGGCAAATATCATTGAGGATATTGACTACAAGGAAATAGGCATTTCCGATGAAGAATATAACCAAATACTTGATTTGCGCGACTATGAAACCGACAATGACGATTTAGGGGAAATTGAAACCATAGAGGATGCCTTTGCACCGAAACAAGCCACGGAAACAGAAGAAACGGAAAAGGTAAGGGAAAAGACAGAGCCACAAGCGCAAAGGCGTGAAGCGGTCACGGTACTGCCAAAGGTGGAAGAAACCAACGCGGAGTTTCAATCACGCTTGGACGCACAGCCACACATGACGAAAGAAGAAGTCAAGGCGCAGAAAGAACACGTTAGGAACGAAGGGGAAAAGTTGTTGGATAATGCGGATAGGTATGTAGTCTTGGACTTTAAGACACAAGCGCAGAAAGAAGCGTTTTGTGAAGTGTTAGGCATAAGGTGTACCCCTAATATGGTGATAGACCCACAAGTGATTATAGAAGCGTTAGACATTGAATGAATATGAAGAATAAAGAATTACCAACACCCCCAAACGCAAAGCCAATAGAAACGCTAAGTCTGATAATGAAGCGTGATGAGGCTATGCGCATAGTCAAGGGGGAAAAGAATGTTGAATTTAGGGATTACAGCGATTTCTATTGTGATAGGCTTTTAGACGATGATGTTTACAAGTGGTCGGAGCAAATGGTGAAGAAAGGCTATGATAAGGAAAAGGTGTATTCCGTGGTGGACTTGCAAAGGGAGGTCGGTAAGATACACTTTCACAACTACAATAATACTTGGTATTTGGATGTAAGTGTGTCGTATAACGGAAATATGACTATTGACGCGGATGATGTGGGATTTCTGCAAAGCGAGTACGGTTGTCACGAAATGGATTCAAGCCTAAAGGCTGTTGAGGATGACATAAGGAAAGGCACGATAAGCGAAACGGAAAGACCAAAAGCATTCTTCTTTGTCATAGACGAAATATTAGACACAAACCTATCATAAAATATTCATTATGAAAATATTGAATAATACGAGGTTGTAAAACAAGGCTTTTAGATTTCAAAATATTACTTTTGCAGAAAAATACAAAAGCGATATGGAAATACTGAAAAGAATAGAATATGAGTGCTATGGTATGTTCCTTATGGAGTCGATAGCATCAAGGAAAGGCGGTGGCGGTGGTGGCTTGAATAGTGGCAAAGCCAACGTGCAACTACCAAAGGCAGTAAATCGCGCGATTGATAGCCTTATGTCAAGGGCAAAGGCTGTTAGCGGTGAAGTGCAAGGTATGGCGGTGGATATTGCTAAGAAGTATGGCGCAAGGGTCACACCGATAAACCTAAAGGGTAAGGATTCGATTGAAAGGAAAGTCAAGGCTGGTGATAAGGTCGCAGACATCAAGGATGCCGTAAGGACAACGATTGTTGCGAACAAAGCGGATATTCCTAAGATACTGAGGGATTTGGGCGCGGATAGTAGGCACATAAGGACAAAGGTGCAAACGGCAGACAAATTCGATGGGTATAGTGGTAATATCGTAAATGTCAAGGTTGGAAAGGTCGTGGCTGAGATACAAGTCAATACGCCAAAGATGATTTACGCCAAAGAACCGCCTGCGCGTGCTGCCAAGATACTCGGTCGTGACGAATACCTTAATATAAAGCGAACCACGGGTTATAACGCGGGCGAGGGTCATATGTACTACGAGCAGTCACGCGGTGGCACAACCAAGGGACGCAGAAATAAACAAGGTGTAAGGCAAGCGTCAAGAAGGTATTATTCAGTTTTTTCTTAAAAAGTGTTAAGAAATTTGGTAATTTCAAATAAATATTGTACCTTTGTAGTGTAATTAGGAGATAAACCTTATAAAACGACAAAGATATGAAAAAGAATGTTATTTACGAGATTTACAAAAAGTACGAGGACAACGTAATGGTTTACTGCCACTATTGGCACACGACAAAGGGATATATCAAGTGTGTGCGCAAGGTAAGCGGTGGCAATGAAATCGAAATCACAAATTCTAAGGTTGCAAGCGATTGCTACAACTACGGTGTTGAGATTTCAAAGGACGAGTACGAGAATGTAAAAATCGGTTAGAAATGGTATCAATATTCAAAGTCATAGAATATGCAAGCAAAATGCACGAAGGGCAGTATGATAGGGATAACAAGCCCTATATACTGCATCCTTTGGCAGTTGGCATGATGGGTGAGAATTACAACGAGAAAGTTGTTGGCATTCTTCATGATGTTATGGAAGACTGTAACGTGTGCGGTGAAGATTTAAGAGTGTTGGGCATATCTGAGGATTGCATTGAAGCCCTAAAATTGCTAACCCACAGAAAAAAGGAAATCGGATATTTTGACTACGTTCAGAAAATCATAGATTCGCACAATATGCTTGCATTGAAAGTAAAGCACAATGATTTGCTTCACAATTATAGGCGTGGCGTGAAGTACCCCGATTTGCAGAAGAAGCACGGAAAGGCTTTGCAAATGGTTGAGGATGCTTTGCACGAATATCAAAGTGAATAAAAAAGTTGGTAAAACTTTGTAAGGACGCGAAAAAATTAGTACCTTTGTACCAACATCGCGGATTGGTGCAGTTGGTTAGCATACTTGTTTAACTTGCAAGTGGTCAAGGGTTCGAGTCCTTTATCCGCAACAAAGGGGGTGGGTCGTAACGATTTTTGTTACGGTTTTGTGTCGTAACAACCCTCGTAACAAGTCGTAACAACCCCTAAAAAGTCGTAACAAACAAAGAATATGAACGCAAAAGTAAAAGAATACGCACAGAATCATAAAGTGCTTACCTTACAGATTACAAGAAACAATTTCGTTGAAATCATGCAAGGTAGGCAAAAGGTAGAGCACCGCTACATATATCCAAGCAATGCAAACAAGTATATTGCGGAAATGGAAGATGAGGACGCGGAAATCAAGCCACGCGAATATGATGCGTTGTATCTGATAAACGGACGGAGACAGAACGCACCGCGTATGTTGGTGGAAGTGGAAAGCGCGGAGTTTGTTATCTGTGTGGACGAGAACGGAAACGATATTACGTTTGAAGAAAACGGCATTGAATACTACGAAAGTCAAGTGTGGTATCATTTGGGCGCGGTGCTTGATGTCGAAAATATAAACAAGTAAAAAGTGTAAGTTATGGTAACAGAAAAGCAGATTGAAAAGTATAAGGACGCACTCAGAAAGGAGTTGGAGTCTATGCAACAGAACGGAAAGCCCGTTTATACCAAAAGGGAGTTGGAGAATGAAATGGGGGCGGTTTCCAATAGGGAAATCAGAACTGCGATTGGTGATAAGATGTCACCAAAAGACTATGCTGATTTCATAAGTCAATAGGAGGGTTGCTGAGTTAGAAAGAAGTCGGTAAGTGGAAAGGCGGTGCTCAAAGCCTTAACAAAGGCGGGGATTGAACACGCAAATATAGAATTGTCACCAACAAACGGAAATCGTTTCTTTAACGCAATATCTAAGGCAAAAGCAAGTATTCCAAGCGCGAATAGGTGGATGGTAGATGTTCACGAACAAAAAGAATATGCGAACAAAAGCGAATATCGGTGCTTTATGTCTAAAGACGGAAAAATCGGATATGCGTTGCACGGAAGGGACGTGGTTTCGGTTTACAATGTTTCGGGGGTAAAAGGTGGCATGGCTACTATCATGGCGCACGCGGTTGCAAATGGAGGTCGTTCCTTGGATTGTTTCGAGGGGACGGGCAAAAGCAACTTACCAAGTATGTATGCGAAATTTGGTGCAAAGGCTTTCGGATATATACCATTTAATCATCATTTTGAACCCACTGGGTATAACCAAGCAAGGGATGGTGAGCCTAATGTGGTTGCGATGATTTTGCCAAAGTCTTTAAGTGCCTTGATAAAAGCAAGAAACACCAAGCAAGAGGATTTCAAAATGGACACCTATAAGTCCTATGGCGAAAAGAACGAAGACCCCGCGTATGACCGCTTGATTAACGCGCGAAACGATAAGTTAGCGGAAATAATAAGAAACGAGCGGAGCGGTGGTGTCGCGAATGGCGCGAGAAGGGCAATGGGTAGCAAAGGCTAAACAAAGAAATGGATATTATACTGAATATACCACATTCAAGCGATAAGGGCGTTTTCCTTTTCGGTTGGGGTAAAGAAGTAATAAAGTACGTTAATGTGTGGACTGATTGGTTTACCGATGTCATTTTTGATAGGGTAGGCATCATTTCACACATTTGCGGTTGGTCGCGTTTCGTGTGCGATGTTGAAAGGTTGGAAAATGACATAATGGAAAGCATGGGTCAAGGCATCCTATACGAATATATGGGGAGAGCCACAAGAAAACCACTAAACAACAGCACGCGAAAGTTTCTTTTGGACGCGCGAAAGGATTATTTGGCAAAGATTAGCAAATCGCTGACAGAAGCCGAAAACCCTATATTGGTAGATTGCCATTCATTCCCAAAGGAGTTGAGCGATGTGGATGTGTGTATTGGGTATAATGACGATTGGAGCAAGCCGAATGAAAATATTATAGATTCAGTTTGTGACATTTTCAGAAAGCATGGTTTCAAGGTGGGCGTTAATACGCCTTACGGAAACTCCCTAACCCCACAATGTAGCAAGCAGTATCTATCTTTTATGATTGAGTTAAACAAGCGTATATATATGCGTGACGATATGGCAATGGATAAGGAAAAGACCCAAAAGGTCGTTTCCGCGATAGATGAGGTTTACGATTATCTGAAAAAATTGTAGGATATGGGAAAGTTTGCTGATACGATAGCGATAATAAACACCGTCCGCAAGGAAACGGACACAGCCGTTTTGTTCTATTCTGCGGGTGGCAAAGATGGCATAGCCTTATTGGATATGTTGGCAACACGTTTCAATAAGGTTATTTGCTATTATATGTACCTCGTTCCCAATTTAGACCACGTTCAGCCTTATATCAAGTGGGCAGAAAGTTACGGCAATGTCGAAGTTAGGCAGATAAAGCACTATCAAGCGGATGCGTTTGAGAAGTTCGGTTTCTTCATGGATGAAGACGATAGGTACAAACTGCCAAAGAAAGACCCAAACCACAAAAGGGAAAGAAGTGTTGGCGAGGTTGAGGAATGGGTAAGGAACGATAGCGGACAGCACTATGCGTTTAGTGGCATGAAGGGTGTTGATGGCTATATGAAGCGTATGCGGTTGAAGATGTACGCAAAGACGGGGTACATAAGGAAGGAGGGTATGGTTTATCCTTTGGCGGTGTGGACAAACAAAGAAGTGTTGCAGTATATACAATCGCGAAATCTTATAAAGCCGTTTGTCTATAATCCCAATATGGTATCACAAGGCTTTGGTATAGACTTAGATACTATGTTGGTAATGCGCGAAAAGTTTCCGAATGATTACGCGCGTATGATTAAGCAGTTTCCGTATAGCATCAAAATAATAGCAGACTATGAAGCAAAGCAAGATAAAGCAAGCGCAAAGTGTTGAAATCAAGAGGAGTGAGATACACTTAGCGGAATACAACCCACGAAAGATAAGCGAAGAATCGCGCAAACTACTGAAGGCTAACTTGAAAAAGGTTGGCGTTATGGGTGGAATTGTCTATAACAAGACCACGGGAAATATTGTTTCGGGGCATCAGAAAGTAAGCATATTGGACGAGGTAAACAAGTATGACGAGAACGACTTGGAAACCGACTATATGTTAAGGGTTGATGTCGTAGAGTTGGACTTGCAGACGGAAAAGGAACAAAACCTTTTCATGAACAACAGAAAGGCGCAAGGTGAATATGACGATGATATGTTAAGGGAAATGTTGTCGGATATAGACTACAAGAGCGCGGGCTTTGACGATTTCGATATGGAAATGCTTGGCTTGGAAGTCGTGGATTTGGCAGAAGAGGAGGCACGCTCGAAAGTGGACGCAGAAGAAAAGCCGAAAGAAGAAAGGCAATGGCGCAAAGAAGACGTGACAAAGGAAAACAAGGAACTTGCAGAGGTTGATAAGCAGACCAAAGAAACAGAAGAAAACACGAAGATAAACCGCAAAGTGGATTTCTACGAAGATACAGAAGAAAACCAACTTGCAAGACACAACGAAGTCGCAAAAATCAAGGAAAGGATAAACAACAAAAGCGATTTGGAAAATGATGGGGGTATGCTTAGTTACGTTATCCTTAGTTTCAACTCCCCCTCTGAGAAAATGGCGTTTATGGAGCAAATGCACCGCGACCCAATGGAAAAGACCCTTCAAGCATCGTATATGTTGGAAAGGGTGGATATTATAGACATTGATGGTGACTATGACGCATTTTCAGAAGAAGAAAGTGAATAGTATATATATGTGTTTGTTATTACGAAAGCCGTTTATCATTTGATAGGCGGTTTTCTTTGTTTGTATTTCTTCATTGTGTTTCAAGTGATTAAGAAAGCAAAAATACAATAAGCAAAGAAACGGAAATGTATTATCTTTGCAAAAAATAATCAATAAAAAAATATACCAATATGGCAAAACAAAAAACAAAAAGCATTAACGATTTATACAATCAATTTATCCGTATTCAGAGTTTGGCACAAGAAGGATTGGCACAAGGAAGATATAACAGTCGGCAATATGACACGCGAAAGGAAACTGCGTCAAGGTTAGAGGCGAAATATGCGCATAATATCAGCCAAACCCCTTCCTATCAGAATACCGTCAAAAGGATGGATAAGGCGAATGCACATTTGACAGGAATGTCGTTGATTGAAGCAGATAAACCATATATAGAAAAAAATGACGCTCGTCAATACTCACGTTCCACCTATATGGGCGGTGTAAGGCGTGCAAGTGGTGGCAAAGGATAAAGAAAGGGTTAGGGTATGCGTACAGATATGAGAATGGCATATTTCCGTAGGGCATATAGCGGAAATGTAAGAAGGGCGTTAGGTGATAGGGCGTTTAATGGTGGCGCAATGGGTGGAATCAGACGCGCAAGTGGTGGAAAAGGTTAAGATATGGCAAAGCAAAGAACGAAATCCGCAGAGCAGATATACAACCAATATCAACGTGCTTATAATACGGCTACTGCATTAAGGGATAGCGGAAAGATAAGCGAAGAAACATTTAGGACGCGCACGGAAAGGATAGCGCGGACGGGTGATAGGTATTTGCGGAATATAGAAAGCACACCTTCGTACCAAAAGACGAAGAACGCTTTCTTTAATCGCAATAATGCAAGCGGTGATTATAGGGAAAGGTTGCGTGCTATGGCGCGTGACATACAAAAGGCTTCAACACGCCAATATTCGCGCTCAACATACATGGGTGGCGTTAGGCGTGCAAGTGGTTCTAAAGGTTAAAAAAAATAGGTTATGGCAAAGGGAAGGACAAAAAGTATTAGCGATTTGGCAAACCAAGAGTTCCGAATCCGTGAACGTAATGAGGCGTTAGCGGATGCCAAAAAGATAAGTAGTGAAGAGTTTAGGAATAGGGCGCAAAGGGTAATGGGTATTACTGAAAGGTATGCCAAAAACATTCAAAATTCCCCTTCTTATAAAAAGGCGTATGAAGCCATGCTCGCACAAGCAAAGGGAAAACCAATAGGGGAGCAAGATGCTTTATACGAAAGAACGCTTGAAAAGCAATATTCACGCAGTACCTACATGGGCGGTGTAAGGCGTGCAAGCGGTTCAAAAGGTTAATTCGTTAAAAGGAACAAGACTATGAAGTATATACAAGAAGTAAAAGCGAGGGCAAACATCGTACAACAAGGTACGGTTGTAGTGGCATTCGTCAAGGGGGAGAACAAAATCGTTTACCTTGATGGAGACCCATTGTTGGACACTTTTGTGGATATGGGTTTACCAAGTGGAACGCTATGGGCGAAAGTAAACCTTGGTGCAGAAGATGAAGCCGACACGGGCGATAGGTTCTATTTCGGTGAAACACAAGGTTATCAAGGCGCGGAATTAGAGGCTAAGATAAACGAAGACTACAAGCCACAATCGTATGAGAGTGGATGGTGGGGTAGTGAGGAAGGAAACTATGAAAATAACAAGATTACAGACAAGAATAATGCCGTAAAGGTCATTATGGGAAACGGCTTTGATATTCCGAAGCATAGTGATTTCTCTGAATTGGTAGATAATTCTGATATGGAAATTATCGAAATCAACGGTCGTAATGGTATTGTAAACAACAAGGGTTTGAAACTAACATCAAAAATTAACGGAAATGTTTTGATAATGCCATGTTGGTTTAGTAACATATATTATACGGGCGTAGTATATTATCAGTCTCCTTGTAGGTCGAGTGGTGGTGGCGGTGAAGATATAATAGAAACGACAATGATAGATGGGGATTCTAATTATGCAGCATTCTCCTCCTCCCCCGTGAGTTTGCCGTGTCCTATCCGTCCTATCAAAAAGTATGTATTCCCAACCGAAATGCTGTTTGTAGATATGGGCTTACCAAGTGGCACTTTGTGGGCAAACAAAAACCTTGGTGCTGAAACAGAAATAGGGAAAGGGGATTATTACTATTTCGGTGAAACACAAGGTTATCAAGGCGCATCGTTGGAAGCAATACAAGCACAGAATCATGTATCACCTTTTGAAACATGGTCGCGCATAATATGGGGGCAACAAGATAAGGGCGCGTATGAGGATAAGTGGGCAAATTACGAGATAACCGATGCTTACAATGCTGCAAAAGTAGTAGGAAATCCCGAATGGGATATACCAAACGAGAACGAGTGGGCAGAATTGTCAAGTAATTGCACCTTTGAAAAAGTACGAAACTACAAAGGTAGCGATATGGAAGTTATTGTAGTAACATCAAAGATTAACGGAAATCAATTAGTGTTCCCTATAACACATATCGACTATCAATGGGATTCGGAATACACGCAATTCCACACAAAGAGGATGGACGGAAACGATAGTTTTGGGGGTTCGGTATCACAAGAACTTGGCGAATGGGGAGTTTTTTCAACAGAGGGGTATTTTTATACACCTCTTCCAATCCGTCCGATTAAGAAAGTTACGCAACAAAGCGAGTAACAGAAGAGCACCGATGAACGAAAACGAAAGAAAGTCAATGGTATTAAGCCGTTGGCTTTTTTTATTGTGCGTAAGTAAATTTTAACACTTTATCTTTCTGATTATCAGATATTTTTTGTACCTTTGCAGTATGAAACTTAAAGAAGAAACCGAGCGTGTTTTGCGTGCCTACGGCTACAAAGAAGACAGTAGTGAAATAGGCGATGTGATAGGGTGGCTTTCCAAGGAAAAAGGTTTGGAAATGCGGACGCAATGGGCAGAGTTTCCACAAGTAGGGTGGTATGTAGGCAGTTGGGGGATGAGCCTTGACGGAAAGCCTTTGGAAATCCAAGGTTGGGTGTCGGAATCCTACGAAGAAAAGGAAAGCGCGTTGGCGGAGGCTTTGTCACATTTGGCAGATGTGGGGTATTTCGGAAAAGCGGAAACAAAGCGGTTGAAGACTGATTTATTCGATGGAACGGATTTTTAACGCGGATTGCTTAGAAGGCATGAAGGCATTGGAAAGCGACAGCGTGGATATGATACTTACGGATTTGCCGTATAGCGGTCGCGAATGTGCTTTGAGTTTGGGAAACCTTTGGAGGCAGTACAAAAGGGTGATAAAGCCGAATGGCGCGATAGTGTTATTTGCGAAAGCACCCTTTGATAAGGTTTTGGGTTACTCGAACATAGGAATGTTGCGCTATGAGTGGACTTGGATAAAATCAAGGTTGGGGGGATTTCTGAATACGGCACACGCACCATTGACACAGCATGAGAACGTGTTGGTGTTTAGGGGTGGCACGGATGGGGGAACGTATAACCCACAATACGGCATAGGTGCTCCGTATAAGGCGCGTTCGGGTCGCAGTAACGTGTATGAAGATACCGAGGGAAAGGAAACGGTGTCATTGGGTGAGCGACAACCGACAGACATATTGTTTTTCGATAGCGTTCCCAAGCCGTTAGTACCGACACAGAAGCCAACGGCACTACTGCAATATCTGATAAGGACATACACAAACGAGGGGGACGTGGTTTTGGATAGTTGCATGGGTAGCGGTTCAACCGCCATCGCTTGCATAAGGGAAAAGCGCGACTTCATAGGGTATGAAATCAAGTGCGAATACTTCAATATCGCGAAAAAGCGGATAGACGCAGAAAAAAGACAACCGACACTTGACTTGTTTTAAGGTGGTTCTAAGGCGATAAAAGCGAGTGGGCGGTATAGTTGTCTGTAAACAAGCGTAAAACGCGCACAGATAGGCGCAAACGTGGCAAAAACCAAGCCGAAATGAAAGCGAGGGGGCAAAGAAAAAGGCTCTGCTATGAAAGCAAAGCCTATTTATGACTGAAAACCCACGATTTTACCTCCTTCATCGTGTGGGGGTCTATGTCAATAATACCGACTTGTACGCAATGACCACTTGACTCGAAAGTGTCATAGTACCAATCGACACGCGCCCTAAACAAGCCGTTTTCAATACGACAACGCGCAAGGACGGTTAGGTGTCTAAAGAAACAAGCCACGTTGGTATCGACATCCACAGATTCAAGCGTGCAAGTTTCGCCACCGTATTCGGTTTCGTGTCGTTCATACATGAAATCGTTTGGCGCAAGTGAAAGATGCAGATTAGCGTTTGCGAACCTACAAACATTTTCTTTCAGTCTGCTAACATCGTTGTCGCTAAGTTTAGGACACACGGATTTTTCAAAAAGACTACTCATAAGCGTATGGGGGATTTTTATTTATTGTCACATTTCAAAGACGCAATAGCCACATCGAAAAGTTTTCCACATTCTGTAAGGAAATGTATCTTTTGGGCATATAACGCCTTGACGATATTTTCACGGTTCTGTGGGGTGTCTTCTACGAAATCCACACCAAAGAAAATCAAAGCATCAAAATCGTCTTTGTCAGCAAGGGGCAGAACGGCATTCTGCATATCATTGAAGCATTGGTATTGCAGACTGCATATTTCGTGGTCGCACTTTTTAAGCGCATCCGAAACCTTGAGGTATTCTCTTTTCTTCATAGCGTAATTCTATTTGGTTAAGTTAAAAGCAAGGGGGGCGCGAAGCCCCTAATGCTTAACAGATACTATCTACAAGCGCATCCAAAGATGCTTCAAGCGAAGAAAGAAAGTCCTTTTTGTACTGCATACACATTTGGCGCAGTTCTTCACGACATTGTGGGGTGTCCTCACGCTTCCAATCTATCTCGTCCAAGAAACGACCAATCTTGCTGTATCTTACAGCCTGCGCATAGTGGTTAGATACCTCGCATACTTTAAGTGATGCGCGTTCGATTTTTTGCTTTTCTTCAAAAGTCATAGTAACATACTAATTAAAAGTTAGACATTTGGTTTATTTCTTAATTACACTGCAAAGGTACGCATTTTCTGTGACACTACCAAATATTTACAAAATATTTAACATCGTTTAACGAATAAGCACCCTAACTGCACGTTGCACCATAACTTACATCATCTTATATATGCAAAATAGGGGCGATTTTTACAACCTTGGCGCAATGTGTTATAAATCAGTCACTTAAATGTTTTTACCCAAAACGCAATATACCGAACCGTGCGCATATATCATTTCTTTCCGTGCGCCTACACGTTCCACTTAATCGCAACAGACCAAACAAATACCACATATCGCATTCACTATCCGCAAAGTGAATAGAAAAACACCCAATATACATATATAGAATGCGGTTTTTTAGTATCTTTGCAAAGAAATAGCCAAATACGATTTTATTAAATCGGGGCGAGTTTATATCAAATTCATAAAAATTCAACACAATGAAAGGAAACAAAAAGGAAAGCAAAACGGAATTAATTAAACTTATGGCACAAGTGGGCGCAACAGTTCCGCAATGCGAGATGGAACTGAATCTACCATTTGGCACAATAGCCAAAACGCCTAAGTATGCACAAGCGTATATCAAGGGGAAAACCGCGCTGAATGCGGAAATAGATAAGTTCATTGAAGCAAAGGCAAGGGAAATGCAAGAGGCTGAGGCTACCGAGGTAACAGACGCGGAATAATCTATATATATATGGAAAAGATTACCAAATACTACGACTACGATTGCGATGAGTTCTACTTGGAACTATACCAATTAGCCTTTAATGGCGCGTATGATTCACAAATCGCGTCAGCATTGGAGGATAAGTTGGGAATAACAATAGGTAAGGTCGCATTCAGTCAGATGTTGGCGGGAAAATACGGAAATTGGACAGCCGAGGAGAACGAAAGGCGTTCAAAGCGTATGAAAGCCACATTGGAAAAGGCGCGTGACAATACCAACAGACTTGTATTGGGGCGTATTCTGAAAGTAGGTTTGGGCGGTGTCAAGGTAAAGTCTAAGACGGTGGTAAAGCGTAGGATGGAGATAGATGGGGAACTTACGGACAACCAACTGATACAGACTACGGAGGTAGAGAACGAAACACCGCCAAATCTGCAAGCGTTAAGTATGTGGATGTATCACCACAGCCCCGAATGGCGCAAGATACAACGCGGTGAGGAAATGGATAGTGACGATACCGAACCTGCAAAGCGTGGTATTGACATAAGCGAGTGGATAAGCAAGGAAATGGACGAAAAGGAATTGGAAGATGAAGCATAGATTTGAATCTGTTGTACCTAACAACCGCGCATATATAATACGCGCATATTCCCATATATATAGGGAAGAAAAGATATTGGATGATATTTGGCGTAGGGTAGTATTGCCTAAGATAATAGGAACGGAAGACCGTTATATGGATTACGCGAGTGGCAAAGGCTTGAAAGGCGAATTGTCGGTAATAGATAGGCGATATAGGGAGCGGTTGATAGACACATTAGATTTGGTATGCTATGAATTGGGTGTAAACTACTATCCATGTGCGTATAGGAACGCTATGCGGATAAGGGATATGTTAGAGGAGATAGCGTAAAGGTGGAAAAATCGAACAATTAACTTGGGAAAAATTGTTATAATCCGTGAAACAATTAGGTGGATTTGTTGTAAATCTGTGCAAAAAGTAAGACTTTTTCCGAGGGTGATACAAAAAAATCTCGTCAGAAAGAATGTTTCACGGCAATACGGAAAAATAGAACAATTTTCAATGAAAGTAAAGAAAGCCACATACGGAAAGAAGGAGGGTCGGATATGATTAGGTCGCACTCTGTGTATATGCCGATGTACAAAGATAAGGAAAAGTTCATACTGCTGATAACGGGCGGTCGAGGTAGTGGTAAATCCTTTTCGGTGGGAACATTCATAGAAAGGCTTACGTTTGAATTGGGTGAAGCAGACGGAAAGCGCATCGCGCATCAGATACTATACACACGTTATACTATGGTGTCAGCAAATATCTCCGTAATCCCCGAATTTCTTGACAAAGTGGACGCGGATGGAACAACGAAGTTTTTCCGAAGCACGAAGACGGACGTGATAAACAAGAAAACGGGCAGTCATGTAATGTTTAGGGGAATAAAGACGAGTTCGGGAAATCAGACCGCGAAACTGAAATCCATTCACGGTATAACTACGTTTGTAGTGGACGAGGCAGAGGAATGGACGAGCGAAGAAGAATTTGACACGATAATGTTTTCAATCCGTCAGCAAGGGTTGCAGAATAGGATAATAATAATCATGAATCCTACGGACAGTAACCATTTCGTGTATAAGCGGTTTATCAAGGACACGCACAAAATCGTAGAGTATGATGGTGTTCCCATACAGATAAGCACCCACCCAAACGTGTTGCACATACATACAACGTACTTGGATAACAAGGCGCATTGTGCAAGCAACTTTTTGGCGGAGGTTGAGGCTATGAAGCAGAACAACCCACAGAAGTACGCGCATATCGTGATGGGTCAATGGGCAGATGTAGCAGAGGGCGCGATATACAAGAAATGGGGCATTGTTGATGAGTTCCCAAGTTACGCGAAGCACGTTTGCAAGGGTATCGACTGGGGATATACAAACGATGAAACGGCTTGCGTCAAAATCGGTGTCGTTGGGAACGATTTGTATTTGGACGAGCAGATATACGAAAAGGGACTTTTGACAAGTGACATTATCAGTAGGCTAAAAAGTGAGGATGGTGACTTGTTTGTTTACTGCGATAGTGCAGACCCACGACTTATAGACGAGGTAGGATTGGGTGGCGTGATAATCTACCCCGTGATGAAGGGTGCAGGTTCAATCGTTGCAGGTATCACTAAGATATTGGACTTTGATAATATCTACGTTACGCGGAGGTCGTACAACCTACAAGAGGAATTGCGTAACTACACATGGGCAAAGGATAAGGACGGTCAGTACATAAACGAACCGATAGACGCATACAACCATTGCATGGACGCATTCAGATATGCGGTAATGGGTAAGATATTCGGTAAGGTTATGCACCCAAGGGCAGTAAACAAGGATGATTTGGGAATTTTCTAAAAAGTATAGGACATGAATAGTAACGGAGTAAGTGGCAAGACATTGATTGTGTACCCTAAAGGTGTCAAGCCGATAAGTGAGGTTGAAGTAGGCGAAAGCGTTTTGACCGATGATGGGTACAAGGTAGTCAAGGAGGTGGTTTGCGTAAACAAGCCGTTAAGGGTTTTCGAGTATGTGCTGAAATCCCCAAAGGGTTACTATCACCTTACGACATCGCCACACAATGCGATTATGACGCAAGGCGGTGATGTTGAAATGGGTAGGGTTGGGAACAAGGATGCCGTAATGGTTCTTATGCTGAACGGCAAACAGAGTTTCACGCACGTTAGCGCGGTTTGGGGCATACACAGACCAAGTGAGGAAATGTATAACTTGATATTGGAAGACGGTGTATGTTTCTTTGCGAATGGCGTGCTGATTGGTTCTTACGAAGATGAAAAGGAGGGTTAGGAATGGATAATAACTACATTAACGATGTCAAGACGCATTTTAAGAATGTGTCTTTGAATGCAAGGGGCGCGGAGCGCACGTTGTACGAATACATAGACAAAGGGGAGGTGTGGAAAGTTGTCAATATGATGGATAACAACGATAGGGAGGTGGATAACGCGCTTTCCGAATACAACCCACAAAACCACCCCGTTATGATGCGCCCAAACAAAAAGCGCAAGAATGACACCGATTATATCACGGAGAAGTTACCGCGCACGAAGGAAAGGTACATAAACGAAATCGAGTTGTTCTTCCTATTGGGAAAGCCTATTGAATGGGAATTGAAGAATGACGAAAAGGAAGCCTTTGAATTGTTTGAGGGTTTCATGGATAAGTACCGAATGAACTCGCTGATAAGAAAGGCTAAAAGATTGGCGGGAAGTGAAACGGAAAGTGCTATTGTATTCCACCTTACGAAGAGTAAGAATGGTGAAAGGATGAACGTAAAGCCTTTTGTGGTGGCACGTTCCCTTGGTTACAGAATGAGGACTTTGTTTGACCAATACGGTGACTTGGTAAGTTTCGCGTATGGTTACAGACTAAGGGGAAAGGAAGGAAAGACGGTAAGGCATTGGGATATACTGACAAAGGATTTTATCTTTGAATGCCAATATGGTGAAAAGGGTTGGGAGGTAGAGACATTTCCAAACCCAACGGGAAAAATCAATGCCGTGTATTTCCATCAACTGAAAGCGTGGGATGGTGCAGTTCCAAGGTTGCAGAGAATGGAAATGTTGGATAGCAAGAGGGGTGACACGAACAACTACTTTAGCGACCCTATGGCTATGGCTACGGCTGATGTTATAGATAGGTTGGGAGCAACGGACAGACCGGGCAGACTGATACAACTCACGGGCGCAAATTCACGCTTTGACTACATAAACCCACCGCAGAATAGCGCATCAAGGGTAGAGGAAAAGCAAGATTTGGAGAAATCCACGCTATTTGATACGTTCACGCCCGATTTCAGTTATGACAACTTGAAGGGTATGGGAACGCTTTCGGGTGCAGCGATGCGCAATGCCCTTATGCTTGGTTATATCAAGCGCGACAACCTCACGGAGCATTATGGGGAAATGATAGACCGATTGCGTAGTGTCATTGTCGGTATTCTGAAGGTTACGGAATCCGCGAAGTCGGAAGGGTTGGAAAGAATGAAGATTGCTTTCAAGTTCGGTGAGCCTTTTGAGGATAGTGAAGATACAAAGATTGATAGGATTATCAAGTTAAGGGACGCAGGGTTGATGTCATTGGAAACGGCTGTAAGGAAATTGGGGTTGGTTGAAGATGAAGAGGCTGAGATTGATAGGCTGTATGCGGAAGAAATGGAAAAGGCATACGAGGCTAACTTGGCACAAGTGGAATCACAGGAACAAAAGGATAGGATGGCAGAAATGCAAAAGGCGGAGGGATAGGTATGGTAAACGAAAATCTTTCAATCCTTCATCCTTACTTTAACGCGATAAGTAGGGGCGTGAAGACGGTGGAATATAGGGATATGACACCGTATTATATAGAGAAGTTTGTGGATATGGAAAAGTACAATGGTAAAAGCGCGGATGATATTGCCGAAATTCTGAGGAAAGGCGGTAAGTTCTATCCGAGAAAGGTAGATACCATTACGTTTTTCTGTAACGATAGGCAAATGGTGGTGGAAGTGTTGGATATAAAGGTGTATTCGCATCATACCACGTTTGCTATAAAGTTAGGTCGTAAGATTGTATAACATAAAAAGTAGGTCAGATGAAAAGGTTTTATTACATTCAAAGGGTTCGCACTTACATTAACGTAATGCAGATTTCCACGGTGTTCTTCATAAACGGCAAATGGACGATAAATTTGCAGAACGGAAAGAAGTACGAAATCACGGAAAACGAGTTTGCAGACTTAAAGCCGATATTGGAGGCAGAATGCGAACCGAAAAAGGAAGGTGAAAAGCAAGAATAGTTTTCTTTATTGTTGAATTTTGGGGACTCGCAACATTGTGAAATGGGCGCGTCCCTTTTTTTGTATAAAAAATATGAAAAATTGTGTTAAAAAATTTGGTATATTGCAAACTTTTTACTAACTTTGCAACGTAATTAAGAAACAAAAGTATAAACATTCACAACCAAGTTAAGTAAATATGAAGAAAAAGGAAATCAACGTAAAGTTTGACATTTTAGATGTCGTTTGGTTCTTGTTTGAGAACAAGGTAAGACAGGGCGTAATATATAGCGTTGGCTTTAACTATCAGTCATTCGCAAAGGTGGTAGGTCAGAACATAAGGGATTTGCGCCACTATGCGGTAGATACTAAGGTAGATACTTTGTACCATGTGTGTCTGATTGAGGATGATTTGTGTACCAATGCCGTAACATCCTTGAAGGAAAAGGATGTGTTCGCCACAAAGAAAGAACTGATTGCGTCACTTTAAGAAGAAAGGGCTTTGCTATGAACATAGAAGAATTTGCAAAAGAAAAGATAGGGGATATGTTTGGGTGCGAGTATGACTCCTCAGATACCGAAATGCGGATGTGCTACGATGCCATCCGTGTAGGGTATGATTTTTGCAAGCGCGGTGATAAAGCACGCGACAACAAAGAGGTCTTTTGTCGTGGCACGGAAAGCGGTGTAGGCGTGAAAGAAGTGTTGTTAAAGCATGGTGGAAACTATGAATTTCCGCTTTCGTTCAAGAATACGGATGCGCTGTATTTCATTTCCCCTATTGGAAATTGTATCACCATTGTATCAAATAGTTCAACACCATTGTATAGGATGGTTGAAAAGTTCTACACAGAAGTACAACCATTAAAGAACGTAAGCGCGGAAAAAGAGGAAACCGAGCGCGATGGTGACTATTGGTATGTGAATGAATCGTACTCATGCGCTTATGTCGTAAAGACAAAGGATATGAGGGATGCCGTTGATAACATACGCTATAATAGGGGTAACTATTTCAAGTCGGAAACAGAAGCGCAAGAATGTGCGAATAGGATAAATCAAATATTCAAAAGTCGTGACTAAATGGCACAAAAAATTATAGTCGAAATAGATGGTGTTCGCCACCAACTAAAAAGGTCGGAAACGTACAATGAAACTTGTTTGAAGTGTTCATTGAAAATGAGGTGCAATGTGGGGAAACACGATTTGCCGTGCATGGCTTTGACAAAGGGCAAGGCAGATTATTATTTTGAAAAGTTGTAAGACAATGTGATTTTGACCGCAAGCCAACAGATAAAAACAAAAAGGACTGATGAAGAAAGAAGATGCACATTACGCGGATGTGATAGTACACAATGATGGTACTATTGCAAAGGTACACCATATTGGGGATAATGGGGAGGTTTTCTACTTTTGCCTATTATTCAACAAAGGCGCGAAAAAGGCGCAAGAGCCGTTTGCGGAATGGTATGGTAACATAGGTGACTATATGCAAGCAAGCCGACAAGATAAGAAAAGGCTTGAAAGTTGGATAATTCAGAACGCAAAAGCAAAATAAAGTAATGAAACCGATTAGGAGAATTTTACTGATAGTAAGCGTGGTCGTGGGGATTTTCGTCATTATGTTTGGCGTGTTGGCAATAAGCGTTGTGTATCATGGTTTGTCTTATGCTCAATGGCTTATCTATGGCAAAAAGGAAATGATGGAAAATGACTATAAGGTTTACGACTATCAAGATGCGTTTATACAGAGAATAACGTGGGTTTGGACTTGTTTGAACCCCGATAAAGATAAGTGATATGGAAAAAATCGGAAAATACGAAGTAGGCGATATTGTGAATTTCTGCTTTAACAATGTTGGTGTGTGCGGTATGATTATCCAACGTGATATAGCACAGACTTGCAGTATAAACGTAAAGCCAAATAGTTCCCTACCAATATCAGAGGTAAAGGTAAAGCCAAAGACTGAAACCGAGGTATGGTACAAGGTCGTGGTGTTGAATGATGATAAAACTTTGGGGCAAAGGGTAGCCACAAGGTTTAGGGAAAATGAAATATGGGGAAAGGCGTTTTTGAAGAAATGAGAAAGGCGCAAGGGAAAAGTCTTAATATTTAAGCCGTAACGATATATGATAAAAAGGGTTTTCAAGTATCAGTTGAAGATACAAACAGAGCAAGAGATTGAATTGCCGTTACATTCGCGCGTTCTTTCTGTGAAGAATCAAAGAAATAGCATTGTGCTATATGCAGAAGTGCGTGATGATATAAAGGAGACTAAGAAGATAAAGGTTTTCTTGGTTTGCACGGGGGATAGAGTGCCTTCGGAGGCTACATTGTTCCTTGATACCATATTGTTGAACGATGGTATCTATGTATTGCACGTTTACCTAAATGGCAGTCAGTTCTATTGGGATTCGCTAAGTTGCAATAAACAAGTAATAGGCAAAAAGAAATGAAAGTAATAAGTCTAAATAGCGAATACGGCATGATAAAAGCCGTAATAAGGGGAACGAAGACGCAAGCGCGTATTATGTGCCCTAAGTGTATGATGGACGAGTTCAACAGCCTTACAGAAGAATATAAAAGTATGTCATTAAGGGACTTTATGGTTTTGCGTAACCCTTTTGTAAAGGGTGAAGAAATCGCAGTCGCACAGACCTATAAAGAACTGATGGAAACGGAATACCTACCTAAAGAAATAGAGGATGCGATTATTGCATTAGTTCAAAGTGGGGATGAAGGTGTTACGGACAGAAACAAGGTAATGGGCGTGTTAATGCCACATAGGATAGAAGTTACCAACGTAAGGGTTGGTAGCCTTTATGACATATCGGACGCGGATTGCATAAGAAATGGCGTAGAGGTTTTTGAAGCGTGGGATGTGCAAGGATATGGATTTGAGGGAGAGGGACGTTCCTATAAGTTCAAGACCCCACGCGAAGCCTATTGTGCGCTGATAGACAAAGTTTTCAAGGATTATGACAAATCAGAAGATACCCCCGTGTATGTGTTGGATTTCAAATTGGTAGGATAATGGAAAAGATTGTTTACAGAAGTTTACATTTCCGTGTGTTAAGGAATGATGCCACCTATTATATGCAGTACCGAAAGCATTTTTGGAATAAGTGGAAAGATGTAACCTTATTGGGTGGCGCAAGGTATGGATTGGCTTCACTTGCTGAATGTCTTTGGCATAAAGACGCATATCTTTAACCGAAAGTGTTAAAATTTTGGTAAAAGGCGAAAAAAGTTGGTAAAAAATTTGCATATTTCAAAAAAAATGACTACCTTTGCATTGTAATTAAGAGATAAAGGTAAAAATAAGACCACATGACTAAGTGGATAAAAAGGTCACAAGAAATATGGCAAATAATCATCCATACCACCGCATGAACGAAAGTAACAAACAGAAGTTACAGGCACTTTTTGATAAGTGTTGGGCAAAGCGTTTCGAGTGTCGCTTGGTTATCGAAATAGAGAACCCAAAAGAACTCAGCGTAATAAGAAACGGTGGGGATTACTTTTACTATATGGTGGATTTCTCAGCAGACGGTGAGATGTTTGACAACGATACAAAGGCAGTCGTTTCTTCAAGTCGTGGATATTGGCACGATTGCAAGTCGGTTGAAGAAGCCTTGGAAATCATCTGTAAAAAGTGTAAGATGTACTACACAATGTACTTGGATAGATTCTAAAGTGCTATACATAATGTAAGGGGATGGGGTGTCGTTGGTGGCATTGCATCCCCTATTTAGAAAAGAAAAGAAATGTTAGGTCAGTTAAAGCGTTTAATGCTAAACATCCTATGGTTGGTTGTTTATGCGGTTTCATTTGTTGTGGCTTTTATCGCGTGTATGATATTCACGGTAGTCAGTAACTTTATTGATATGGTGGGTATGCTATTATTCGGTAAGGTGATATACTGCAAAAAGAAAAGGCAGTCACACAAAATGGTTTTGGTAAGTTTCATTCTTTGGTTTGCTGATTATCTCGCAGAAAAAGCAGATTGGGCAGACGAAACGGAATAGTTGCATGAAAGAATTAAGAAACATCATCGCCTTGGTCGTATTGGCTTTGTTGGCTTTGTTACTGATTGCGTACAATGGTATTGCATGGGTACTAAGTAGTTGGTTTGTTCCCCAATCTGCAAGCGAAGCATGGGGCGTAACAAGGCGTTTTTTACAAAAGGTCAGCAGTTTAGCGGAAAGGAAATAATATGGAAAAGAAATACACATTGGAAGTAACCGAAAGTGCATTACGCATAATCGCGGATTGCGTGGAAGACTGTCACCGCTTTGCAAGTGGCGATACGATAATGGGCAACACCACGGCTTTGCTTGATAAGTTCGGAAAGGTGCGTAAGTTTCTGAAAGGGGCAAAGGACTTGGTTGTTCCCAACTTAGGCGGTTATGATTCCTACGATTGGAGTGGACATGGATGCGAGAATGATTACCAACGTAGGTTTATTGCGCAGTCATATCCTATTTATAGGGATATTAGGCATTTTCTTGCTTTGGAAAAAGGCATTAACAATGTGTATAGTCAGCATGAAACCTTGCGTTGCGCAGAAAGCGGTGAGCCTATCAAAATCAAGGCGGTGGGGGGTCGCGTGGAAATGTATGTGGTTGTCTTTACTGATGGTGTAAGTTCGTTGGTGAAGTCTATGCACACGGATTACAAGGAGGCTGTGGATTCCGCTTTGAAATACAAGCGTAAGTGTGAGGAAAACGGAAATGACCACTACGGTGATTATTGGTGGCTGAAAATCGTCAAGCAAGACGAGAACGGAAAGATAGGTCAGTATGTCGTGAATGCGGATGGGGTAGTAGAAAAGAAGTAACAAGTGACTTTCAAGGAAATTCCCTAAAGGGATTTCCGTGGGGGCATTGTTTATAGAAATGCTTGATAATACGGATTAATCGGAAAAGAACTATGCGGTTAAAGATAAAAGAACATACGGAAATTCTCAAATGGAATGTTTTCGGAAAGCCAACAAAGATAGTTAAAACCTATACGATAGATAGGGTTAATTGGTTAGGTAGAAGGCTTGGTACTGTTGTGATTATCGGTTATCCAAATTGTGTAAAAGATTTGGGTTGGAAGATTTTGAGAATGGAAAGTGTTGAAGTTTACTTTAGTTGGAATGGAAGTACACGTTTCCAAACAAAGGAGGAGGCAGAGTGCGTTTTGAAAGATATGAATAAAAACCCAAATAAATATGTGCTGTTGCTATGGAAATGAAAGCATGGTTAGCAAGGGACAAAAATGGTAAAATATTTTTGTATGACCAAAAACCTATAAAAACAATGGGTATATGGGTATATCAATGGGGTGTTTGTTTTCTGCCAATCGAAGAAAAAGACCTACCTAAAGGTGTTAATCCAAGTTGGGAAGATGAAGAGCCACAAGAAGTTAGACTTAAAATAGAAAAGATATGAAACCAGAAGAAAGAATAGCGGAAACAAGCAGACAATGTGCTGCTATATTAAATAAACCTTTAGTTGATGCAATAACCCATGCTATAACTGGGGGCTTCCTTGTAGGTAAAGACGAAGGGAGAAATCTGATAATCGATGAGGTTTGTAATTGGATATACCAACATAGTGAAGCATATCTAATCAGAAATCAAGAAGGTACTTGGTTTGATAGTAATTCGTTAATAAGTGACCTCAAAAAAGCAATGAAGATATAATGTATGCACGGATATTATTACAAAGGAGGCAAGTCGTGGGATGTTGTTAAACTTTGGAATGCAACCAAAGACAATCCGCAAAAAGACATCAACATAGAAACCTTTCTTAATCAAGATAACTATTGGAATATAGGAAGTTTCAAGGAACTTGCAAGGGAAATGCAGTCAGTTCTAAAAGCAGACTACTCTTATCCTATAATTCTTGATGAAGAATACAAGTTAGTTGACGGTGCTCACAGATTGGTTCATGCCTACCTTGACGGAAAGACACATATAAAAGGTGTCATTATAAGGAAAAACCAATTTCCAAAGCCCGATTATGATGAAACGAAAAGTGTGTTAGAAAAGCAATATTGTGAAAATAGAAATAGATTATAATGGTGCTTTAGTGTCGTGCAAGATAAATGGGAAACCATTCAATAAATGCGATATTAAAGAACAGATATTTGCTATGGATAGTTTCAGAATCATATTAAAGAACTATAAAGATAGAAATGAGAAGAAGAAAAGCAAATAAAATACTTAATCGCATGGTATGGTATTGCAACCGTAATGGCTTATGGTCGCAAGTTCCCTTGAATTATGGTTTGTATCACCGCGCCAATGTCGCGTTGAAGCAAAAGCCTTATTACGACAAAGGATGGTGGCTCTATATAATGGAAAATTTTGGGCATACGCTTAGAACACAATCATGGAAGAAGATACGCAGATATGACAAAAGAAGAAATACAAGAAGAATATCGCAAATGCGTTGAGTCCTTCGATTATTGGAGGGAACATTACCTTATGCGCACAAGAACAACGGCAGATTGGAAGGAAATTGTATATGCCATAAGGGATGAGTTTAATCAAAATTTGGTCGTTGCATTGGAAACCTACAAACAAGACCGCCAAAAGTGGGTAGATTGGTATAATAAGAAGTTGATGGGGGATAAAATATGAAAAGAAAAGAAGAAAGAGAAAAGGCTTCAAAGAATCGTGCTGACCAATATTCACATCCCGTTGAATGGAACGAATGCTATCATCGTTTCAAAGAGGGTGCAGAATGGGCAGATAAAACAATGATTGATAAGGTTTGCGAATGGATAAAGCAACATCTCTATGATGAAGCATATCTATTCCGCGATAATGAAGGAACTTGGGTTGATACTGATTTAGTAGTCGATGACCTTAAAAAAGCAATGATTGAATAAATATGATTAAAGATATAAACGAAAATCAACCACACAAAGTAAGCGAGGTTATTTGTATTGATTGCAAGTACAGATGGTTGGCGGTAAGACCAACTAAAACCTTGCTTAAAGACCTTGAATGTCCGAGGTGTGGCAAACAAGGCTATGTGATTGAAACTGGGGAAATAGTTGAGGCATAAAAACCAAAGTAATATCTGTATGAAAGCATGATAGAATATAAAGATTTTGCAAGTCGCACAAGTTTTAATGCTTGGTTATCAATACATTTTGAAGTTAGTATAATCAATATAAAAACAATATCCAAAAAACCCTTTCTGTTTAGGGTATGGTATCGGTAGCAAAAATAAAACAATGGGGGAATAAACAATGACAAATGAAGAAAAAGATACTTTAATAGCGGAGATAGAAAGATTGCAAGATGCAATAAAAGCAACCGCTATTGATGATAGAATAAGTAAAGAACAAGCCGAAGCATATAAAGTATGCGTAAAAATAAGAAGTTTTGTTGAAGACAACTTTTAATAGAGGTAAAGTGAAACTTAAAAACGATAAGTTATGAAACAAGATAAAGATTTGCTATTAAGGTATTTGTCTATGGCAATACCTTATAATGTGAAAATTCTACATAATGATTGGGACTATGACAGAGATTGTGATTTTAGTTCCGTTGAAACATTGATAGGGATTGATGATAGGTTTATATACACCTTGAAAGGGGGTAAAAAAGACGAACACAGTATTATAGAACCTTTAAGCGTTTTAGATTACAAACCATATCTCCGTCCTATGTCAAGTATGACATTGAAAGAGATAGGGGAGTTTCAGCATTTCAAGGATTATCTCCGAGAATCAGAATGCAAGATACATATAGCCAATTATAATCAAATTCAATGGCTACTTGAAAATTATTTTGACTTTATGGAATTAATCCCAAGAAACCTTGCAATCAAAGTAACCAAAGAAAATGACCCTTATACTAAAACGGAGGTTTAGTCATGAAACAAGAGGATAAAGAACTTTTACTTAAAGACCTTTGCGCAAGGCTACGTTATGGGGTGAAAGTAACCACAACAAACCCTTCTGTGGAATTAGGCGTAATATCGGGAATATCTATTGAAAATAAGATTTCTATTAGAACTAAACACGCAGACATAGTATTTGATTGTGCAGAAGTAAAACCCTACCTCCGTCCAATGTCAAGCATGACCACAGAAGAAGAGTATGAATATTATCAAATTAGGAAAAGATATAGCGATATGGCACTTAGTCTTATGGATAGAAGTGACCATTTGCAACAGTTGTTATTCCCTATAATCGTTGGAACAGAATCTATTGATTGGCTTAATGCTAATCACTTTGATTATCGTAACCTTATAGGGCGTGGGTTGGCAATAGATTGTATAGGCTTAAATATATATTAATATTGAAGTAACAGAATAATAAAAATGAGGAAAAGTTATGGCACGATACATTGAATTAAACGCAGTAGTGGAAGAGATAGAAAAAATTGAAAAAGCATTGAAAAACGCTTGCAAGCCAAATCCATTTGGCAATGTGCAAGAGTGTATGACCGCAGCCGAATTACAAGCCTTGAATGTGGTAAAAGAGACTATCAACACCCTTGAAGTAAAAGAGGTGGATTTGGATGCTTTGGGTGTACTTGCTGAACATCTAATAGCGTGTGACGCACATTTGGTAACGCCTAAATATACTGACAAGGAACATAACTTGCTTGAAGAATGGGCGAAAAACAATAAAACACAGAAAGCCGAAAAGTGTTAAAAATCGGTAAGATAGTGAAAAAGTTGGCAAAAAATTTGCATATTACAAACTTTATTAGTATCTTTGCATTGTAATTAAGAGCAAAACAAAGGTATGAAAACAAGTATCATAAAGAAATCCGATTTGACTTTAGCCGTTAGCGAGAAGTTAATGGTTGGTGGTTATCTGTATGACCGCGAAAGGTTGTATCAGATTTCAGCCATTAAAGAAGATGGGGGTGTTATCGTGGATGAGATAAATCCCATAACTTTGGAAGTAACCAAGGATGGCTATTACAAAGGCTATCATATTTCAAAAAGCAGTCTTGAAGAATATTATAAGGTGCTTGGTGCTGATGCCGAAGAAATAAAGGCGTTGGCAGAACGTGTGTTAAATGGCGAGACCATAGAGGAGTTTACGGAAAGTGACGATACGGCTTTGATGTCCCTTAACAACAAGGAAACACTTTTGGCGTTAAAGGATGATATTAGTAAGGCTTGTGCGGTAGCAGAAAAGACGCGGAAATACGCAGAGTTGATAATGCAACAGCAAATAAAGGATTTGAAGGCGCGTATGCAACCGATACAAGATATGGTGAAGAAAATGAAAAACGAGGTCAAACGCTTGGATTATGTAATTCAGACGATAGAGACCTATATGGGTATCAAAGAGGACTTGATACGATTGCAAAAGGGTGAGCCTTCAAGTGAAACGACACCTATTGTATTCCGACAGGCGGTTATTTTCATGGATGAAGAAATGGCACTAATAGATGATGATTTCGATTGGCAAAAATCGGATAGGTTTGATAAGTGGCTGTTGGAAGATAACCACTATAAGGATTTGATGCCCGATGAGAAATCAATGGTAGCCTTGAAACCGCGTAGGACGGATAAATTATATACAGACGGAAATACTGCAAGCGACCGTTTGTATAATTGGATGATGAATGAAAATAATCACCAAACTGTCTTTCTTGTTCGTAATGGTGAAAATCTGTATAAGATTGAATCCGAGCATATAATCCTTACAGATAGAATGTTTCCGAACAAAGACGAATACGAAAACATACTTAAAGCAGAAAGTGCGGAAAAGGGAAACGTAATCAGACACAATCAGACGGAAAGTGAGACGTTCCGAAAGCGATATACGCAAGTGGCATTTCTTATGCAAGGACTGATAGACCGCTCAGATGTCTTTTCGCCACATAACGTAAAGGGTAGTTTCCTTAACTTGGAGGGGATAGAGGACGGTCAGATTTGTTTGCGATATGAACTTGACTTATCGCACGCGCTTGGTGATGGTAGATTGCCGATAAAGGATTGGCTAAGAAAGGTGAATAGTACGTTGTGCGAGGGAAAGCGCATAGTGCTTATACCTAAACAATTCGGATTGGAATACGGCTATGAGTTTGATAAAGACTACGATTTTATTAAGTATTATAGCAATAAGTTCTCTACACCATCTATTCCAACGGAAGGCATATACACATTAGAGGCGATAGGCGAAGAACAGAAAAAAGGATATTATAAGACATACGACTATGCGATTAAGTATAAGCCAAAGGATGATTACTATTGGTATCATTCGCGGAAAAACCGCGTTTCAATTCGTGTGCAAGTGAAGTCGCAATATAATGATACAATATATGGTGTATTAAACTATGACGATGTGAATATGGATGATATAGAATACTATCTTAATTCGCGTTTGCATAGGTCGCAGTATTTCCGTTTTGTGCGATTGCTGAAAAAGGTAAAGGATTTATACCTAAAGGAAAGGGTCGCAGAAAATGAGTATATAAAGATGTTTGTGGGTCAGATTATGGCGCGTGAACTGAAGGCAAAAGGTGGTTATGGGTTGGAAGAAGTCGTAAGGGTGGCGATAGAAACCGTGAAGAATCGTTTGAAGTGGAAACGCCCAATTACGGCAAAGGAAAAGGAAACATATACTTTGGTGGAACGGACTTTATTCTCAAAATCGTTTATTGACAAATATTTTGTACGAAATGGGATATAAGGCAAAACGGATAAGTAGGGGGCATTATCTGTATCGTGGTCTTGAGGTGATATGCGTAGGGTATTATCACCCCAAACATCGTATATGTTGGGAGGCAAAAGATAAGGATAGGCGCGGTTTTGTGCACGGATATTCCCTAAAGGAAACAAAGGTGTGGATTGACGAAATTTTGGATGATAGGTGTGAATGAAGTCACAGAAGCCTATATTGTCGTGGTGAAATGTTAAAAATGCGATAAAAGAAGAAAATTATTGGTAAAAAATTTGCATAATTCAAAATTTATTCGTACCTTTGCATTGTAATTAAGAAAACAAGTATAATAAAACAAAAAAAGTAGTATGGAAAAGAAGAACAACAGAGTAAGCATATTCTCGCTTTTGAACGAGGGCAGTATCAAAGATATGTGCGATAGTCTGAAAACCACTTTCTTACGCATGGGCGTAAATGTGGATTTTGAGATAAGCGAAAAGATAATTTACGATGGCTCTTTGCTTATCAAGGCGATTAGCACACCTTTTAATACCATGCCTGTAATGTTTCGCGAGGTGCGTGTAGAATGTGAAGGTCGGTTGCGTAAGAACGAAGAAAACGGCTCTTATGAAATGGATATGAGTTGCTATTATCGCTACTGCCTCTTTGATGGGGGTACAAATGGGTGTAATGTCGGAATAGCACATTTCACAATTAGGGGTTGTGACGAAAAAAAGGAAAATGGTAGGGTGTCCATTGTCGAGCAATTCGAGTTTCTTGCAGAACACAGAACGAGCGATGGTTATGTTTATCCCCCAAAGGCTTGTATTTAGGCTGTTGGGGGTAAACGCTAAAACATAAATAGTAGAACTTAAATAACAATATCTATGAATGTAGAATTAACCAAAAAAGACATCATAAATCTACTTAGGGGTGTTGAACCAAGTTATGACAAAATGGGTATAGTAGAGGATATGGGGCTTGGTCACTATATTGGGGGATTTGTAGATAAGTTTGATTGGCAATACCCTAACTATCATCTTTGGTATAAGTATTCCGAGGAAGAGTTATACGAATTGTACTTAAAACTTACGAAATGATAGATATATGAAAAAAATATTTTACAATTATTATCTTAGAACCGCTTTTAGTAAAAATATAGCATTTTCTGCAAGAATACAAAGCCTATTTCAATGGTTTGGAATTGCAATTCATAATCCTTGGCGCGATGAGTGTTGCTGTGACTTTGAATGTTGTGCTCCACATGAGCAAGATTCCGAAAACCATTGTTGGTTACACATTAGCGCAAAAAGTATTCCAATAAGGCGAATAGTTAGATATGAAGAAACTGCTCCGATTGGAACAGTTGGAAGAACATTCGTAAAAAAAACAAAATGGAAATTTGGAAAAAGCGAGTGACTTTGACCAAAAGAAGTTATAGATATAAAATATTAAGAATTTCAAATTGAGGGGATTTGTTATGAAAGCATATACAGATTTGTCACAAAGCAAGATACTTGCTGAGATACTGCCACTTGATAGTGCAGATATGGGATGGAATGTTTTTGTTGATGACACAACAAGGATTCTCCCTATTAATGATTGGGATTGTGTAAAGGATGGTGATGGGGGAGTGAAATTCTATCATGCTTGGAGCGCGTCAGCACTTTTGGAAGTAATTCGTAAAAGTGGTAGATACGAGTTACAGATGTATGAAGGTGGATATTATTTTGAAGCAAATGGATTTATGACTGATTCCTATTTGAATCCTATTGATGCTTGCTACGAAATGATACGCAAACTTAAAGAAAGAGGCTTATTAAATTAAGGCGATATGTTTAGTAGCAATCAGAAATTAGTAATATCGGGCGATTATAATCAATTAAAATCAGCGTTGGAATTTGCGTTAAAGTACGATGGTACAGACCCAAATAAACTCTGTTTCCAAACAACCGAAGACGGAAAGTATTGTTTAGGTTGGTGGGATGGTAAGGGTGAACCTTTTTTGGGTTGGCAGAAATTCCAATTTGATTTTGATATAGATATAGTGTCAAAGATAATAATTCAATTTTTATCGAAACAAAAGCACGAAGAAATGCCCGATTTGGATGGTGACACAGATGATGGGTTTATAATGGAAGCAATTTCTGAAACATTTTCAAATTTCAGAAATGGTATCACAAATCCGTTTTACGGAATTGTCTGTTTTAAGCCTTTTACTTGCTATTATTCTAAATAGAAAGAGCGATGAGACCTATAAATCAAGCCCCACACGACCGCAGTCTTGAGGAAATCGTGGCAAATATCAATAGTGAGTGCCGTTGGTGTTCTGCAAAGGATTGTAGCGTGTGCGTATGGAAATATCGGATGTAAAATAAAGAAAGCAAATATGAAAGTTTGGCTTACAAGGGAAAAAACAAGTACAGAGGACACTATCTTTATGTTCTTCCAAAAGCCTAAAAGGATATATGACTCTTTTTTGGGGAGGTATCGTTGGACTTTTGGGGAATATGGGGGCGGTTTCTATTTGCCATTGTCACCTAAAGAAGTAGGCGATTTTGTTACGATTGAAAACAGCCCATTGGAGGTAGATATTCCTATGCCGTGGGAGCGAACAACCTCAGAATTGGCAGATGTCAATAAGTGCCTATCCGATATAGATTGTGGTGGTAGGAAAAATGACGCGCACCCAAAGGCGTGTATCACAATGGAAGACTTTAGCGAGGGCGAGGGTTTTTTCAAGGTGCATTTGGCTTACTTATCTACGAAACAAGTGTGTCAAGTTGAAGAATTGGTAAAGTCGTGGATAACAAAAGGGAAAGATAATGGAAAAAGGGATTGATGTTTGCGAAATGATAGCAACAAAAGAAGCGTGTGATGCTGTAAGTGGACAAGTTAGCACAACGATAGCGGAAATATTTGGAAAAATCCAAAGGCTGAAGGAAAAGTGCGATGAGGACACTATCAAGCATTGGGATATATCACCAAGGGTATATAACAACACCATTTCCTATAACGGATATATGGTGAATTTAACTATGAGTTCGGCTTTTGATTATGATGAGGATTTTATTCGCGGAATGAAGAAAATGCTGAATGCCGATGAGTGGTATTTCAATTTCAGAAGAAATAATTTGTATTTCCATTTTATCGTAAAGGCATGAAGGTAAAGTTGCTAAGAAAGGTAATAGCGAGGGCGCGTTTCTGTGCGCACATAAACAGCGTAACGACTGAAAGGCTATGGAATGGGAAAGAGCGTGTTGTAGGGGTTAGCGTTGGCTATGGTGTCGCAGATTACAAGCCATATCAAGTGTGGCGTTTCGGAATGACAGAGGAAATGTTTTACCGAAAGGTCAGACAAGTATATTGGAAACTGAATAGGGAAAGTTACAGAAGAAACTACAAGCGATGAAGTGTCCAAAATGTAATGGTAGCGGTTACGTTTCCAACCCAAGGTATTATAGTCGCTCGTCTGTTTGGGCGTGGGAGCATGATATTCCTACACGCTTAAAATGTAGCAACTGTAAGGGTAGTGGTTTTATTATAGGAAATATCGCGGATATAGCAGACCGCTTGAAATGTGCGTCAAATGGCGTAACTATAACACCAAGAGAGGCACGGCAAATGTACGAAGCGATAACAAAATATTAAATATTAAAGAATCATGAAATCAACAGAAGAAAAGGCAAGGGAATATGCCAAAACAGTAGCGCAATACAATAGCGTTGATGAAAAGACAAAGAATCTTATTGAATCCGCTTATTGTAGGGGATATGCAGAGGCGCGTTTTGATATGAAGAAAGGATAAGATAAGAAAGTGGTGTACTTTTTTTTGTTTTATAATTGTTTTTTCCCTCCATCCGAAAGGGTGGAGGGTTTTTAGTATGTGCGTTTGCTAAGTAGGGATTGCAAAATTGGTAAAAGTTTGTATCAGACATAAAATAATTGGTAAAAAATTTGCAAAAGTCAATATTTCTTTGTATCTTTGCAACGTAATTAAGTAACAAAAGTAAAATCAAAACAACAAACAAAATGGCAAAAGAAAGATATAACGTACAGATTAAGGACTTGGTAAAGAATGGCAGATTGTCACGCAAAAGTTCTTATCGTTCGGGTTTTGTTACCGCGAATGGTGAGCGTGGTTCTTTTGAATTGTATTTTTGTAATTACAATATTTATTTTACTGCACGCATTTTCGGTAAGGAAACACCATGTAGGGATTATCGTGTTTCACTCGATACTACATTAAATTCTTTGTTTTTGGATTTGCATGATGCTTAAAAACGAAACAGAATATGGAAAATTCTATAACAATAAAAGGTGTAAAGCACGTTTTGGTAGCAGACACGAAGAAAAAGGAAGGATGCAAACCGTGTTCGTTGAAAGTCGTATGCTATCAAACATCGGATGCACTTTGTTCAATCATATTTTCAGACGAGAATAAACACTTTGAAACAGAAAAGTAGTATGGAGAAAATGTTCAAGGACGCAAAGTTTGGCGATAGATACAAAACCAAGGGTGGGAAATTGGCGGTTTATGTAGAAAATAGAATACCGTTCATACATAAACTTTTGGTAGAACAAGGGATTTCTTGTATTGAAGTGCCTTATATGGATGATGGTACTTGCTGTTGGCAGAAAGCCCCACGCTTTAATATCGTAAAAAAGTTGGATTAGTAATTCTTAAAGGTTTGGCAATATGGCAAAATTAGAAAATATAAAAAACAATATAGTCGATATAGTCAAGGGCATTCTGCAATATAGGGAAAAGGACTTGGATGAGCAAGGTTGGGCACTTGTAAAATGTGCGGAAAAGTTCTTTTTGAAAGGCTGTGAACGCATGGTAGAAGAGTTGGAAAACAACAGACTTGCAAGGTGTGAAAAGGCAAGTGGTGAAGAATTGGCGCGAGAAATGCACTTTGTGTATGATTTCATTGAGGAGCATAACTGCCAACCGACTTTTTCAGATGCTATTGAAACCACGCGAATGCAGATGATAGAGAAGGCTTGCAAGACTTATTGCGACTTGATGTGTGAAAGGGGTATGTGTGGTATGTGTTACCATAAACATGACCATAAGGGGCAAATCAAGAATGATTTCAAGTACAACGAGTGTAACGAGTTGCAACTGATACGAAGGGAAATGGAAACCGATTAAAAAAATAAATAGAAATATTATTATGACAGATAGTGAAATAAGAAAAAGGGCATCTATTATAATGTTGCCTAAATGCTTAGAAGTAGTTAAAGAAGCATTAATACGAGGTGGAAAGATAGAGGCTGAAACCACCGTAATGCAAGCAGTTGCTAAAATGGCGGTAACGTATGCAGATGCTTTGGTGGTAGAACTTTCAAAAACGCAAAAGCATGAAGGCGTATAAAAAAGGGTACACAGACGCAATAAACGATGCTTGCGCTTGGTGGAAGGATTATCTAACCTACCCTAACGAGGTGGAATTGGATAAGGAGATACGGAAACAGATAATAGATTCCTTTATGGAAGCAATGAAACGGAAACAGAATGAAAGAGTACAAGTTTAGGGGATATAGCAAAACTTTGAGCCAATGGCTTTATGGGGCGTTGGTGCATTTGGATGATGGCTACTATATCGTAAGCGAGTCCGATATGGAAAGGGACGGACACCATATAAGACAGACGAGTGATTTTCCTTTGTGGGTGGAATGGGAAACGGTCGGTATGTATGTAGGGTTGCGCGATAAGAACGGCAAAGAAATCTATGGGGGTGATATTGTAAAGACGCAGTTTCACGAAAAGGCGTTTGGCGAGGTAAGGTGGCATCCTAATGGGTATTTCTGTATTGACGAGTCTTTCGGAAAGAAAGATTTGCAGAATGTAGATTGCCTAAGTATAGGGGATTTTATGAATGCAACCATAGATGGGCAAAGGGTGGAAATCGAAATTGTAGGAAATAAATTTGAAAGCAAATGAAAAAGGTAGTATTTTTATTATTGTGTGCAAGTCTGTTGTGTGGCTGTAACCGTAAGTATGTCAGAAAAGCGGTTGTGATAACAACGGATAACGATACGATGGAGTTGTGTGGCGGTACAATCGGTTATGACGGAATTGATTGGAGTGCGACAAGAATGACATTATCCAACGAAAAGAAATGAACTATTGCCGTTACTATGGGCAGATGTTAGACCCACAAATGGAAATTTCAATATGCCTAAGATGCATGGCAAAAATGGGCGTTCTGAAATGTAAGCATAAAACAGAAAAGAAATAGCGTATGGAAAGTATCAAGTTAAGGACAACGGAAAAGCGGAAGGAGTACGGACAGAAAGGCGTTAGTGCTACTGAATGCGAAAGATTTGCCGAGGGATATTACCAAGGCGCGATAGACCAAAAGCAGATTGACATGGAAAAGGCAAAAAATGCCTTTGACGAGTTTATTGACTATTTGCATGAAAGCGGTCGTATCACGTTGGATGAATCAGAAGACCGTGCTATGTGGTATGGCGTGTTTGTGGGATTTTTGAAATAGTAGTATGGCAAAAAGGGATTTGTATATTGAAGGGTATAGAATGGGTTTGTTAAAGGGCAGAAACGAAGCAATGATTGAGTTTCAAAAGCAGAATAACCACCATGACCTACCCTCAAACAAGGCGTTAGATAGGGTGTTTGAACTTTTAGAAGAATACGAAAGGACAAACAGATGTGAAGTCCATTTTAACGAAATGGAAAGGAGAAAGAATTACATAACGACACATTGGAATGGGTAGGTTTTATAAGTACACTATTATCAAGCCACATCCTTTGCAAGTGAATCGTTGGATGGTTTGGATTCCTACTCTTCCATTCATACCTCCCTTCTATGGTACAAAGGCAGAATGTGAGAAAGCAAGGAAAATCGCGGAAAAGAACGCGGAAAAGTATATTAACGAGAACAATGTAAACACACAAAACTATGGAATGGGAAAGTAAGGTTGAAATGTGTAAGTTTCTCAATAATGGGAAATACAAAGAAGCGGTTGAAGTGTTCGCGAAAGCCGAGGTTTGGGATAGCCAAACGATTGATATGTTTGCAAACGGATTTCTAATAACGGAAATAGATTTGCTAAAGCCGTTAAGGGATAGGATTCTGAGCACAAAGGACATAGATATGAGTTGGAGGGCGCAAATAAGGTGGGCATTAATTAAAGAAGAACTTTCATTATGCAAAATGTAGTAATAGAAATAGATGGGGTACGGCATAGGCTGATAAGGGACAATAAGCAGAGTGGCACTTGCGGAAATTGTTCTTTGTATAAAGAGTGCGGTAACAACTTTCTTTGTAAATTGATAGGGGAGAAGAACCGAGTGGATTATTTTGTTCGTGATGAAGAAAGCGTGACAATTCCAAAGGATAGGCATATTCAGTTATTGCAATATGAGGAGGCGTATAAAGATAGATACGGATGGGATAAGCAGTTTCACACACGGAAATCCCCCTAAAGGAAACAAAGGCAATGGAAGTTTAAGGCTTGATGATTTTGTAAAACAATTAAAAGGTTAGAAAGTATGAACATTGAGAAAAAGGCGATAGCAGAATATACAAGTGTGGTGAATGAATGTAGCGCGGTGGGCATTCCGAATGACCATATACCCCCTTATGTAATGGATATTGCAGTACAAATGTATATCCGTGGCGCAAAGGAGCAAAGTTGCGCGGAAAAGACAATACCGATTTCCCCAAAAATCCTTTTGTTAAATGGTTTCAAGGTTTCGGTGACTACGGAAATATGCGAACAGTATGAGTGCTATTTCTGTGACAAAGACGGAAGGCGTGATGGGTGTGTACGTTTGACTTTCTTTGTAGGCAAAGGGTCAAGGATAGTAACAGATATTGAAAAAAGGTGTAAGCATAGGGACGGTTGCAACTATATGCACAACTGCGATATAGAAAGTGTTTACGAACTGAAACACGCTTTGCGTTTGAACGGATGGGATGAATTGGCAGATAATTTCAAAACGGAATAGTTATGAAAAGAAGATACACAACAGAACAACAAAGTGAAAACCTTATCAGATTAGGGGTAGATGTCAGTACGGCAGATATGCGATACACCGTCTTTGACAATAACATTCCTTGGGTGTGGGATGGAAAGGTTTTGGAAAAAGGCGCAATCCCTTGTTGGAGTGAATCTGCATTAATGGCGTTGCTACCGACAACAGACAAACGCGATGAGGACTATGTTTCCGTGGAAAGTCATTGTGACTATCATGAGGTATCTTATATGAATTGTTGGGATGGAAAAAAGAAAGTAACGTCTTCAACGGAATGCCTTTTTGATGCGCTTTACGAAATGGTTTGTTGGAAGTTTGAACGCGAAAAGACACGAAGGGAAATCGTAAAAATAAATTAGTGTGCTATGTTAAAGTTAAGTGTGTGTTTCGCCTTGGTTTTGGGGATATTGTTATTTGTCTTTGGTTGGGGCGGTGCTCTTATGTTCGCTTTGGCTGTAATCCTTGGCGTTTGTAATGGTATGAGGAAAGCAAGAAATGACAAAGAACGAAACGCGGAAAGTCATTGAGGTAATGCAAGCGTATGTCAATGGCGCGGAAATAGAAGAACTTGTAAATTTTAGTACGATGAGGTATGTGGGTGTGGATGAGCCAAATTGGGATTGGGAAAACACCACATACAAGTATCGGATAAAACAGAAATAGATATGATACCAACGGAGTTTAAGAAACAGGTGGAAGACGTAATCAAGAAAAACGTGCAAGAATGTAAGGAAATAATAAAGCGCGTATGTGAACTTGAATACGAAAAAGGGTACAAAGATGCGTATATCCGTGCATTAAAGGAAAGTATTGCCATAATGGATGAAAATGGGTGGCATGAGATTTCGGACGGATTGCCACCGAGGGATGAAGACCCCAAATGTAAAGATTTCAGCGTTCATGTGTTGGTTACAAATGGTTGCAACCAACAAAGGGCGTTTTATGATTTTGCAAGGGGAGAGTGGAATATAGCAGGCTTTTCCGTTGAGGAAAAATACGAAGTGACACATTGGAGAATGTTACCACCATTACCCCCAAAAAAAGCAAAGATTTGATTTTTGTGTTGCAAAGTTTTGTAGGGAGGTTTATATGGAATACAGATTTGAACCGAATAAAGAATTATTCCTAAAGAATAAAAAAGAGAACATTCTAAAATTACTGAAAGAGGATAAGTATTATTTACGGAGATTCTTTCTGTTTGATAATGATTATATGTGGGTAATAGACAAAGTGAATCGGCAAATAAGGGTGTACTTAATAGCAAAATAAATATTTGAACAAAATTGAACATTTTAGTAAAATAAGGGAAATAAAAGTCAAAAGCAATGTTAAGGGCGGTAAAGATACGATTATATCCAAACAAGGAGCAAGCAACAATGATAAGCAAGTTGCTTGGTTGCTACCGTGTTGTCTATAACCAATGCCTTAACAGAAAGATTGAATCATACAAGAATGACGGTAAATCGGAAAACCTTTCTACGCTTGGGCTGTTTGTACATCACGAACTATTGAAGGATGATAATTTCATTTGGCTTAGAGAACAGAATACAAAGGTTCTCAAACAAGCCGTGAAAGATATGTTGTCAGCATACAATAATTTCTTTGAAAAGCATAATGGATTTCCTAAATTCAAGTCAAAGCACGACAACAAGCAAAGTTGCAGATTTGAACTTGGTGCAATATCCAAACGTAACGACTATACAACATATCATCTTTCACTTGCTAATATAAGAAATGTCAAGTTCAGATGTAATGAGAAATATGCTCAGTATTTGCAGAAACATCACGACAATATAAAGCAAGCAACATTAACAAGACTACCATGTGGCGAATATTATTTGTCAATATTGGTTGACGGTGATTTGACGCATAAGGTAAAAGAAACAAAGTCTGCCGTTGGCATAGATTTAGGTATTAAGGACTTTGTGATAACAAGTGACGGAGAAGTATTCAAAAATCTTCATTTTAAGAAGCCTGAGACAAAGAAGATTAAGAGGCTACAATGTCAGTTGGCAAGGAAACGAAAAGGAAGTAACAACAGAAACAAGGCAAGGATAAGGCTTGCAAAAACATATAAGAAGATAAACGATAGGAAGCAATACTATCTCCACGCAGTAAGTAATTCACTCATTGACGAAAACCAAGTCATATGTATGGAAGACTTGAACGTGAAAGGAATGGTTAAAAACCACAACCTTGCTGAAAGTATCTGTGAAATGAATTTTGGCGAGTTTCGTAGGATGCTTGAATACAAGGCACGGTGGTATAACCGAAAGATAGTGTTTGTTGATAGGTTTTACCCATCAAGTAAAACGTGTCATAATTGTGGCTACATCAACAAAAGCCTCACATTAAATGACAGACGATGGGTTTGTTCCCAATGTGGTGAAGTGGTTGAAAGGGACTACAATGCAGCATTGAATATACTTGACGAGGGTTTAAGAATAATAGGGTGCAGTACACCCAAATTTACGCTTGCGGACTATCCGACTATGGATGAACGTGGTTTTACCACCTAAAAAGTAGTGGTAGGTTGAAGCAAGAAGTTAATAACGAACAGATAAGTTTGTTCAAATTTTAATATACTGTGGCGCATTAGTTACACATTACGCGATTTACAAGATTAAAAGATATGGTACAAAATTATGATTCAACAGACGAAAGGTTAAAGCCGTGTCCTTTCTGTGGTGCGACTCCCCAATGGCATAGGATAGGGAACGAATACACCAAGTCGCAGAAGATAGTCGTGAAGTGTCCGAGGTGTAGGGTGCAAAGGACGGATGCCATAATAAACAAGCATGGTTATACGCTTGAATGGTTGGAGGGTATTGCTATCTATAATTGGAACAAAAGACCAAATGACCCTCCTTTGTTAAAAATTACCGACAAATAGAAAAAAGTTGGTAAAAAATTTGCATAATTCAAATAATTTTTGTACTTTTGCAACGTAATTAAGAATGTAACAATAAAAACAAAAGTATGTGCTATGACAAAAGAGGATATAGAAAGGGCTATTGAGGCTTATCGGTGGTCGTGTCCGAATAATTCTGTGCTGAAAAAGCATGATGGCACAAAAGAAGTATATGAGTGCTTTGCTTTGGATTGCCAAAAGCGGAAATATCGTTGCAAGGGTAATATCTGCCCTCGTCTCAGAAAATTCATAAACATACTTAAAGAACCCAAACAATGAAGTCAAGAGAAGGGCAATAGTAGAAAGATAAATTAATTAAAGGAGGTTAAATTATGAAAGCATGGCTTTGCGAAGATAAGGATGGTTCGGTTTGGTTGTCACTAAACAAACCATACAAGGATAAGGAAAACGGCATTTGGACTTATGATGATGCCAATAGGTGCATGATAAGGCTTGATAATGTCGAGCAGTTCCATTTGTCACCTAACATTACCCCAAAGTGGGATAATGAAGAACCGATTGAGGTTGTGTTGCTGATTGACGGAAAGACCAACTTTAAGGCGGTTAAGAACTTTATCATTAATGATGTGGGAGTTTCCAAGGAAATGATAAGGGATATGATTGCCGAGGAGGTCAAGAGACAAGTGGGTGAAATCATTCACGGCACATATTCAAGTAGTCTGCAAAAGATTATGCAAAGTGAAATAAGGCAAAAGGTCGCTTACAACCTTATAAACGAAGAACTTTTGTATAAGAATTTGGATATTAGAATTTCCCTAAAGAATGAAAATGAAAACGTATAATCGAAAGGAAATAAAGAAGCGTGGGCGTATATACGGAAAGCGCGTGTTCAAACTGAAAGACGATGATGCAGTCATGGAGCAGATAGAACGCGCGTATTTGGCGGGATTTGATTATGCGCTCAGTTGGTCGGTTGAACATCGCGCGGAAATGGCAGAAAAGTATCATAAAGAAATGTTTGAAAGACAAAGAAAAAGAATGTATGAAAGTTTCAGAAAGTAAGAAATACAAGTACCCACACGACTTGAAAACTTTCTTGGAAAACAAGAAGGAAAACATTCGTAGGCTTTTAGCGGTACGCACTCTTAGCGGTTATGTCTATGACAATGATTACTTTTTCGCGGTGCATAGACAAATCGGTGAAATAGTATGCTATAAGCATGGCTACTTTGACCCTAATTGCAAGTTGTGGTCGTTAAATTTTTCAATGTCCGAAATAAAAGAATAACAGATACCTAAAATAATACAGAAACAATATGTCAAGAGATGAATTTGAAAAGGTTGTAGTGGAAACCATGAACTTTGTAAGATGTAATCCCAATGCAAGGGGGTTTACAAATAGGGAGATAATGGGTTTCGTGGAAAAGCAATTAGGTGGGTCACTTACGATAGAGGGTGAAAGCCATTTGCAGAAACGTATTCAAAGCAAGGTAAAGTCTATGGGGTTGCATAAGCATACGAACTATAACAGATAGCGGAAATGGAAATGCAAGAAATAAAGTCGTTAATGTTGGGGGATTGGGTAAATGTGTATTCATTCCCAAATGACAACCCAAAAGAAAAGGATTTGTACCCAGCGAGGGTAACATCAATAAGCGTGTTTGACCCTTACGAGAATCCTAACGATATTACGGTGGAGGTTACGTTACCACGAACAAAGGGGATTGCGTCAAGACCTTTTAATACTTGTATTCCGATAAGGCTTACATTTGAAATATTGGTCGCAAACGGATATTTGTTCGATGGGACAACGTATGATTGGTTTAGGGAATGTAACCATAAACTAAAGATATTTGGATTCTGTGCGCCTTTCTTGGTGTTGGGCGGTGTAGAAATAACCTACGTTCACGAACTGCAACACGCTTTGAGGTTGTGCGGTGAGGATGAAGTGGCAGATAATTTCAAGGTAGAATGAAAATAAAGAGATTGAACATAACAGAAGAAGAAAAGAATTTGCTTTTGCGTTTCCTTACAATGGCTTCAACGTATGACCTTACTGTCATGGTCGGTCGTGGTACTACTGCAAAACTTACTCGTTTCTTTATAAATGGTGAATGCGGAAGTGGTAGGGCAAATTCTTTTTCTTTCGGCTTTTGCCATCAAGTAGGTGTTGAACATATCAGACCATTTTTAAGACCTATGTCTTCTATGACCCTTGCGGAAAGAAGAGAGTTTGAAGCGTTAGGGTGGCGAATTGATGTGCTTGAAGATAATGAGCCGTGGGATGCAATCGGTGACATATCGCATATAATGGGTGGATTGGATTGGCTTTTGCGAAAGCATTTTGACTTTATGCGATTGATTGATAAGGGTCTCGCGATTTCAACGGAAAGCAATGTAACAAAAACTTTATCAGAGTTAGGAAAATGACAAAAAAGGAATTGACGCGGTGGATTATAGAGCGTTCTGATGGAATGTTTTATACACCACATTTTGCATTCTCAGAAGATTTGGAATACGCAAAGTTCTTTAAGTTTAGAAGTTTGGCTATGCGTATAGCCAGAATGGTAAGCGAGGGGGAAAAGGTAGAAATAAAGAAAGTGAAAGTTACGGTTGAATTTTAGCGGTTATGGAAAAGAACGTAAGCGAAAAGGGATAAAAAGGGCAAAGAAGTATGGCACGAATAAGTGAAATGGCAACAAAGTATGCAGACGATATGATGAAGGCGTTACCATATCGTTCCGACACTATTTATAGTATGATAAAGGAGGCTTACGAAAAGGGCGCGTCAGATATGAGTGAAAAGTTCTGCGAATGGATAAGCGAGAACAAATCGCGTTTCCGTGGTGGTGAAGTCGCAAAAGCCTTAAAAGAAGAAAAGGGGGTGTAGTGTATGTGTAAGGAGTTGTCTTTGTTCGATGATGTTCCACAGCAGAAGAATGGGGAGCAGAAATATTGTCGCACTTGCTTGTATCGTGCAAGGTTCGCATTGAATGAGTTCAGTCCAAAGGTCGTGCAATGTTGCGAGTTGCTACCAAGCAAAAGAAGCAATAGCGGATTTAAGACTATAAAGGTGACAGATAAGGCGTGTGGCTATTACAAGGATAGGGATAGTTGCGATGTACAGAAAGGATAAGAAGAATGAAAAGAATAAACGGCATAATAAGAAGAATATTGTTTGTGCTTTACTATTGTATCGCATATATGGTATATTTAGAGGTTAAGGTGATTGTGGCGTGCGTGGCGTTGTTAATCTCCGTAGGCGAATGGGTTGTAAATGGTAGTGTGGATTCGCTAAGTTTGTTTGACAAATATAATTCCGTGGCTAAAATGGCAATAACCAAGTTAGGGGAGCGGATATATGATACCGAATAATACTTTTGTTTTGATTTTTTGATTTACACAGTTACATTAATTATTGAATGGGAGGTATTTGCGCGTGAGCGTAGATACCTTTTTTTGTAATGTGTAGATAGCAAAATCCGTAAAAGTTGGTAGCAGACAAAAGAAAGTTGGTAAAAAATTTGCATAGTAGGATAAAAAAGCGTACCTTTGCAAGTGACATAGAGATAATTTTATATTTAGGTTTTAGAATTTTTTTGATGACACTAAAAAATTAATTTAGGCGATAGGGATGTATATTCGTGAGAATGTACATCTTTTTTTTTGTGTCAAAAAGTTGGTAGAAAATTTGCATAAATCAGAAAAAAAACGTACCTTTGTACCAAAGTTATTCTATTTTGTCATTTTATGTTATTTTAGTATGCGTGACACTTTGCGGTTGCGCATATTTTTAATCTGAAAGAATATGGAAGAATTGAAAAGAAAGGACAGCGAGGAAAAGATTTATCGCAAGGGGTACGAGGATGGCTATAAGTTCCGTGGTGAAGAAATGGAAGCCAACCGACTGAAAGCGTGTGATGCCTTGACGGATGAGCAAGCCGAAAGGGAAATCTCGTATGTCACAAAGTTTACCGAAAGGAACAACCGCATACCTACATTCAGCGATTGTATAGAGGAAATGATATTTAGGGCAAAGGATGCATTCTGTTTGACACGTTGCGGAAAAAAGGTAGGGAGGGTATGCGCGGAAGGGGCGTGTAGAGATTATCGTTTTTTTTGCAAGCGGTTGGAAACGCTTTGAAAAAAAGTTGTCAGAAAATTTGCATAATACAAAAAATGTTTGTATCTTTGCAATGGGATTTGAATTTTACTCATGATTTAGGATTTTAGGCGGTTTGGGGTATTTGTGATAAATACCCCTTACTTTTTGAAAGATACTGTTTTTAGTTAATATAAGATATTTCTTTTTTCAGACGTAATTTGGAGTCGAATTGATTAGGTATTATCCGAGAGGATAGTGCCTAATTTTTTTTATCAAAAAAAAGTTGGCAGAAAGTTTGTATGTGTCAGAAAAAAGCAGTACCTTTGCAACCAAGAAAAGGTAGTTATATAATAGTAATTAATCATAGGTTCTTTAATTTACTTTTCTCAGCGGAGAAAAGCGTGGTATATAATTAAAGGAAAGCGGTGTAGTCTGTGAAGATTACATCGTTTTTTTATGCGTAATTGCCATGTTGGGATTACAAAATTGGTAAAAGTTGGTAATTTATCGAAAAAAGTTGGCAAAAAATTTGCAAATATCAGAAAAATGTAGTATCTTTGCATTGTAATTAAAAACAAAGACAAATTTTAGAACTCACGACCGAGAGAATAACAAGGTCATATATAAATATGGTAGATAACAAGGTAAAGCAAGCGTTAATGCAATATGTATGCGAAGGCATAGATAAGGTAAACAGATTCAACGGCTTTGAATCCAACTATGCAAGCAAGAATGTAATGCCTTGTGAGGTTTACGATGTTCTAAAGTTAGGATATAGGATTAAGGACACCAAGATTTTGCTGAATGGCGAGGTGGTTGGTAAGGTTATCCGAAAGTATTCAAGCCGTAAGGTACATCTTACATACAAAGAACTAAAGCCAACATTGGTATTCAACGATTAAAGAAAATACAGAAATCGCAAGGGGAAACGAGGTTTGAAGTCCTACATAGCGGTTTGGGGTGAAAACCAAGCACCTTTGAGCCACGCTTTGCGATTTCTTTACAAAAACAAAAGTATATGGAAAAAAGATGGAGAGCCGTAAAGGGCGGTTTGTATTGGTTCGTATGGGTATATGATTATGTATTCATAAACTACGATTTTGACATATACAGAATTTCTGATACGAAACGATATGAAAAAGGTAATTACTTTCGTACAAAAGAAGAAGCGCAAGAGGTTGCCGATAAGATAGAAGCAATATTTAATAAACAAAACAAAAGATAAGAATATGAATAACAAGAAAATGCGTAAGGCAGACAAGGCACTCGCTGAGGCTTTGGATTTCTGCAAGTCAGTTGCTACAAATGTAAAGAATGCTACAAAGGCGGTTGTATTGCCTACAATAGAGAAGCCAAAGGCAGTTGTAACACCAACGGTTTTCAAGCCAAAGGGTGAGGTGTACGATAACCTTACTATTGTAAAGATGGGAAAGGGTGATTTCCGCGTGGAAGCAGACGGAAAGGTGATTGATAAGCGTTTCAAGTCTGTAACACAAGCAAACGAGTGGTGCGCGTCACATCAGCGTTAGTGTATGGCACACTATAAGATAGTAAGTCGTGATTTCGAGCATATACCTTCAAAATCCGTATATAACTACAATTATTACAGACACAGAAAAACAAGTGATGTGATATTGGAAATATTACACGAAGATGAAGGTTTTGCCGAATATCACAATTTCGGAAAGACCCCTACATTCACAAACGCGGATTTCGCAAATGGTGAATTTTTGGGCTATACGAGAAGTGAAAATGACTACATAGATAGTGTAGCCGAGTTTGAAATTGACACAGAATGGACATGAAGAAAGCGGAAAAGTTGGAAGTCCTAAAGCGCGAACATTTGGGTGAGTTTGTCAAGACACGCAAAGATGTGTTTGACGAACTTTCTAATGAATGTGGTATGTTTTGCTGTTGTGGTCGTTTGGCTACGGGGTTACACCAAACAAGTTGTAGGAAATTTAATGATTGGGTGGATTCGGAAACGATAGAACGCCTTAGTTATTTAATGTAGATATGGAAAAGCAGTCAGACAAACAGAAAAATATCCGTTTGCTTTGTGAAAGGCTATTAGAAGCAATAGCAAGTGCAACAGATGGGATGTCGGTGGGTGAATATGATTGTGGTAAGATATACATACCTTCATTCAAATATATGCCCTCGATTGAATTTGACGAAGTAGATGTTGAAACTATCAAGCAAATGCACCGCGAAGACGGAAACGAAGACGCGGGTACTTTGTTGGATTGGTTTGAAGATGCAGAAGAAGAAGAAAATGAATAGAACGATAGAATTTCGCGGAAAGACGATATTTGATAGTCTAAAGCGATGGGATGGTGGCTATGATGTTCCGAGCGGTACTTTCGTGTATGGTAGCCTTGTTAAGAATAAGATGGGCGGTGATATGATACACGTTAGCGGATATACAGCCAATGGCGAGGGGTTTGACTTGATACACCTCGTAGATTCAGACACGGTGGGGCAGTTCACAGGGTTGTGCGATAAGAACAAAAGAAAAATCTTTGAAGGGGATATTGTAAGGATTTCAATGGGTCAGAAAAAACCTTTGTGTGGAACGGAATGGGAGGAAAATTACGAAGATTTGGAGGTTCAGTTCAAAGGCGGTGCGTTTAATATTTCAGAATACCAACATTGTACCGATTCGTTGGAAGTGATAGGTACGAAATACGATAGTGTATGCTAAAGTTAGCAAAACAGAATGCGAGGGAAAAATACCCTATTATCGGTGCAGATGCAGAAGTGGATATAAACACCACTTTGATGGATTTGCAGATAAAGAAACGTGAAGCCTATGTGCAAGGGTACGAAAAGTGTGCAAAGGACGCAATGGAAAAGGCACTTAAAGCGCATTGTTTGGCTGAATGCCCAATAATTGATAGAATTGCCGAATGTGCGGAAAGGGGGACGTGCGCAAGTTATAGGGCGTTCAAGGAAAAATTAGAGGCGTTGATATGGATAAGATAACAAGAAAGGATATGAATGTTCCTATCAAGGATAGGGCAGAAAGCGAAAAGTACAACGTGGCACTTGCAGACAGTTCACAAGACTATGGGGTTTCGTCTGTGTTGGAAGCCTACAAGAAAGGTGCGCAAGACCAAGAAAAGATAGATAAATGGAAAGCGCAAGAGGCTTTCTGTAAGGTAGTATGTCCATTCAGTCAATGCGAGGTTGCATTGTGCGAAAAGGTAGATAAATTCATAAAACAATTAGGAGGTTGGTAAAATGGCAGTAGCATATTTAATTTTGGGTGTTATGAGCGGTATGATTGCCGTTCTCGTAGGCATACTTATAGGATATAGGTGTGGGTATGATTCCGCGATGAAGGACGCACAAAGACGATATGAAAAATTGGAAGCGGAAAGATGTGCGGATAATAGGGGATAGTTGTGCATTAGACTTTGGGGGGATTCAAAATGTTATTCAAGGCGATAGAAAGCGGAAAAGAACACAGAAAGCCATACGCTAACAAAGGGTCAAGGCGTAGCGGTTTGTATTGTCTGTGCGATTTTAGCCATAGTTCTAAAACGTGGCAAGACCCTTGGTTTAGGGATAATAGACTTTTTGCAAATCGCAAAAGGGAGGTTAGTGCGTATTATGATATGCGTGATTCCGTAGGCTTTTCAAAATCAAGTTTCAGAATAAAGTAGGCATGAACGTATTAAGAAGATTTCTGTTGTCATTGTACTACATTGTGGGGTTTCCCTTAATGTGCGTATGTTCCTTTATGGGGGTGGTAACGCGCCCTTTGACCCTTTATATAAGTTGGTTGGCATTCGGTAGGTGTGACAGATTCAAAATATATGAAGACGTGATATTCGTTTACGCTTCTATTGCAGAATACATAAAGCCGAAAGAAAGGAACGAAAGCGATTTCTACACAAAACGGCTGAAGGAGTTGTGTGAAAGCCATCCGCAATATCCATTAGAGGTGCGCTTGTTTAATAGGAATGGGTGTATGGGTGGGTATTCTGTTGTAAACTATTGGTTGGATAACTTTAATAAGAGGATAGTGTTGATGGGAGAAGAAAAACATTAAAAGGGGTGGTGCTTTTGCATTATCCCTTTATTTTGCTATCTACACATTACAAAATTGGTAAAAGTTGGTATTTTTATGAAAAAAGTTGGCAAAAAATTTGCAAAGTTCAAAAAATATTCGTACCTTTGCATTGTGATTAAGAAACAAAGGTATTAAACAAATAAAACTCACGACCGAGAGAATAACAAGGTCACAAAGAATATGAAATCAATCAAGAGCACTTTAAGAAACTACCTTTCTTGGTATTGTGGCGTAGAAAGCGACAACGAGATAGTTGAAGAAATCCAAATGTACGGTTTTTGGGATTTTTGGGGTATCTCAGTAGAAAAGTTGGTTTCACTTTTGAATGAAGAGGTTGAAATCGTTATTACTGATAATTACGATATGGACGGTAGCCATGAGGTTATCATCAAGGGTAACGGCTTCGAGTTCGTTTTATCAGAAATGGTTGAGGCTTTCAGTAATGAAGAAATCTAATTAGAACCCACGGTCAAGGGGATATAAAGACCACAGAAGTTATGACAAGACAAGAACACAAGGCAATGATGCTTGGAAAGATTTATACAAGTCTTTGTGTAGCAAGTGCCAAAACGGTGGCACATAGCGATTTGGCAGAATTGCGTAAAAAGATAGATAGTCTTTGTGAAGAGGTTGCAAAGATGATAGAAGATGAAGAAAATAAACTAAACAAATGAGTAAAACGGACAAATCAAGAATATATGCAGTTCTTAGCAAAAAGAAGAAAGTCATATACGCTGTGAATAAAACCGAACTGCAAGCGTACCAAATCGCGGAAAGACTGATAAAAGAAAAAGTCTGCGATGATGCAAGTGTGCTTTGCAATAGTTCAAATCAACTTATGCAAAAGCGTTATGATAAGTATGTTTCTTGTAATGAAAAGTAGGCGTTATGGAAAGAATGAGAACTATCATAAATACAAGTCGTTATAATACGCGCACTTACAAAGAAGTAAAAGAAGTGCCTCACGGCTATTCTGTGTGGGGGATAGGACGCGAAAATTTCCAACATCCTAAATGTGTCCCACTATGTCAAGAAGGGGAGTTGAAGTATCATGTCAATACTGAAACTTTGAAGTTTATCGAAGTCGAAAGTGAAGAAATCGCGTTAAGACTTTTGGATGAAGCCGTTAGGCGCGGTTGCAATCGTAAAAAGTTTTACAAAATCATAAAGGAGGGTAAAGCATGAATATAAGAAAGTTAAAGCACACAGAACTTGCTTATGGAAACATGGTAGGGTATGAAGAAAGGGGCAAAGTAAAGCCTTACGAGGTACTTTACGCGAACCATAAGGATGTGCATTTGATGTGTTCACGCATACCTTTGTATTTGGCTATGCCAATACCTTTGAAGCCGAAACACCTTTTGGATAACGGCTTTATTGCAGTATGTGAAAACATATATGTGTACTATGAAGACAGTAATCAGTCTGCGATAACGGTCAGATACGGAAAGGATAAGAACAACGACCATTACTTGTTTACGTTGTCTATCATAGCGGAAAGCAAGTCTTTGGTAATGCAAATGAGTTATGTGCATGAGTTTCAGAATGCAATAAGGCTTTTGGGATTCAACAAGTTATTAAACAACCTAAAAATAAAAGAAGTATGAAGGTAAAAGCATACATAGCAAGGGACAAAGGTGGCGGTGTCTATCTTTACCACAAACGCCCTAAAAAGATGGCGATTGGTTGGTTTTCGGTAGAAAACGACTTTACAGAACTGCAAGGGGAGTTTCTGCCAAAGGGGATAAATCCGCAATGGGATGATAAAAAGCCTATTGCAATAGAAATGGACATCAAGGTGTTGGAAAAATGATAAAAGGACTTAGGGGATATAGGACGAGGGTACACACAATTCAAGAGGGTTGGGATTTGTGTTGTGCGATAATGTCAAAGGGACATGAAGGTGTTCAAAATGATAGCAGTCGTTATAACGATTTGTGTTTGAAATTCGCTTTTCGTCAAAAGGGTTATTGTTGGGTTGGTGTCTTTGGCAATAAAAAGACCTACAAGAACGGTAGTGGTTATTTGCGTATTATCAATGTGCATGATAAGGTAGGCAGAAAGAACCTAAAGGATGTCGGAAAGTCAAAATTCGCTGAAATTTTAGGCTTGGATATACGCAAAAGGGATTTGCCACGAAGTTTAAGAAACCTTAGTTTTTAACTTGTAATACTTTAGAAATATGACAGAAGTAAAAAAGAACGACTTTATGAGAGCCGTATATTATCATAGGTTGGATATAAGACCTTCAAGTGGGGTTGCAAAGGAGGGTTGTACGACCGAGTTCACACTTGGTACAGACCTTGTTTGTAGGGTTGTGACAATAACCGATTATGCAAATGGTGATAAGGTTACAACACACGTTTCTGATTGGTTTAAGAAGAAATACATGGACACAACGCCTAACGTGGCATACAGATGCAAAACGTGTGCTTTGCGCCATGATTGTAAAATCATACGCACGGACACAGATGAATTTTGTAACCTATGGAGGGGGGATGAGATATGCTCAAAAGCAATGCAAAAGAAATAAAGAAGCGTGGGCGTAACTACGGAAAGCGTGCGTTTGGACTGAATGAAAACGACTTTATATCGTTGGAATGGATTGAACGCGCGTATTTAGCAGGGTATAAACACGCTATGGAAGTAGTTTTGAAGCAGAAACAAGAGAATGTCTGTGAAAATGGGTATATGAAAGGGATAAAGGTTTTCAAAACGATTTTCGATTAAGAAAGGGGGATAAAATGAAAAAGTTAGTATTAAGTAGCGGTCAAGCGGATTTGTTGTTTACCATGCTATGCGCACAAGCAAGCGAGACAGACCCTTTTGTGATGGAAGAAAGGCTAAAGGAAAAGGGTATTGTAAAACAACCATCCACACTATAACAATAAACGTAAAATCAGTTATGAACTACAAGAATCTAAAAACGGACAAAGAACGCTTGAAGGCAATGTCGGAAGTGCCTTATACTGATTGGCATATAATTTCTGATTGGGCGAAAGAAGCGGAGAATGAGGAAAACAAAAAGCGTTTCCTTGATTATGCCAAAATGCTTTATCATGAAGAAGAGGCAAGTATTGGCGAATTGTAGGGGGTAAGCGGAACAAAGACCATGCCTTTATGTGGGGCGTGGTTTTTTGTTATCCCAAGAGTGCTGTTTTGCTATCTACACATTATAAAATTAAAGAAATACCAACAAATTACAAATAAAGTTGGCAAAAAACTTGCAAAATACAAAATTTATTTGTACCTTTGCATTGTAAAAAGAAATGACAAATAATAATCAGAACTCACGACTAAGAGGATAAAAAAGTCATATCCATTATGGATAATGAAAGAATAAAACAAGAGGCAGAGCAACACCTTTGGATAGAAAAGGTAAAGTCTTTATGCAGATTATACGACTTTTGGTATATTGAAAGGTCACGCAAGGGGGAAAAGACAATGCTTGGAAAGCCTTATTGTGGGCATTACTTTTACTTTATTCAGTATATGGATAAAGTCTTTGTAGAGTCGCACGTTGGCTCATCTTATAGGATGGATGAGTATCGGTCGGTAAAATGCCCAATAGAAAACAAGAATGATTTGGTTAGATTGTTTGCGTTTTTTGGGTTGGACGAGTTAATGGTATATTGTAGGGACTTGAAATGAATATGAAGCAAGAAAAGATATTGTTGGCAGTCGTGCTAAGTGTGTTAATGCTTGGTATCGCTTACGTTGCATACGATGGTTTGCGCGGTTTCCATACCGAGGTGTATGACGGACACGAATATGTGTTTTACGGAAACAAGCCTTTCGAGCACAAAATCGACTGCAAGAAATGTTTAGACAAATTCGATTAGGATATGGCAAAGAAAGTAGAAATAGAAGGCATAGAAGCAGTTAGGAAGTATCTGAAAGAGCAATATTTTTCGGATGAGCCTAATTTTGAAGAGATATTTGACCGCTCACTTGAAAATGATGCTTATCCTTTTTTGACACGGAAAGTAACGGTAAGCAAAGACTTGGATATGGATGAGATTGTAGGGGTGTCAGTAGCCGATGCAATCAAGTATCTTTCAACTTTGCCAAAGGATTTGACCATTTGTTATAATAACTCGAATGGTTTGTGCACAGAAAGGGAGGTGATGGAAGATACTCCACAAAAGGCTTTGCGTCTATATCGTTTGATAGGCGAAGAAGTAAGGCGTTATCATCAAGACGAAAGGGAGTTAGCGGAAAAGGAAATGCAGTTAAAGAAACTGCAAAATGAAATCGGTACGCTAAAGAAGAAAATCAAGAAAAATTAGCGTATGGAAAAAGGCAAAGGGGAAAGCCGTTGCTTTGATTGTAGGCACTTGCAAGAATCACAGATTAAGGGTGTCTATGGTTGTAGGCGTAACGTGTTTGTCGGTGCAACGGTGTTGGATATAAACACGTTTGCGCAATGTAAGAAGTTTTCGGAAAAGTAGAATATTAAACGGAAAGAACGTGGAAAAGATTAGTTATGTAAAGGCGAGAGAGTTGTCTGTTGGTAATTGGGTAATGGACGCACGCGAGGGTAGTTATGTCAAAATCGAAAGCGTGGGCACAAGCGATTACAACAGAAGTAACAAGAAATATGGTTATCCTACAAAGACGGATGACGATAACGATAGATATGCGCAAGTATATAACCCAATACAAAAATGTTCCTATAAGGTGCATTTGGGTGACTTGAAGCCTATTGCGCTGAAAACTGAAATGCTAAGAATAAATCAGTTTGAGCAATGTGCAACTGCGGTATGTGGTTATTTCTTTGCGCCCGTTTTCGATGGTAGGGACGTATTGTTTCATATAAGCGAGGACAGTTACGAAGATACCTTTCATGTCGAGGTGTTCACAGACCACAACGATAATAACTATGTATTGTTTAATGTCTGTTATGTCCATGAGTTGCAGAATGCACTAAGGCAATGCGGATGGGGATTTAGCGCGGACAGATTTAGGTTTGACCTCGATAATATCTAAAAAGTTGGTAATAAGTTTGCATATTACGGAAATATTTCGTATATTTGCAAAAAATAAGGGCAAATAAAAGTTTAAGGAAATGGGAAAGTTAGGATTAAAGGATGTCATAAGGGCGGCAGGGAGTTTATTCGCTTCACTAAGTGTTAGCGAGCCTTCGGTTGTACCCTCTTTTGTGGAAAAACCAAAACCACAACAAAGTCGCGAAGAAAAGCGTAAGTGCAAGTCTTGTAAGAAATTCGATGGTTGCAAGGCAAATCGCCACATACGACCAAACGATATTGCTTGCAATGACTATGTGAAGCGTAAGAAAAGAAAGGGGTAAGGTATGGCTATGCTTGGAAACCGCGAACCTATTACGTTTGAATTACATCGTGTGCCGTGGGATTTGGTTAGGGTTCATCCATATTTGTTTGTAGATAGCACGCCCAAGAACTACGGCATGAAGACAATGGGCAAGAAAAAGAAAAGAAGACGTTCCTAAAATGGGATGTTGGGGGAAAACTTTGGATTGGGAAATTCAAATAGAAAGGAAATAGAAAATATTATGAAGATGAAGAATAAGAAAAAGGATAACGTGCGATTGACAGATAAGAATAAAGAGTTTATCAAGGCGCACATTGAGGATATGACACAAGCGGAAATTGCGCGAAAGTTAGGTTGTCATATCTCAACGGTTATATACTATGTAAAAAAGTATTCGTTGAAGAAGAAATCGGGTCAAGGTTGCAAATGGAATCTTGCAAACGCGCAGATATTCAAGGCTATGTATAGCGGTGGCGCGTCTATGGAAGAAATCGCAAAGCATTTTGATATAAGCCTTAATAGCATACAAAGCGCACGAAAGCGAATTATGCAGTTGCACGGCTTGGAAATCAAGCGTAAACCGAAAGACCATTACGCGATAGCATATTAAACCGAAAAGCAATGATAAAATTCACGATTGAGATAAAAACGCCCAAAGACTACATAAAGGCGTTCAAGGATTGGGTGCGACAGCCACGAAAGGATAACGCAAAGGAATATGTGGTTTTCTTGGATGGGGTTGCACAAGGTCAGATAATGACCGAATTTGAAAAGTATTCTAAAGAGTCAGAAGAAAGCAAGGAACAAATGATAAAAGACCTTGCGGATATTGCTTGCAAATGTATTGCAGAAGCAACGAAAGAAACAGAGCACCTAATAAACAAGACCGCACGCCTTCTTTAATGGGGGCGTGTTTCTTTTTTGTGCCGATTTTACACCTTATATATATACAAATAAGGCAGACAGAAAAACACCCCAAAAGTGCCGTTTTTGCCATGTGGGGATGGCAAAATTGGTATGTTTACCAACTATACCAAGAAAAAACCAAGAAAATACAAAAAAATATTGAAAAAAGTTGGCAAAAAACTTGCAAATATCAGAAAAAAGTAGTACCTTTGCAGTGTAATAATTAAGAAACAAACAATTTAGAACTCACGACCAAGAGAATAACAAGGTCACAAAGAATATGAAGCAGAAGTTAGTTACAAAGCAGGTTGAGAAGGATTTGTTGAAAGCACCTCTTTATTCAACAGACGGACAGAAGGACAAGAAGGTGATTGTTAAGTTCTTCACCCCTTGGTCAAGTTGGACTTGGTACGTTTTCGAGGCTGAGAAAATGGAGAACGGTGATTGGACTTTCTTCGGTATGGTTGAGAACGAGATGGGTAGCGAAATGGGTTATTTCACCCTATCAGAGTTGCAGTCTATCAAAGGCTCATTCGGACTTTCAGTAGAGCGTGACATCTACGTTAGAAACGAGCCTTACAAGAAGGGTTTGTAATAGTCACTTAATCATTCACTTTAAGCCCTCGACACCACGGTAAAGTCATTTTCTTATGCAAGGTAGCGTTATATATTGTCAGTTTGCGAATATCGAAGATGTCACAAGTTCAGAAAGCGAAAATGTGGCGGTGGTGATAATCTTGCAAGACGGAAAGAAGCCGAAAGCAGATATGACCAAACATCTTATTGTCTATGACATGACAGATATTGACAATATGGATGAAGCCGTGGCGCGTAACGTGTACGAACTCACTTTAGGCTGTGGGTATAGGTACAAGTTAGTAAAGAAAATCGCCAACGTGTATTTTTACAAGTGAGTATCATGTTTTATTTCATAAGTTTTTTTGATTACGAAAGGGGAAACAAGGGGTGGGGTAACACCCATCCCACTTTTCAGAAAACGAAGTTAAACAGATAGAACCCACGACCAAGGGCAAAAAAAGGTTGCAATATTATGGTACATCTAAATAAGACTTTCAAGGAGGGCACAATAAAGGTTTACAAGACCCTAAAGCAGAAATACCCTAACCACTTAGTCATTATATCGCTTGCAGATTCGTATAGGGTTTGTGACGAAGATTTGGAAGTATTCAAGAAATGGATGTGTTACCTTATTGATTGCGAAACACGCCACGAGGGACACAAAATCGGAAGGGTAGGAGTTATGTGGAATGACAACTTTGATACTTTGGTAAACTATGCCAAAATGAATGTCGTTATCTACGATGCAGAAAAAAAGATTGTCACCACTATGGAAAAATTGGAAATATAAGGTACTTTTTCTTTTAGGCATTAAGATTGATTTCAGAACCAAGGAGGGCGGTGCAGACCGTCCTTTTTGCGTCTGTGGGGTATAGGAACGTAGTGGGGGTGTTGTGTTTTGTCATCCCTACATTACAAAAGTGAAAAAAGTTGGTATTTGGCTGAAAAAAGTTGGTAAAAAATTTGCATAATTCAAGAAAAAGTCGTACCTTTGCATTGTAAAAAGAAAGAAATAATAAAAATTAGAACTCACGACCGAGAGGATAACAAGGTCACAAAGATTATGTATAAAATCGTTATTTTCAACACTTACAGAATGTCAAGCAGTTACAAGTCTTTCAAGTCTGAGGCAGAGGCTAACGCTTGGTTTGAAAAGCGTAGGGAAAGCGATAAGAAGAAGTACGGCATCCAATGGTTAGAACACTTAAAGGATATGAATTATGAGTATAATTTAGGTATGGCAAAAGTTGCTGTTCAGAAGTTGTATGTTCGTCCTCGCAAGGCAGAAGGAGAAGCCATTTTAAGATACAATTAAATCTGATTAGGTTTGGGGGGGCGGTGCTTTACGGCATCGCTTTCTTTTAGTAGTTACAGAATGAAAGATAATACAAATTACATTACAAAGCATTACCTTGGTGGGTATAATGGGAATAAGCCGAAACTTGTATATCATTTAGAAACGCCATTGGGCGGTCACGAATACGCGAGTGGAAGTTTGGCAGACATTTACAACTATGCAAAGAGTAAAGGTATAAGGAAAAAGCACATCAAGGCTTTAATCTAAAGAAAAGGGAAAGGTATGGGAAATTGGGAAATCGTTAGTGTTGATTGGCTAAAAGACAAAGAGGTGGTATTTGTCACGGATTGCCGTAATGTTTACCGTGCTGATTGTCGGATATTGGTAAACACACATTTAAGCGGTGGCTATAATGATTTGAAAATCATTCACAAGGTGAGCGGATTGCCGATAAAGGAAAACGAAATGTATTTGATTAATCCGAACTCGCCAACATTCTTTTCACACATAGCCGAAATCGTGGGGCGTTCCCTAAAGGAAAACGCATTGCCTACGTTAGCGGAGAGTGTACGTTACCTAAATATAAGGTTTGGGGGTAGATACGAGTTGGGGGTGTTAAAGAGCGTGATAACGAACCTTATCAATCATAGTAACTGCAATATCGAAGGACATTCCTATATAATTTGCAAAGAGGATGGGCAGTCGGTTGTAAAGTTTCAGTATTAACAAAAAATGTAAAATATGGAAAATTCAGTTAAGTTCACAGACCTTGCAAGCACGGAGTTAAAGGTTGGTGATGTAGTCGTGACAAAAAATCGCTTTGCGTTAAAAATGGGTAGGGTGAAATCCTTTACCAAGAAAATGGTAATAGTGGATTTCGGCACGGATTCCGCATTGCTTTATCCGTGGCGTATGGCAAAGACGGAAAACCAATCAATCACAGAACCGATAGAAGGCACAGACCTTTCAAACGCAAAACTGAAAGTCGGTGACAAAGTAGCGGTGTATTACGAGCAGTTGCTAAGAATCGGCTGTGTCGTTGGCTTCACGAAAAAGCAAGTGAAAGTCACTTTCGATTTTGGGGCAGTAGGGATATGTTTACAGACCGCTAACCTACCTTATAAGAAAATGGCAAAGGTAGAAAACCAAAACATAGGACTTAAAGACTATTACGACAACATAAAAAGAAGTCTGTAATATATATAAGGTGCTCACAAGGTTTGTGGGCATCTTTTTTGCTATTTATGGGGGTGAAATGTTAAAATTTCAACAAAAGCAGAAAAAAGTTGGTGAAAAATTTGCATATTTCAAGAAAAAGCAGTACCTTTGCATTGTAATTAAGAAACAAAGTTAATTTAGAACTCACGACCGAGAGAATAACAAGGTCACAAAGAATATGAAATCAATCAAGAGCACTTTCAGAAACTACCTTTCTTGGTTGTGTGGTGTAAGTGAAGAAAACGAGATAATCGAAGAAACACAAATGAGTGGTTTTTGGGATTTTTGGGGTATCTCTGTTGAAAAGTTAGTTTCACTTTTAGACGAAGAGGTAGAAATCGTTGATACTGATAAGTACGACATGAGCGGTTGCCATGAGGTGATTATCAAGGGTAATGGCTTTGAATACAAATTAACTTGTATGACTGAGGCTTTCAGCGATGAAGAAATCTAATTAGAACCCACGGTCAAGGGGATAAAAAGACCATAAAAGATATGAATATCGGCAATAATTATTCAGTAGTAGAATTTCTTTGCGAGAATGGTGAAATGCTTAAAGACTATGTAATCGCAGAAGGTTTGACATTAGATGAGGCTATTGCTGAGATTGATTGTCAGCATAAGCAGATAAGGCGTTTTAATGGTCATCGTGGGGGTGGCGAAGTCCATGATGAGAAACTCCTTGGTGGTTGGTTTTGTCAAGGCTTTTGGTCAGAAACCGAAAGGGACAACATCATCGGTGTTTATCTGAAGGAGAAATCTTTCGGTGTAAGCAGAAGGGTAGAGAAAATGATTGAACACGCCCTCGAATGTTCAAAAAAACTTTAATTTAGACCACACGACCAAGTGGATAACAAGGTCACAAAAGATATGGTAAAGGCTTATTCAGTACACGAAAATTGCTTTAACGCTGATTTCTCAAAGGAAGGGTCAGTATGCGCTATTAACAAGCGTTATGCAGTAGCAGAAGCGCAAAAAATGGGTTTGAAAATCAAGAAAGAAGAAAACCGCTACATCTTCTTTGATAAGAATGATGTTTGCATGGGTTCGGTTTCTACCTATCCAAGCAACAACTTGAAGTTTTTCGCAACTTTCAAGGTTGAAAATGGATATGACAACGGTTTCTATCCTACCTTTGCACTTGCTTTCGGTCATGCAGTCGGAAAGATTTAACATACTCATTAAATTAATTGTTTAGGTTTATTTAGAAAAGGTGTTTGTCGGTATGATAAGCACCTTTTTGCTATCTATGGATGGCAGAAAGGGGAAATATGTACGTTCCTATAAGTGGGGTTGAAAAAAGTTAGTAAAAAGTTTGCATATATCAGAATTTTATAGTATCTTTGTATTGTAATTAAGAAAGTAGAAAGAAAGGAGTAATAATGAAAGACTTTGCAAAAGAATGGAGTGAAGCGGTTGTCAAAATGGCAAACACCCCCATCTATCCGTATTATGTAGCATTCTATAACGCATATAATCGCGTTTGTGATATGTCATTAAAGACATTTGCAACTATCGAAGAGGCAAATGACTTTGGAAAGGCACACTTAGGCGATTATCCCGATTTTAAGAAATTCAAGGTTGAGAAAAGGGGTTTTATCTATATCCCTTTAAGTATGAAAGATTTAAGATTTGAGGGATATAAAGAAGGACAGTTCTTTAGTCTGAGCGGTGAAGTGGTGGGGAGGTACTACGATAAAATTTGAAAAAAAGTTGGTAAAAAATTTGCATATATCAGATTTTTTTTGTACCTTTGCATCGTAATTAAGAAACAAACATTAGAACTCACGGCTGAGAGGATAACAAAGCCACGGCAATATGTTATACATAACGTACTACACAAAGGCAAAGGATAGAGATAACGCTATCGAAGTGATATGCAAGTATATCAACAATCGTACTGAGTATAAAGGTAAGATTGCGCCTATCAGTAGCGAGAAAGATATGTTTCGCGTTGAATTGCATATAAGGACATGGGATGAGGTTGTGTCTATGACAAAGGCTTTAGAAAAGACTTGTAAGCGTAACGGCATAGAAAAACTTGTTACCTTGGAGGTCAAATTCAATATGTAGGTCGATAAAACCAAGTGGCACATAAACAAACTAATAACAAGCAAATCAAAATATGGAAGTAGAAAAAAGAAAATATGCAATAGCGGAGGTGACTTTTGAAAAGGGCGTAAAGACCAAGTTAGAGTTACGCGCTAAAGAATTGCGTGAATCAGTCGCGCGAAACTTGATTAAGGCGATTGCAGACGAAAAGAAGGATTATCTGTGTGTGTTTAGGTGGTACAATGAAGTCAAGCAGATAGAAGGCTGTTATATGGCTGTTGGCAGTCAAAAGGTTGTCGGCTATTACGTTTGTGTCGGCAATACAACAGAATCGCTGTGCATTTCAAATCCCACCGTTGAAATATTAGAGCATGGGCGTATGTTGTCGAGTGAAGTAGAACCGAATATAGGAGAAGTTCCCTTTGACTTGCAAGAATCCGTATCGGAGTTGTATGCGATGAGATTTATGGGTAGGCTAAAGATAAGGGAAATATGCGAAAAGTACCTTGATTCTATTGATGACATACAAGTGGGTGACATCATTAGTGGCTACGAATTGGGTACGAAAAGAACGATAAAGGTAACAAAGAAAAGGCACTATCATTTAACAGATGGCGCGTTTGGTGAAACCTTTGGCACAATTTTGGGGGATTTTGGATGGGATTATGTTGGTGTTGCAATTACCCCAAAGGGTAAGGAGTCAAAGGCAAAGTGCAATAAGTGTAGCCTAAGCCAAAACCACGTTGAAACGCTTAATGGAAACCTTTATAACAATAAGGTAAACGAGAGTTTCTTAAAGTTGCTTGAAAAAATGTATGATAGGCTCAAATGAATAGAAACGTATTGATAAACGCCCAAATGGGTGATAAGTTGCTTTTCAAGAATGGTCAGATGGGTGTATTCGTGGAAGGCTCAAATGGCGAATACGAAATATTGCGACCATACGATATTATACCATTTCCCTATAACTGCATGGGTGAGCCAAAGGATGGGGACATGGATTGGGAGGTGGTTTCCACATATCGGAAAATACCACAAGACAAATTGAAAGAAAAGGCAGTAACCTATTTGCGCGAAATGTACGGACTGAATGAGGGTGAAGACTTGGATTTTCAGTCTGTTGTAGGGGTTTTCTGTGATGCTTTTCAGAAAGGATTTAACTTTAAGGGCAAATGATTACAAGTGTAGAAATAAAGGACAACACGCAAACACCTTACGGCTATATGCGAAACTTGGAAGCATTGGCAAATGGTAAGGTTTACACGTTCAAAAAGGGCGTAAACGTGATAGTCGGAAAGAATGGATGCGGAAAGACAACGCTACTGAAAAGTATTTATGACTTTTGTCTTTGCCGTGATAGCATAGGCTCGAAAGCACCGAGAAAGGCTTTAGACATGATTCACTTTTTCCCTATATCGCTAACAGAAAACAACACCCTACTTGATGGCGTTAAGGTTAAGGCTGATTATTTGGGTAAGGTGTATCGTTTGATGTGCGAAAGCGAACTGAAGGACAGCAACGTATCTGACAATATAGAGAATGTTGTGCTAAGTATGGATTTATCGGCTTCGTCAACGGGCGAGAAAATGATTAATGCCGTGGATTTCATGCTTGGTGAGTTGTTTAACGAGAAGAAAAGCCATAAGTTCCCTATTGAAAAGTTGGCAGAAATGAGAAATGATGCTAACACAACGTGGAAAGAAAGGATTAAGAACCTTTTGGGGTACTATAAGGAAAATCGTATAGAAGTGACTGATGCGGATTTCGAGTTTACGGCACTATTGGATGAACCCGACCGTAACCTTGACTTTGAAAACATTCAGTCAATCTATAACATTTTGCGTAAGCACAAGAAAGGGTTGCAGATAATCGCGGTAATACATAACCCTATACTCATATACAAGTTAAGCAAGTGCAAGGGCGTGAACTTTGTAGAAATGACTGAGGGGTATGTGCAAGGTATCTGTGACTTTGTAGAAAAGTGACTCTCTTATATCATGTTTTAGTAACTATATTCATATTTTGGTTAAGGTGGCATAACCCGTGATGGGCGTGTGTCACCTTTTTTATGTATCAGATTGCAAAGTAGGGTTAGCAAAATCGGCAAAGGAACATAACAAGCAAACAAAAGCAAAAGAAAAGCAATAAAACAATGGTAAAAAGTTGGTAGAAAATTTGCATAGTTCAAGAAAAATGCGTACCTTTGCACTAACAAATCAAATAACGATTAAGATGTATGGATGGAAAGAAAATAAACATCCTTGATACAGAAGCAAAGAAGAACCTTTTGGAGTTGTTCTTGCAATGTATTGACAAAAAGGAAAGTGCGTATATCGTCATTGAAGTGGATAAGGATTACCCCAACAAAGCCGAGGGAGACCTTGCTTACAAGGTGTACTTTTCAGAGGGCGGTAAGCCATTCAAGGATGGTATCAAAGTAAAGATTAAATCAACGCTTGGCGATTATCAGTCGGAGCACAAGTCTTACTATGACGCATTGGTGGAAATCTACCGAAAGGTTTACGAACACCACAGTATTCACATGGATTTCTTGTAACATTCTATTTTGTGTTCAAATAGTAAGGTGTGGCGGTCAGTAGGTAAATAAATCCGAGTTGTAGGTTTGACCAAAGCACCTTACAAACGGCTGTGTAGTTCAATGGATAGAACGACTCTCTCCTAAAGAGTAAATCTCAGTTCGATTCTGAGCGTAGTCACAATGTTTTCATATTCTTTTGATTCTTAGCAAAGTTGTGATGATAGGGGCGCGTATGCCTATGGTGTGCGCGTCCTTTCTCTTCACAAAAAAGTTGGTAAAACATTTGCATATATCCGAAATGTTTTGTATCTTTGCACCGCAACAAACATTTACGGATAATAAAAAGGCATTTTCTATATAAAATCTATTTATAGACGTGTGCTTTCTTGATGTGTAAAACATTCTATTCGTAGATGTTTGTTGCAAAACACAGAAAGGGGCGCACGTTTCTCCTCTCTGAAAAAATAGAATAGAAAAATAGATTTATATATAGAATATGCAAGCGGTTTTATACAGAAAGATTTTAAGCAAGGAGTTTAATTGCTTAACAGAAGTAGCAAAGTTGGTGTATTGTTTCTTTGCTTCAAAGGTGTATTATAACGAGGTTGGTTTTGATTCTCGTTGTAATAACAATGGTTTACAGATTTTGAAGAATGATGATTTGGGTACTAACCCTAATAGGGAAATGATGCGTATCACAAATGCAAAGGTGATGGAAAGCCTAAATATAACAGAACCCAGTCTTATAGAAGCCAAAAAGTCCTTGGAAAGAAATGGATATATCAAGGGTGATAAGATTTATGTGACAGAAGATTTTTATAAAGGGGGGTTCGTTCCTTTGCAAATTAAAAGCGGACTGCATGGGGGTAAATTAATCTTTCTGTCTTGGTATGTGCCTTATTGCTTGAATCATAACAATGCAGACTATTCAACCGTTGAGCAGTTGGCTTTTTATAGTGGTATAGATAAGCGAAATGTCAAACGATATATTAACGAACTTACAAAAAACAAGTTTGTCGTAAGAGAACGTGAAGGAAAGAAGTATGTCACAAGGCTTGAAAATACGACTTTTTGGATGGAAGGGGATTTTCAGTATATAGAAACAAAGGCAGATAGAGAATACTCGCAGTTTGTGAAAAATGGGCATACGAAACTAAAATGTGCAAATGCTTAAAATTAGGTACTTAAAAATTGGTACTTAAAAACTTAAAAATTGGTACTTAAAGACTAAAAAAATGGTACTTAAAAACTTAAAAATTGGTACTTAAAAACTTAAAAATTGGTACTCCACATATATATTATATATAATAATAATAAGAATATTAATTTATGTATTAATGTATATGTTAAGTCAATTTGAAAATTGACGCAATAAAGAAGCCATACAAAGTTTCTTTGATTAGGAGAATATATCCTACGTTTTGCGGAGTGAAATCCTACGTTTTACGAAAACGCTTATGTTTGGTTGCGCGTGGTGCGCTTGCATCCTACGGTGGGGCGTAGGTTTGACGCGAAATCCTACGTTTTACGATATTGGGAAACTTTATTCTTTTGCGGTATTTCAGAGAAACAGACCCAAAAACTTTATAAAATCGCGTCTTTTTAGAATTTCATAAAGTTATTTTCTTGCAATATCACAAAGTATAAAGTTTTTGTCGTGTTTGCCTACCTTTCTTATAAGGGAAACGGATTATCCGTACCTACTTTTCTTTGCAGAGTGTTAAAATTTCGGCTTTATACAAAAAAAGTTGGTGAAAAATTTGGCGGTTTCAAAAATTATTAGTACCTTTGCATTGTAATTAAGAAACAAGTTTAATTTTTACCCACGGTCGAGGGCATAACAAGACCACAATTTTTATGAAGTGCATCAAGAGACTTACAGAACAAAGAAACAGAATACAAGAGTGGCTTATCAACTCAAATTCTTGGCAACGCCATCCACAGATGTACAAGTTCGTAGAAAACACTTGGAGAAGGTATGTTAAGAATATCGAGAACCATGAGGGTAAGAAACTTAACGATTGCGGTTTTCATAGCGCATTCGCTTGGAAGCCAATACCCAAAAGCGTGTATATGGCTAAGTAATACCTTTAAGACTGCAAGGATATGGAGAATGAACTTACGATGATACTTTTAACAAGCAAGTATCTTAAACTGAAATTGTGTGTTGCAATACCTATTGTGAAAGCAAGAAGGCTTTTTGGTAGTCTGTCACCACTATGGGAAATGGAAAACGACTACAAGCGCGTGGATGAGGGCAAAGAACCTTTGATATTCAGCGTTCAGCAGTTACAGAACATCAAGCGTTATCTGATTGGTAGCGGTGATGTGTGGGCAAAGATAAGTTAGTATAAATGCCATAAGATAGAATGCAACCTACTACGTTTCGTGGTGGGTTGTTTTCGTTTGTGCGTTTTTGTGTCGGCACATAGGAACGTAGGGGGATTATAGCGTTTTGCCATCCCTACATGACAAAAGTAAAAAAAGATGCACTATATACAAAAAAAGTTGGTAAAAAATTTGCATAATTCAAAATTTATTACTACCTTTGCAATGTAATTAAGAAACAAAGTTAAATATTAAAACCCAAGGTCAAGGGGATAACAAGACCACAATAATTATGGTAGGACTTTCAAGAGAACAGAAAATTTTCCTAAAGGGTTACGAACCAATGAACGAGCGTTTTACAAGTGACGAAGAAATTGCTATGATAGCAAGGTACTTAGGCTTGGAAGGCAAGAATGGTGAGAACCTTTGCAGAGTTCGCAACGAAGTTGTAGAGTTTTATCACGACTTGGAAGACAAGTATAGGGCTTTGACAAATTCTTTCAATGATTTGGCTTGGAGAACGCATGATGCTATGATGTCGGTTACGGCTGTTATAGACCACTACAAAGTTAAGGTTGGTCGCTTTGACCTTGTTTAACCCTTAAAAGCGAAAGGATATGAAAAAGATAGACTATGTAATCGCGCCAAATTTTGATGAGGCTGTGGAAAGAATGATAGAAGTCTGCAAAAAGGAAAAGGGGATAGACTTTTCTGTGAAAGCGGATATAGTGTCTAAAATGACAGATGGTAAGTTATGCCACATTTGGGTACACACAAACGTAAGAAATGAAAGTTTGCGTTTGGCTTTGGATTCAAAGGGTAATCTTTCGATTTTCAAATGGTGTCGTATGTGGGTGGCTGTGGATAACAACTTTATAAACATCGCTAACAAAGGGTAAGGATATGGAAAAGATGTTAGACCTTTGCGCACGTTTGCCTTATGGTGTGAAGGTTTGCGCGTGTGGTAACAAAGAACATACTGCAATACTGAAGGGTGTAATTGGTGACGAGTTCTTTCTGCAATTCGACTACCAAAAGACAGAAGTCACAAAGAAGGCTGATACCTACAATATCAAGGAAATCAAGCCATATTTGCGTCCTATGTCGGATATGACGGACAAAGAAGAGTGCGAGTTATCAAAACTTGTTTTGGAAGTCGAGGGGTATGAAACCGATTGGTACTATAAGCACCATTTCGATTTTCGCGGTTTGATTGCAAAGGGTGAAGCCTTGAAAGCACCAAAGGGGATGTATAACTTTGAATAACTGAAAGAATGACAGAAGAAGAAAGAAAACTTTTGGTGACAGACCTTTGCGCACGTTTGCCTTATGGGGTTAAGGTGTGTGATGATATTGGTAGAACGTGTGAATTGACGATAGGCAATGATGACTTGATTCGGATGTACTATAAAATGGCAATGGATTGGGCATACTGCAAGCCATATCTGCGTCCCTTATCGGATGCGACAGAAGCCGAAAAAGGCGAATTGCTTTCGTTGAACAACTGCGAAAGTCTTGAGTGGTTTGATAAGGATGAGATTTGCTTTTATAGTATGTTTGTGCCATACGAAACCCTTAGTGTGGTAACAGAATGGTTTAACGCGCATCATTTTGATTGGCGCGGACTGATTGGAAAGGGTTTGGCTTTCGTTGCGCCAAAAGATATGTATAAAATCGAAAAGTAAAGATAATATGCTTACGAAAGAAGAAATTCATTTAATTAACGTGGATTACTCCGCGCGAATACCCTACGGCTTGAAATTCAGTTTTAAGCCTAACGAGAAAGCGGAGGTTGCAATAGGCGTATTGGGGGATTCTATCATTTCAGAAAGTGATAAGGGGGGATTCGCTCAACACACGTTACAAATGCACAAGGCTTATTTGCGCCCTTTGTCAAGTATGACGGATAGGGAAATAAGCGAGTTTTGCTGTGTGCAAGGAGGGTATGGTGTGATAGTCAGTAGGGTTGTACGTTCCTTGAAGGAAAACAGCATTAGGGTAATCTTAGCATATAAAAACGCGAAGGGGCATGACGAGGAGTTTGACATTATGATTGATGCAAATATGTGTCTGAGTGGAGAAATGTGGGATTGGCTTAATGCAAGGATGTTTGATTATCGCGGTTTGATTGAAAAGGGGTTGGCTTATGTCGCTCCGAAAGATTTGTATAAGTTTGACAAAACAGAAATTGTATGATTGTAGAATACGGCATAATGAGTAATAAGTGGGAGGTTGAAGCCGAAAGCAAACTAACGGCTTACGCTACCATTATATTGACGCAACGCCAAAGCGTTAATATGGTTGTTATCTATAACGAAGACCTAAAGGGTGATAATTGGGCGTTTTCTGAAAGCGTAAGCAAGCGCATAGGTGAAATCTTTGGCGGTGACATTAAGGACTTTTATGGTTACTTGGATAGTCATGTAGAAGAAATCCGCAAGGCTTCAAAGACAATAAGAAAAATCTTGTAAGGCTATGGTGACAGAAGATAGGGAAATGTTGGCAAAGGAACTAAGTAGCCGATTGCCGTATGGTGTCATGGTGTCGATTGAACAATACGATGGCACAACGATACAACGTAAACTTATCGCTGTTCACTACAAAGGCTTGGAATCGTCTTTGTATGTAGATGGTATAGAAGGGTTTATGGTAGAAGAAATCGCGAATGTCAAGCCGTATTTGCGTCCTTTGTCGGATATGACACAAGAGGAAAGCGAGGAGTACGAAGACTTGAAAATGGATATACGCGATAAGTTGAGGGATTGGAAATGCTACAAGTTGATACAATGGTGCAATGCGCATTATATTGACTATAACGACTTGATAGGTCAAGGAGTCGCTTTGGTTGCGCCAAAGGGTATGTATGAGATACCCAAACGTAGGGAATTGCCTTATTAAAGGGGCTGAAAGTATAAAAAAGTAAAATAATACCAAAAAAGTTAGTAGAAAAGTTGGTAATCTGCAATTTTTTTACTAACTTTGCAACCATATAAACATCAAAAAATATGGATTTAAGACTGAACTTAAAAAAGCGGTGGTACGAAATGATTGAGTGTCGTATCAAAAACGAAGAATACCGCGTGATAAAAGAATATTGGATAAAAAGGCTTATTGACTATGCAAGGTATGAAGCCGATAAACGAAAGGATAGCAGTATCAAAATGGATGATTATATCAAGAATTTTGACACTGTTACGTTTGTCTATGGCTATACCAAGCGTACCATGCAGTATAAATGTAAAGGTATAAAGTTGGGTTACGGAAGTCCTTATTGGGGCGCGGAAGTAGGGGAAAGATATTTTGTTATCAGTATAGGGGAAAGAATCGCATAAACTATGAGTGGGGGTTGTTTTGATTATAGCCAAAGGCGAATACCTTATATCGTTGAAAAGATAAACCGATACATAGACGGTGAAGAACTGAACGAAGAAGAAGTAAGTGAGGTTTTATCATCGGATTGGTACGGAGACGATTATAAGGCTTATGTAAAGGCGCACAAGCATACGCCACCTAACGAGTATGGTTATTCAAAGGAAACGATTGAAGAAATGCGGAAAGGTGTGGAAATGCTTAAAAAGGCTTATGTCTATGCCGAAAGAATAGATTATCTTTTGGAGGCTGATGATGGTGAAGCGGAGTTTCACGAAAGACTTAAAAAGGGATTGGGTGATTTAGATAATTATGAGGATAGTTAGCGTATGCAGATAAAAATTATACCGATTGACATATTTCTTTCTGATGTCTATATACTTATTGGTGCAGAAGAAAAGGACTTTGCCGAGTTCTATCAGAACAACAAAGTGTGTATAACAGAAGACGAAAGAAACGCGATTGTTGCGGATATTAAGAACGCAGATTGCAATAGTGTGACTTATGCGCTTGATAGTGGCGCGGAGTTGGTCTTTATCCGTGAGGGTCACGATAAATACGAAACCGTGATAGACGAAATGCTCCATGTTGCAATAAAGGCGGTGGAAAGGTGTGAGATTAATGACACAAATCATAATGTATGTGGTTATTTGTGTGCATGGCTTATAAGGCAATATTATCGAAAGTAAGGCTTGAAAATAAATAAAAACAATGGAAAAGTGTAGTAAGAAAATCATTTTTGCCGATTTGGATGGTACGTTGATAGACACAAACAATAGTGTCACCTCACCATTTCCAAGGGGTATTTGGGATATGTCGCTAAAGTTGTATGTGTGGGATGCGATTAAGAAATTGCAACCACAGATAGTATGTATAGTGACAAACCAAGGTGGAATTGAAAAGGGTTTTGTCAATGAGGAAAACTTTGTCAAGGGTAAAATGGCTTATGTATGCCGTGCGCTTGCTGAATATTGCGGATGCGAGTGTACGTTCAAATATTGCAAGTCGAATGACAAAAGCAACATGGACAGAAAACCCAATGTGGGAATGTTGGAAAGTTTCAGCCGTGAGTATTTCTTCAATGAAAAGGTGTCAGACCTAAAGAAGAAAATGCTTATGATAGGCGATGCAAGCGGTTTGGAAGGGCAGTTTTCCGATAGTGATAAGAAAACAGCCGAGAACTTTGGCATAGACTATATGGATGTCAAGGATTTTGTGCTAAATGTATCGGATTATTCCGAGAATGATTAAAGATAAGAATATGAAAGAAATTGTAGTGCCAAGAAGCGTTTGCCTTAATTGTGCATTCTGTGTAAAAAATACGAGTGGGATTCACATTTGCGGAAACGAAAAGGAGTGTGTGGATATGTCCGAGTTTGTGGATAAAGACCAAGACACGGAAAACCGCAAAAAGGAAATCTTACAAGGGGAAAGTGAAGATACCGCTAATGTGTCCGAGGCAGAGCGTCTAAAGGTGATTTATAGCAAGAAAATGATTACCTTGGATGAAACGGCTTTGCTATTGGGTATGAGTAAGGCGTATCTTTATAAACTTACTTACGAAAGACGAATACCGCACTACAAGCCAATGGGCAAATTTATCTATTTCGATAGGGAAGAGGTCGAGGCTTGGATGCGTAGGGTTAAGGTGGAAGTTGTCAAATAAACCCAAATAGGGAAATTATGGATAATTTTACAAAGCAAATGGAAGCGTGGAAGAAACAGCCTTACAAGACTGATGGTGAGGGAAAAGTGATAACCAACGGTGATGAGTTAGCAACACTACCAAGAAAGGTAAGGAAGTATGTGGAAACACGCATAAGGAAAGGTCGCTCAATAGCATGGGATGACTTGGAGGGTATGTTATAAACTTAGTGGCTATGTTAGACAAAGAAACTGCAAGGGCGCGTGTCGCAAATATCCTACAAGGGGGCATTAAGAATGTTACGCCAAAGGCTGAATCAATGGCGCGTGCTATGGCACAATGCTATATTGATGGCTTCAAGGATTGTTGGGAGTTGCTAATGGGTGAAAAACTCGAAGCGTGATATTTAGCCTTTTTCCCTATGTCTGTTTCGTAAGATATGGATATGGGGCAAGGCTGAAAGTGCAACAGATAACAAAACATAAAGGGCAGAATCATGAAAAAAAGAATAGCAAACAAATATTTTAGCCAAATAAAAAAAGGCAGAAAGAATGTTAGGCTAAAAAGCAAGATAGGCAAAAAAGAAATGATATATCTTTATGAGCACAGAAAAGATATATTCCCTAATGATGTTTGGGGTAGATTGCTGAAAATGGTTGCTGATAGCAAAGGGCTATTTGGGATATTCACCATAAATCTAAAAAAAGAAATTTAATATGAAATGTTCAGAATTACAAATAGGGGATTATGTACGCTTAAAGCGAACCAATGAGATAGTTGGGGTATTCGAGATTGATGGCGATAGAAATGTCATTAACAACGAACCCGATGGCTATTGTAGCGAAAAGAATATTGCCGTTGATGATGTTGAGCCTATCACACTAACCCTCGAAATCCTTGAAAGGAATGGGTTTGAATTGCGTAATGGTTTTCTTTATCATAGGATAGACGATAAGCCACATCATTATGATTTCAAGTTGGAAAATGGCGGTGTGTTTACCTCTGAGGGTTACACATTACAATGTTGCATATATCATTTAACTATCAGATACGTTCACGAACTGCAACACGCTTTGAGATTGTGCAGATTGAATGATTTGGCAGACAATTTCAAAACAGAGGAAAGATGAAGGAAACTGCATTAACGCTTGCACAAATAGAAACTATCATAACGGGGTACAACGATTCGCCTTACTATATTGGCAGAAACATAGTCGTACCAAATTGTAATTGGGGTTTCTTGAATCACGAAGCCGATTTGCTCGTACTGACAAAGGCGAAACGGCTTATTGAGGTTGAGATAAAACGCTCTTGGTCGGACTTTTTGGCAGACTTTAAGAAAGCACACACGCATAATGACCCAAAGTTAGGATATTTGTACTATGCCGTGCCTTATTCGATAGGCGAGCGTGTGTTTAACTTTCTGTATAAAGGCAGATATGATTGTCGTTCCCATGTTATGTATTCGCATTCGGAGGTCGAGGGGTACACAGACAACAACCCACACAGATGCGGACTTATCATATATGCAAGCACAGAAGAAACAAAGATGATTACTAAGCGCGTGGGGGTGTGTTGTATGAATGTAGTTGCACAGAAGATGAACGACTACAAGGTAAGCACAGAAGAAGAATTGAAAATCCTACGTTTGCTTGGTATGCGTATATGGGGAATGAAGAAGAAGTTGGCAGAGTACCAAGTTGAAACATCGTTGTTAAAATGAAAACTGAATGATATTTTGCAGACATTACGGCATAGTGAAAAACATATCGTGTGAAAGATGCTACAAAAGCATGGATTCCACGAAATGTAAATACATGAAAGCGGATATATGTTATAACTGCCAACATCGTGTAAAATCCATAGGTTTGTGTGCGAAAAGCAACACCCCTACGGATTTATGGGGTAGTTGTGATAGTTTTGAAAACAACAGACAACAAATATAAAATGGCACAGCAAAAACTTAAAATTCTAATAGACAATTTCGCACATAGCAAGGGCAGAAGCAAACTCACCGTGCTTGATGACTTACTTTCGTACATAATCGGTTTCTTCGACCCAATGGGGGGAAAGATAGATGGATGGCAGTACACGAAAGAAGATAACGCAAAGTTCCACGAAATGATGGCGGAGTACTTTACCGAACTATCAGAAGAAATAAAAAGCCATGATTGGTGCGATTTGTGGGGGGACTTGTATATGTCGCTTATAACAAGCGGTGACGGAAAGGGACAGTTCTTCACGCCAAGCAATATCTGTGAAATGATGGCAGAAATGACGATTGACGCAGAAAGCGTAAAGGATAAGGGTGTGCGTACAAAGTTCGGTGAGCGTGTAACAATAAATGATTGTGCGTGTGGTAGCGGACGGTGTCTGTTGGCAGGTGCGTCAAGGGTGGCGAAGTTCACAGAACGGAAACCCTATATTGTAGGTGAGGACTTGGATGCTATGTGTTGCAAAATGACTGCAATCAATATAGCCGTGCATGGATGGTTTGGCGAGGTGGTGTGCCATGATACGCTTATAGAGCCAAACGATATGCGATTAGGCTATATCATAAACGAAACAATGTACCCATTCCCTACGAATGTTCCAAGCATACGCAAATGTGGCGAGCCTAATACGTTTCTGACTTGTCGTATTTGGAATCAGAAAAAGGCGATTGCAGAAAAGGAAAAGGCAGAAAGCAAGTCAAAGGCAGAAGCAAAGAAGCCTTCTGTACCAAAGGAGAAGAAAACTCCAAAGTACACACAATTAAGTTTATTCTAAAAAAGTGTTAAAATATTTGGTAGTTTCAAGAAATATTCGTACCTTTGCATTGTAATTAAGAGAATAAACAAACTTTAGAACACACGACCAAGTGAATAAAAAGGTCATAGTATTATGGTAAAGGAAAAGAAATTCAAGGTATGGGCGGTTTACTTGAAGAGTTGGGTCACGGTATATGACAGACTTAGAAAGGAGGCAGTACATAGGCGCAGATTTGCCTTAGAATACCTTGCTACAAGCGAAAAGAGTGCAAAGTCAATCTTTTATTTCGATGGTTCATGGGATGTAACAAACGAAGTAAGGCTAAAGGAAATCGAGGTTTCTTCTTTTGAATTGTCTGAAATGATGGACGAGTTGGATAGGGGGACTTTAAGGTGCGTAAAGCATTACGATATAGAAGAATTTGAAAAGTTCTTTGAAACAATGCGTGGGGAGTAAAATCCCCACATAGAACAAACCTTTTAAGTGTAGTTTAGTGTAATTGACAAAAACGTAAACACTATGAAGATAAATGTGCAAGAATTGAAGGGTTACAAAACACTTTGTGACACGGAAAAAGAAGCCGAAAGACTGCAAGAGCAAGCGATGGAAATGCGAAGAAAGGCAGAAGAAAGGCTAATAGAAGCAGAAAGAATCAAAGCCGAGGTGATAGCAGATGAAATCGAAACGAAACTAAACCTAAAAGTAGGTGATATAGTGAAATTTTCTTTTGTTAGAAGAGATGGGCAAATGATAGAAAAAAAAGGCGTGTTCATTTCTGTTTTCTATGATAGATTCTATAAGGTGTATTGCCCTACCGTCCATCCGATAGGAAACAAGGGCGAGGTACTGAAAAAAAGTTTTGCACAATGGCATTTGCCATTTCTTAATTCTGACGATTTCAAAGTGGAAGTGTTAGGACATATGAAAGAATTTGATAAACATTATAATTCTAAATAAATACAAGTTATGAAAATACCTTATAAAGAATACGCTGAATACGAGCGAATCAACGAGTGTATAGAGGTAATCGAAGCCCACAAGGAAAAGATTAAAAGGCTTAACGAGGAGAAAAATAGCCTCTATGAAAATGTGCTTTTCCCAAAGTTGGAAAGCGTGTTAGGTATCAAGAAGGGTGATATTATCCGCATTTCTTCAAAGAACGGCAAAAGCAAGAATAGTCTAATTAATCAAGTCGAAGGCGTTTATGATAAGATGGAAATCGAATACGGCACTATTTACCCACGCCTTTTCAAGTTGAAGAAAGACGGTAGTAAGGGTAAGATATACGAGTCAATGTGGAAAACGCCTTGCATCAATCCATACAACCAAATGGATTACGACTATGAGGTGGAAATCTTAGGACACATAGAAGACTAAAGGGGGTTATCCCCTTTAGTTGTATCTTAATGCAGATGATTTCAAGGTGGAAGTGTTGGGGGTAAAACTGAACACGAATATTAAAAGCAAGTAGGAAATGAAGTTGGATATAGAAAACTATAAAGGCTATAATGCTTATCGCAAATGGCACGAAAGGGCGCGTGAACTTGAAAAAGAAGCGCGAAAAGCAGAAAGGGAAGCGAAAGCATTCCTAAAGGAGATAACATTCCCCTTGATTGAAAAGGAGTTGGGTATAAGGAAAGGTGACATAGTAAGATTTATCACGCATCATATCTCAAAGGACATAAAAGAGGAAGTAATCGGTATATACGAAAGAATAGAAATCCAAGATGAAAATTTCTATCCGTATATGTGGAAGATGAAGAAGGATGGTACAAGGGGAAAGCAGACTTATTTTTTCTGTGATGTACCAAAACTAAACACGGAGAATTGGGATATTAAGGTGGAAGTGTTAGGACATTGTAAAGATTAAATCGAATGAAAATAAGCAAAGAAAGGCTAAAAAGGATTTGGGGTGTTCCCTTGGTGCTTAGAATACTAAACCCATCGTGGAGTTATTGCGAAATCTGTGGATTGCCTTGGAAATACGCAGAAAACCATACGGTGCAGTTGGATAGGTACGAGGGGTGTTTCTGTGTCTGTGAGCATTGTTACCAACACGCTACGGATGAAAAGTTACGCAAGGCATATCAACGCACTTGGAGGCGTTATTGGACAGGAAACACAAATCATCCTTATGGGGATTTTGTTCGCGTCTTTGAAAACGATATAGAACAACGAAAGAAAAAGAAGAATGGATAAGGAAAGATTATATTCCCTACTTAGGAAAAAGGGGTTGAAGTTAAGACACATTGGTAACTTGTATCAAGTGCAAAGCATATTCAAAACGGTGTTTCAGACGCATTCTTTAAGGGAGGTTTGTGCATTCGTTGAGGCTACACATGATAGTTACACCTTATATAATACGTTTCAGCATTGCAATAACGTACAAGCGAAGTGTGCACAGAAGTACAACAAAGTGATATATATGTAGCATTTTTGCCATGTAGGGATGGCAAAATCAAGAAAAATGAAAAAATATTGAAAAAAGTTGGTAAAAAATTTGCATATATCAAATAATTGTTGTACCTTTGCATTGTAATAAGAAAGAAACAACGAATCTAAAACTCACGACCGAGAGAATAACAAGGTCACAAGAATTATGAAGAATTTGGTTTTAAGTTCATTCAATAAGGCAGTCAAGAAGGCTAACGACCTAAAAGAGGACAACAACATTACTTTGGCAGTCGTTACATTGGTGTCTTTCTTCAAGAAGAATGCAGAAACAGAAGAGGAAAAGTGGATGCTTGCTGAATGGCAGAAGGCACTTGAAGGCATCGAGTCTATCCATCTTTACCTTGGTAGCATTACAACAGAGTTGATGTCAATACGCCTAAAGTTAATATACGATTTAGAGGATTTCGTTGAAAAGAACTACGGCAAAGAAGTAAGAAACAAGATAAACCGCTGTTTCTAAGAAATGCGGTTTTCACGATAAAGGTTTGTAGGGGGTATTCAAACGACCCCCTCCTATCTTACAAAAGTGGTTCGAGGGGTATCGTACATCGCCCTTCTTATCACATACACAAAGGGGATGGAGCAAAGGTAGTCCCATTATACGACAGACAACGTGCGATAGTCTGTGTATAGCCTTGTAAGCCTTCACCCCCTTTATAATATACCCAAATGTCGTAATGGTAGCCGAGTCGGTCTCAAACACCGATGCTGAAAAGCGTAAGGGTTCGAGTCCCTTTTTGGGTACAACACGATAGCCGATTATCTTTCGGATTTCCCTTCGGATGGTTGGCGGTGTTCAAGGTCAGATAAGACTTAAAAATCGCGAGTTGGTCAAGGTAAAAGACTATAAAACCTTCGCACGGAAAGGGGGTGCGAATTACAGCCAAAAAGCCGAAACCTAATAGTGGAGGCATCCCCAATTTCACAAGGTTATGCGCTACCTTCGGCAATGGTTTGTCTCTGCCTTGCGCTATCCCACCCAATCCCACCAAGGCGGTTTTCCCCAAGCCTTTGGGTGCGCTAACCTTTGTGAAAAATAATGTCCTATGGTGTAATGGTAGCACAACAGGTTTTGGTTCTGTTTGAAAAGGTTCGAGTCCTTTTGGGACAACAATATCAGAGCAAGAATATTTCAGCATTATAATTAGTTTAACAGGTTTAACATACACCTCCGTCTGTGAAGATATGGGTGTTTTTTTTATGCGTATATTCCTAAGTTATCATTAGAAACAAAGTGAAGTAATCCGTATGTATTTATTTGTGTAAGTGCGTAATATGGCTTAACTTTGCAAATCAGAAGTAATTTATTGTTTAAGCAAAAATAAGTCATATGGCAAATTACAGAAAGTTTATTTATGCTTCAAATAGCGGTGGTACGTTGGACGGTACGGCTTATGCCACAGAAGCCGAGAAGTGGGCGTATATCGTTACACAAGCAAGCACGGCTAACGGCAAATGGTACAAGACCATTATATTCCGCGAAGCCACGAATGAAATATACAATAGGGGGAAGGCTTATGGTCTTTCAAGTGCCGATGCGTCACGAATTAGCGCGTTGGAAACTTGGAAAATCAACTTTGATGTTGCAAGCCAAATCCTAAGTGGTTATAGTGTGGCACAAGAGAACGCGCCAATTTCCGCGTCAGACGATATAAAAACCGCCTTTGGTAAGGTGCAGAAAAGTATCAATGATATAAAGACGGAGATTGGACAAAAGGCAAAGGCGAACACGGCAGGGCAAGGCGAGCCTTCAAACGCGGTTTCGGCTACGGGTCTTTACAAGGCTATTGAGGACGGAATTGTGGAGGCGGTTGCAAGGGTTGTTGCAAATGCCGATGCAGATTTTGATACGCTAAAAGAGGTTGCTGATTGGATTAAAAGCGATGTTACGGGTGCAGCGAAAATGCAGACGCAAATTGCTACACTTGTAGCCGATGCCAACACAAACGGCTCAGTCGCAAAGGCAAAGGCAGACGCGCAAAGTTATGCAGACGATAAGGTAAACGCACTTGACCTTGCATCAAACAATGCAAACGCGGTTGCTACGGATGCAAGCGGATATGTAACCACGACACTCAGCCAAACAAACGGCTTGATAAGGAATGAAAGCGTAACCGTGGTGTACGGCACGTTTGCAAGTGGCGCACAAGTGGTTGCTAACAATGGTATCGCTACGGTCGAGGGTGTAAAGGCTTATATTGATGTCGCAAAGGGTAAGGCAGAAAGTTCCCTTCAGCAACTTGTATTCGCTGATGTTACGATTGATTACAATTACGATGGTGACTTGCGAAATGATGTAGCCACCCAACTTGTAATGAATCCGATTGTTATAGACGAAGGCGCAACATATGAAGAAGTCTATAATGAAGAAACGGGTGAGTACGAAGAAGTAGAGGGGGAACATATATATAGGGAGGATTCGTTCTTGTTAGGGGGTAATTCTTTATATGTAGATAGTTACGATACGCATGACGAAGACGAACCGATGTATGTTGAAGTAGCGATAAACGGCAGTTATGATTTCCCCGAAATTTACGTTACCGTAACCACCGCAACAATGGCAGACCAAGAAAACGACTATCCTACAAGTGGTCTCGCTATTGCGTCAGATGTCTATAACTATTTCTCAACGAAGATTTCCGATTTGGGGGCAGATATTAGGGCAGAACTTGAAACAACCGAAAAGGTGGTTGCAATGGCACTAAAGGAGCACGAAGATAGGATAACGGATATAGAGGATTGGGTGGAATGGTAAGGAATAATCAATAAAGTTCATTATGGGCAAAATGAGCAAAAAGGAATTGTGAAACGAGAACAAAGTAGGAAATTTTGCTTATCTTTGCCGAAATAAAATCACAAGGTAAATTATGTCAAGAATAAAAAAGAAGATACACGTTGCGGATATTGCTACGTTGGCAAACAAGAAAATGTCTGCCAATGACAGCAATACCTCGTACACTTTGGGACTTAGCGGTGAAGTCACGAATGGTACGCCTGATGTGCTTTACCAACAAGTCGTATTCATTAAGAGCACGGGGCAGATTTGGACGCACGGTCACCTTTATGGGATTACGGAATACAACGAATTGGGAAACAAACCGATAGAAGTTAGTGAAAACAACGGATTCGCTTTCTTTGCAAAGGGTAGAAATGCGACAAATACAGCATCGGGGTTAAATTCGTTGGCACAAGGTCAAAGGAATTTAGCATTAGGCGATTGTACCCATGTGGAGGGTGTGGGAAATACAGCATATGGCGAACAAAGCCACGCAGAAGGTGGCGGTACGATAGCATATGGAGAAATTTCACATACAGAGGGGCAAGGCACGGTGAGTTATGGAACAAATTCGCACGCAGAAGGTGGAAATTTGGAATATGAAATCCAAGCAACACGCGCTTATACAGAGGGGGGGACAGTAATTTATGTGAACAGCCCAATACTTGCGCGAAGTCTTGTTTACAAGACCGATAACACCGTTGTTGAAGTATTACAATGTGTTTTCCAAGAAAACGAGGGTGATTATAGGCTGTTACTTAGTGAAGGCATAGATGAAAGTTTAGAAGTGGGCGGTACGGTTTACGTTAGTCTTTGTGCTTATGGTAATTGTTCCCATACAGAAGGTTTCCGAACTCATGCGTCAGGTCAGTATTCGCACGCTGAAGGTTTGTACACATATACTACGAATAATGCAGAGCACGCCTGTGGTAAGTACAATGTTTCCGTTCAAAACAAGACCTTGTTTTCTGTTGGTATAGGTACAACCGAAAATAACAGAAAGAATGCTGTTGAGGTCACAACTGAAGGCTATGCCTACATTTTAGGTTTGGGTGGCTATGATGGTACAAACGTAAGTAGTCAGAACGTAAAGCATTTGGCAACGATTATCAATGAATTGGCTCAGACGGTGGCAACACTTAGGAACAACATGGAGCAAAATGAAATCGTTACTGCTACGGCTATCAACAACCTACGAAAAGAAATCGAAAGAAACGAGTTGGTTGTAGCAACTGCATTCGGCAATATGCGTAAGGAAATCGAAAGCAATGAGTTGGTAGTTGCAACGGCTTTGGGTAACATCCGTAAGGATATTGAAGAAGACGAGTTGGTAACTGCTACGGCAATAGGTAATATCGGAAAGGATATTGAGAATAACGAGTTAGTAGTGGCTACTGCTTTCGGTAATATGCGTAAGGAAATTGAAGATAGCGAAAAGGTGGTCGCAACAGCCTTTGGCAATGTCAGAAAGGAAATCGAGAATAACGAATTGGTAACTGCTACGGCTTTGGGCGATGTTCAAAAGAACATAGAAAACAATGAGTTGGTAACTGCAACGGCTTTGGGCGATGTTCAGAAGACGGTGGAAGATAACGAAAAGGTTTCTGCTACTGCTATAAATGACATAAACAGTAGATTGAGTTAAGAAAAAGATAGTTTAATATTAAAAGCAAGAAGAAAATGAAGTATTTGAAAATTTTTGAGTCTGAGTACGATTACGAAGAATTTGCTTCGGGCGAGGAGTTCGTAACACCAAATGTTTCAATAGTTGGTAGTGATGATGGCAATGGGAACTTTGAGGTTTCCAACGTACACTACACACCAGCGACCGTAATACACGGAAGTTAAGAAGTAGGTAACATTTAACAAGGAGGGGGTGATTTTTTCTTAAACCGAAAGTTCGTCAAGTTTCTATAATTTGACGGACTTTCATTAAAACACTTAAAAAAATTGAAGAAATGGGTTATAAATCATGTATTTTGACAGCCATTAAGGATGAGCGCGAATATTTGGAAGAATGGATAAAGTACCATTTGGATTTTGGTATTGATTACATTTGCATTATTGAAGACTATGACAGCGAAAGCCACAAGGATATAACCGACAAATTCGGTGATAAGGTGGAATTGGTAAACGCGAGGGAGTTCCTAAACGAAGAATCCTTTAAGATGGCTTTACACCTAAAGACTACAAGGGGGTGCAATCCGCAACATTTGTATTTTAATGTCGGATTGGATTATATCAAGAAATACCACAAGGAAATTGATTGGTGTTTCATTATAGACAATGACGAGTTTTTGGCTTTGCAAGATGGGGAAACATTGGATGGGGTTTTGGATTTGTTCAAAGACTACGAAGCCTTTTCTATGCAATGGGAGTGTTATGGTGCAAACGGATATGTCCACAAGCCTAACTATGGTGACAAGGGCGTGGTGGGAACATATACCGAAAAGATGAAAGGTATTGTGTTGGATATGCCTACGGCTTTGATTAAGGCTTGCTACAATATGCACACCTACAAGCAAGGGTATTTTTACAGCCAACACCGCGCCACGCATCAATGTAAATGGTGCAACACGGATTTTGCGTTTCAGTCGTTTTTGCCTACATACAGCCACATATATATCAAGCACTATATTACAAGGTCATTGGAGGAGTATCTGTGGAAGAAGGAAACAAGGGGTTGTCAGACGCGAATAGATACGCATTTGGATTTCTTCTTCACGATTAATCCCGATATGGCAGACAGAAAAGAAGAGTATATAAGGGCGGTGCGTAACGAGGCTTTGGTTGCAACGCTCTATTCTTCAAAGTATTCAAATGGCGATAGTCTTAGAAAGCGTTTGGATGCTTGGAAAAAGAATTGTACTTTTAGGTATCGTTTCTTGGTTTTGGGTGATGCGGATGAGGAATTGTCAAAGGAATATCCGTGGGCAGAGTTTATCTACAATCCTACCAATGGCGCGAAAGATGAAAACGAAGAACGAAAGAAGACCTTTGTAAGAAATTACTTTAGTTCTTATAAGGATTTCGTTTGGGTATCTGAAAATTTCGTGCCAACAAAGCCTTTTAAGTTGGAAGAAATGGAATTGATACCGATAGAAGGCTAAATAATCTATTATCATAAAGACACGAAAGGGCGTAGGGCTGATATAGTTTCAGTTTTGCGCCCTATTTCTTTGCTTTCGTAAGATAAAGATTCACTTAAAACAAGATGAAACAAGTTAGCATTAGGAATGTTGCGGTTAGGAAAAGTATTGTTATCTTTGCAACATAGAAAAACACAAACACGCATATGCGTGAAAATGCGAGTATATAACCTTTAATAAATTTATTATGATAGCAATTACAAACAAAGTAGCGTTACGAGCCTTTGCTGTTATGATGGCAAAAGGGTATTCCAAAAACACAAAATCTTTGGTGACTAACGCAAAAAAGATAGAGGCTTATGTAATGGGGGACGCGGAAATACCGAATGCGGTAGATAATCCAAGCGCAATGTTGCAATGCTTCGAGAAGATGTTGGATAGACAGAAGGATATAAAGCCTTTAGAATTTAATGAGACTGAGATTTTCAAAAAGGAATAAACATAATCAAAGTATCGGAAAAACACAGACCTTGATAAAATACTATATAGGAAAACGTAAGATTGGCTAATCGAAGTGGTAATTAATTTAATTGTGTAACTTGTAAAAATCGAAAAAAATGAACGAAAAGGAAGGTATCAACATTCTGCCAATTATCGGAAATGGCGGAGGTATGGATTCGGCTACTGCTATGGCTATGGCTAACAATAATCCTTGGATGTATTTGGTTATGCTGGCTTTGTTCGGTGGCGGTGCATTTGGGAACTATGCTAACAGAGGCGGTGTCGGTACGGCAGCACTTGACATAGAAACCCAAAACAAGTTGAATAGTCTGCAAGCGCAGATTAACGATAACAATAACAACGAGTGGGCGCGTGAAGCAATTCAAGGCAATACGTTTGCAATCAGTCAGTTGTCACAGAGCCTCAACGTGAATTATAACGCTTTGTCTGCCGCTATTGCGAATATCACCAATAGCATCAACCAACTTGGTGCGCAAAACGGCATGGGATTCGCAGGGGTTACAAATGCAATCAACCTTGGAAACCTCAACCTTATACAGCAACTCAAGGACTGTTGTTGTGCGACCCAAAAGCAGATTCTTGAACAAGGTTATCAAGGGCGCATAGAAACCATCAATCAGACAAACGATTTGTCAACAGTCATGAGGGCTGAAAGTGGTTTGGTTCGCGCAGAGGTGGCAAGTTTCCGTCAAGCGTGGGAAAATTCACGCTATCAAGATGTGGTAGCGGATAAGCAACGCTTACAGACAGAACTCGACTTGATAAGGACACAGCAAGGAACATCGGCAGCGATAGCACCGATAGCGCAAGAGGTACAGAATCTAAAGTACCAACTGCAATCATTCTTTAGTGCCTATGGTGGTGTCGCAAAGACAACCGCGCAAACAGGTGGTCAGTAAACGTGTGTAATATCTGTATATAATGCAATCCGAGGGGGTAGTGTAAAAACTACCACCTTGGAAAGTATAAGAAGATAGGGGGTATAAACTATGAGCAACGTATTGTTTAGGGATATGACCGTGGGCAGTCCTATATATGCCCTAATAAAGAAAAGTGACGAAATCCTATATTCCGAGGGTTCAGTAGTCACGGTAGGACAACAAAGGGTAGAGGTTCAGCAACAACAGCAGAACACGTTCCCACTAACGCCAAGCGTGCAAGCATCAAGGACGGTTGTGGATGTCACATACTGCATTGACGGAAAGAATTACACGGACGCGGTGGATATAACGGCTTATATGTTTCCAACGGAAAAGACGGGCGCGGTTACGTTGGTAGCAACAGACAAAGAGCCTATTGTGCGCGAATTGCGTGCCACGTTGAAGAAAGCAGAAGACTACTTGAAAAGCGTGGAAACAGAAGTCCCACGAAATCAGAAGAAAGTAGATGACTGCAAGACATTGATAAGCCTCCTTGATACGGAATATGCGGAAAAACAAGAATGGGAAAACCGCATAAAGAAGTTAGAGGACGGAAGCGCGGAAACGCACAAGTTATTGAACGAGATATTAAAGAAACTTAGCAAGTAGGGGGAAACGGCATGAAGGAAGAATTTAAGAATTTGTACGATTATATCATACATTCAGAAGACGAAGAAAAAATGCACGTTTTGGGGAAAGTCACGAAAAGCATGATGCACAAATTCATTGACAACTACCCACAACAAGCAAGGGAATATCTCGATATGCTACAATCCGTGAAGTGGCACAACTACCTAACGGATAGTGAAGCGGATAGGATAGTATCGGAAATGATGCCCAAACCATCGTGGACGCGCACGGTATGGGAGGGAATGATTGGGAAATTCGGCTATCAGTTATGCGAAGAGCCGTGTTACAACAAAAACGCCTTATTTGTCACTATGTGTATGATTTCCTCAGATTCAAGTGATACTATTATGAATATGTTAAGTGCAAGCGGTGTGGAAATGGATAGGGAACGAATGTTTGATTTCATTTATCACCTCGCCCTTGACAAACTGAAAGATAAGGATAAGGTATATGATATACGAAATTATTTCAAACTTTAATTAAATTTTATTATTATGCAGATAAAACACATTGACAAAAACAGCATTAAGCATTTTGGTGTATGCTTTTTGCTATCTTTATTGCTTGGTACGCATGGCGTGGCTATTGCGATAGGTGCAAGCGTAACAAAGGAATATGACGATAAGCACGGTTATGGTCATTGGTGTTGGGTAGATTTGGGTTTTGATACCCTTGGATGTATTGTCGGCTACCTTATACATTGGCTCGTTTTTAAGTATGTCCTTTGAATATAGGGGGGTGCATAAAGCATCCCCTTATATATTTATAATAAGGTGTAAGGCGTTATTATACCAACTTTTTGCAAACTACACATTACAAAAATGTGATATTTCAAGAAAATTACAAAAAAAGTTGGTAAAAAATTTGCAAGTGTCAAACATTTGTTGTACCTTTGCATCAGAAATCAGAACAAAACCGATTTCAACACCCAAGGGGATAGGGGTGTAAGTCATCCCCACTTTTTAACTTCTTAAACTTTTTTAGATATGGAAAATCTTTCAGTTACAAACGGTACTCAGTTTTTGGATTTCAAGGATGTTAAGGTACAAGACATCACTATGGAGCAGTTGCGCAAGACCTATAAGGAGATTGATGGCAATACGGGCTTACCTAACTTTGGTATATACCATTTTCAACTCCTTGACGATTTAAGCGCAATGTCAAAGGAGGTCGGCTATGAAACCGAGATATGGGATTTGTTCGCGGCACAGAACAAAGATGGCAGAACGCCGGGGGTTACACTTTGCCCACGCTTTGAGGAGCAGTATGGCGAGCGTGCCGTTGAAGCGCACACACTAAGGCGCGTGTTTGCGAATATCCGCATCAAGGATTTCGATACACAAGAGCACACAACCAATTTGGCGGTTGCATACCATCAAAGGGGCATCCAAGTCGGTTTTGGCACTAACGTAATAATCTGCCACAACCAATGTATGCTTGCAAAGGATAAGTACGCGAGCACCTACGGTAACGAGAAAATATCCGTACCAAGTCTGATAGACACGGTTAAGTCGTGGCTGATTGACGCGCGTCACATTGTCGAAACAGACCGCAAGCGTATAGAACGCATGAAGGAGATAAGTGTCACAGCGGACGAGACACTAAGGCTTATCGGTATGCTTACAGCCGTAAGGGTAAAGCATGATAGCAAACACTTTGTGGGTGCGCCCGATTATCCGCTTAACCAAGCGCAGATTTCGCTTTACACAGAAGACTTGTTGAAGCGATACGAAAGCGCACAAAGGCTTTCGGTTTGGGACTTGTACGATTCGGCTACCGAACTTTACAAAGTGAAGACTTTGGATATGCCACAAGTCCTACCAATGAACCGCCTTATGGTCGAGTTCTTGGAGAACGAGTTTGAGTTTTAGTAGTAATATATTAGTTAATCATTAGGTTTACGGATGGGGTAGCGTTGTGAAACGCCACCCTATTTTTTTGTGCCAAGGCGGTGCGTATAGGAACATTATGGGAAATTAGGGGAAATTAAGGGGGGATTTCCCCTAAATCGTTTGTATTTGGTATATAGCAAAGACCTTATTGTGTAAGAGTAAGATAAGCCGAAAGCACCCACAAACAAGCCGTATGAAAGCATATTATGTAATAAGGTGGTAAGTTGTAGGACAAAGTATATAAAAGCCGTAAAAACGCACAATTTACACCGCTTGAATTTTGCTAAAGTAGGAAAAATCCATTTTTTTGAAAAAAAAGTTGGTAAAAAATTTGCGTAATTCAAAAAATATTTGTACCTTTGCATTGTGATTAAGAAAATAAGTTGAATATTAACCCCCACGGTCAAGGGGATATAAAGACCACAAAAGATATGAAGAATTGGAAGGATGTAGAAACAATTTACAGCGTAGTAAAGTGTTCAGACCGCGAAGGTAGTGCTTCACACATCTATAAGTACGGAAACTTATGTTTCAAGTTGCATTGCATTAGCCGTAATTCAAACAGCGAAACGAACCTTTACATCCGCAATTCAGACGGTGCTTTCGTCTTGGTTGCGACAAACATTGATTTTAAGGAAATCAAATTTGTTGAATACCATCTAAGCAAGCAAGAGAAGGAGTCTGTTTTCAAGCATAACGAGGTCATCGTCAAGTGTTGGATTAGAATGGTTTATAAGGATATGGCATGAACATAGACAACAGAATCGAAGAGGTTGCTGAATCTTTGGACGAGATAAGCACCTATGCTAAAGATAGCGATTATTATGTGCACACAAGCAACGTAAGGAGTCTGTTGGCAGATATGCGTAAAGAAACATTAGCGGTTGCTAAAAAATGGATAGCGTTGAAGCATGGGGAAAAAATGCGTGAATACTATCTAAGGGACTTTGCGGATTTTGCCGACAGAAACCGATAGTTAATGATGTTCCACCTTTTAAGAATTAAGATATGATAACAGAAAAAGAAAATGGTGTAAGGTTCGGTATAGGAATAATGAACCAAGACCAAAAGCAGAAAGTGCAAGCGATAAGGCGTTTGATACGCGGAAAGCAAACAAGTTTAAGTTACAATCGGCAAAGGGTCGCGGAGTTGGAAAGCGATATTTCCGCTTTGCGTCTGATGTTGGAAAATCAGATAAAGAATGACACAGAAACAGAAAAAAAACCGTAAGGAGTTAAATAAGGCTTACTACGAAGCCAATAGGGAAAGGTTGTTGGAAAAGGCGCGTGAAAGAAGGGCGAATAAGTCAGCAACGGAAAAAAGGTTGTATCGTCATGCCGTGTATCTAAAGCAGAAGGAAAAGGGGTATGACGGAAACGCTACATATTCCGCTATGTCGGAGGAGGAGCGTAAGGCGTATAACAAAAGGCGTTACGAAAGGAACAAAGAAGAAATCAAGCGCAAGGCAAAGGAAAGGTACGATAGCATGACGAGCGAAGAGCGTGCGCGTTACAATGAACGGAAACGCCTTGCAAGGAAAAAGAAGCGAAAGAATGGCAAAAACAATTAATGCTACATATATAGGGCGTAAGCAAGTAGCGGATATATTGGGGGTTTCAGTCCAAACGGTTTCCAACTATGTAGAAAAGGGCTATTTCAAGACAAAGCGGATTGGGAACATGGTGTATATAGACAAAGAAACCATGTTTGATAATCTGCCAAAGGTCGAAGAGGTTGCGACACTTGATAATGCAATAGCGGAAAGCAGAGAAGAACTAACACGGAAACTCCATGAATATCACGCACAAATTCAGTCGGTGCAACGTGCGATTATGGGGGATAAGGGCGGTTATTATCTGACTGCGATGAAAGACCTAATGAGTGTGATAAGTGGCATGGGGATAAAGGTTGATGATGACTATATGGATTTGATGATACAATTCTTTTCGTCACAAAAGACCTACAACCCAAGGCGTTTGCAGAGGCTATCACGACAACTAATGACGGTTCGGTTGGCTAAGACTTTGCGGAAAGCATCAAAGCGTATTAGCGAACTGCAAGAAACGGAAAGGCGTTGTGAAGAACTGAAAAGAAAGACAATCCTACAAAGGGAACATATACACACCTTGGAACTGAACCAAAAGAAGTTGGCGAAAAGGCTTTGCGAGTACGAGTTGCGTGAAAAGGTAAAGTTGGCAAAGCGTGGGGATAAAGTCAAAATCGAAAACGCAAGGGCAGAATATGCTATAAGTGGCTATGACATAGAAAAGGTGCAACTACTGAAAACAAGGGTTAGGGAAATGAACTTTTCCGTTAGGGTTCTGAATTGCCTTAATTATGCGGATGCCAACACAATAGAAGATGTTGTAAGACATAATAAGACGGATTTCTTGAAATTGCGAAACTTTGGAAAGAAAGCGTTGGGCGAGTTGGATGATAAGATAGAAATGCTTGGTTTGCATTTCGGTATGACAGACGAAGAAATAGAAAGTTTCAAGCGTTTGTAGGTGAAGAAATCGTAGGGGAATGAACCCTTACGATTTTTTTGTGTCTTTTCTTGAAAAAAGTTGTCAAAAAATTTGGTGGTTTCAAATATTTTTCGTACCTTTGCATTGTAATTAAGAAACGACAATAACTTTTAGAACTCACGGCTAAGAGAATAACAAAGCCACAGAAGATATGAAGATTAGAGAATACAAGAATGAGTACTACAACGAAAAGAAGTCATTCTACGAAAACCTCATGAAAGAAGAAGGTAAGATGCTTAACGTAAAGTATCTTAAAAAGGAGTTGGCGCAACTGAAAAAGCGTTACCTTTTGGTAGAAAGCGGTGCGCAATTATTCGCACAGAACTTGGAAGACGTTGCAAAGGCTGAAAAGGCACTTGAAAGATTGGGCGGTCAGTACACAGCCGTAAAGGAGGTGATTGACGAAGTAAACAAGCAACTTGCAAAGATGTTTGTGGATATAATGAGCGCAAAGTAAATATTTCAAGCATCCCCTTATAATAAGGGGGTGTTTTTTTGCGGTTTTGGCAATAAACACACAAAAATGATTTTTTTTTGAAAAAAAGTTGGTAAAATATTTGGTAGTTTCAAAAAAAATGCGTACCTTTGCATTGTAATTAAGAAAACAAGTTAATCAATTAGAACTCACGACCGAGAGGATAACAAGGTCACAAGGTTTATGGATTTGAATGGTTTGAATATGGCTGTTGAAAACTATGAGGATTTCAAGTGTAGCGTATCACTTATTAGCAAGTTGCTTAATAAGCAAGGTGTTTTCAACATGGTAAAGACACGCAATTACGCGGATTTTGATTGGTTTCTTGCAAGTTTCATGGTGGATGCCTTTGGCGGTGATGCTTATATGGTAGGTTGCTTGCAAGGCAAATGGTATTGTGAGAATTTCACGAAAGGCACAGAACGCGAGTTTAAGGATAGTTTCGAGGAGTGCTTTGATGGCGTTTCAGATGCTTTGGTAGAACTATTCAAAGTGCGCAACACACAAGAACTTTGCGACTTTATCAATAGTCAGAATGAAGACTAAAAAAAGTTGGTAAAAAGTTTGTGAAAAATTTGCGTAATTCAAAACTTTTTCGTACCTTTGCATTGTAAATAAAGAACTGATTAGAACTCACGGCTAAGAGAATAACAAAGCCACCGAGATATGGGGTATATCATCGTAAATGACTACGAATCATTCAAGAGTTTTGCAAATAGTGTAAGCGTGGTGCTTAAAAAGCGCGGTATTTTCAACATTGTAAAAATCAGAGAATGCAAGGATTGTGATTGGTTCTATGCCGACTATATGGTGGATGCTTTTGGCGGTGATGCGTTCACGGTCGGAAACTATCAAGGCAAATGGTATCGCGAAAATTGGACAAATCATAATGGACGCGAATATATGAAAAGCCTAAAGGATTGCTTTGGTGGCATAGTCGAGGCTTTACAAAAGAAGTATGCAAGCCGTGACTTGGATGGACTTTATAGTTTCGTCAATAGTCAGAATGGAGACTAAAATACATTTAATATATTAACATTTCAAGCGGAAGGGACAACCGTAACAAACTGTCACTAATAGGGTATGAAGCCAAAGAATCGTGTGTTTTGCCGTGATTGTGGGCGATTAAAAATGCTATTTGAAACTGAAAAGAAGGCAATGACTTTCTTAAAGTTCAATGCAGAAGAAATGCAAGAAAACGGACACGCGCCACAAAGGGCGTATTATTGCGAGGCGTGTGGTGGCTATCATTTAACAAGTTCACAGAAGTACACACACAAAAAATCGCTAACGGAAAACATTATTGATAAGTACCAAAGCGAAAGGGCGCGACTGAAGGAAATTCGCGCAGAAGAAAGCGAAAGAAAACAGAAAATCACTAAAGAACTGAGGGACTTACGAAATGCGCTTGATAGTGATTGCATAGATAACGCCATGTATGAAGCCCTAAGAAGTCAGTATGACGAAATTTGCAATGGGGGTGTAGTACCAAAGGCGCGTAAATTGCGAAGGGCAATAGAAAACAGATTTGAGGAGTTATGCGGAAACGCAAAAAGGTAAACAAGAAAAAAGGTGTAGGGCGTTTGGAGTTTAGGCGCGAGGAGAAAATCCTTAAACTTGAAATCCAACGCCTAAACATAAAGTTAGCAACGCTAAGAAAACAATATGTCGAAAAGCGCGAAAACGACTTTAACGAAACGTGGGGTGTAAAACGTGGTGATAGGCTTCACATAGAAACCTCACATTTTGCGTATGATGTATGCTACCAAGGCTTTGTCTTTGATTTGGAAGACGCAAATCTTTACTGTACCAACTTATTGGATGATTGCAGTAGGGGAACGATGCGGAGGTGGATTTCGGGGGTTGTGAAAAGCGTTAGGCGCATAGATAGCAAGGAGTTCGCCAATGAAAGGAAAGTTGAAAGCGAATTGGAAGTACAAAGTAAGCGCGTAAAGAAGAAAAGCCATAACGCCAAAAGGGTGTTAGGCGAGATAAACGAATTAGAAAATGAATAGGTATCAATACAAGCGACTGAAAAAGGGGGACGTTATTCTTCACGAAAGAAGACGTTACGAAGTAAGAAGAAGGGATGAAAAGGGCGGTTTCGTGGTATGTTCCGAACCCGATGGGCATATCGTCTATTTCCTTTATCACCTTTGCGATTTGATAACACCGATAAATTAATTAAAAAATATATAGAATATGCTGTTAGATAAGATTTTTCACTTTGACAAGAAAGTGCGTCAAGAAGTGACACAGAAAGAAAAGACTGAGTACAAGAAAATCGGTTGTATGAAACACCGAAATGGTCACACATTGTATTCGTTCAACGTAAAGACGGGCGAGTGGAAGATTGCCGATGTGGTAGGTACTGCAACCATAAATTACAATGGGACAGTAGCAAAGAACAAAAAGGTTACGATTGAAAAGGATTGTATCTACATTGAGGCTTTGAACTTGAAGAACGCAAAGAAGCGTTTGATGAGGGATTATGTCAAGAAAACAGAGAATGCTTAACACGAAAGTATGGTAATAACTGATTTCTACGGCAATTTTCCCGATTTCCTTAAAAAGCGCGAGAAAATGTTTCAAACGGAAACGGAATTGCAAAAGCAGTTGGAAGAGCACCGAAAGCACATAAGGAAAGTGCATGAAATTATGTGTGGAAAGTTTGCCCAAAAACTGCCTATTCCGTTAGGCGCAAAGGTTCAGTTGTTCGGATTGAACCGTTATGGGGAGAAAACTTACATTGTAGGCTTTTATAGGGGGTTTAAGGTGCATGGGGGCAAATATCGTACCAAGGGGGATATAAAGATATTCCCTTTGATTGCCAAAGTCCTAAAGGGTGGGACGGAAAGCGAGGTGTGCTATACCTACGATGATATGATAGATATTAGCAAGCCTTTCGATATACAGATTGCAAATTAAAAAACTTTGTAAAAAGTTGGCGTAAAGTTTGGAAAGTTGGTAGAAAATTAGTACCTTTGCAACATATTTTAAGAAATTTCTATGACGCAGAAAGAAGCGGACAGCAAGTATATGCAAATGGCGCATATATGGGCAACATCATCCAAGGCTATAAGGCGCAAGGTTGGTGCTTTAATGGTCAAGGATAGAACTATCATTAGTGACGGATATAATGGAACACCGAGCGGATTTCCTAATTGGTGTGAGGATTACGTTAGCGATGGCGTGGTTATCCGTGCAAGGTCACAAGCAGAATTTGATAGGGCGGTCAGAAATGGGAATATCCTAAAGACAAAGGATGAGGTTTTGCACGCGGAGGCGAATGCCATTACAAAGGTAGCCAAAAGTACACATAGTAGTGACGGTGCTACAATGTACTGCACGGATGCGCCTTGTATTCATTGTGCTAAGATGATGGTACAAGCAGGTATTGTGCGTTTGGTGTATGATAGGGATTACCACGACACAAGCGGTTTGGATTTGCTGAAGGAGGCGGGCATAGAAATCGTTAAATTTGAAAATTCGGAAAGCAATGGAGAATAAATTAAGAAAAGTGCCACATCCAAAGTTGCTTATGGTGCAACTGAATGACGATGTGGAAAATGATTCATATAGTCTTTCGTTTTCAGACGATGGACTCACCTCGATAGACCCTAACGTGTTTGACGAAGAAACAAAGGAAAGGGTGCTAAAGATTTTTGCTACGGCATACGGCTATTTCAAGCAAAATGTTGGTAAAATTCCAATGATTTAGTTATGGCAATAAAACCACAAATCGGTGATTGGTTCACGTTCTATGATACGTTGGATTCCAAAGTAAGGAAATGGGAGGTGTCAGACTATGCCAAATATTTCAACGTGAATATTGAGGGCGTGGTTTTGTCAAGGTATTTGCTTTCTTGCAATGGATTTAAGCCGTATGGTAGGGGACATTGTGTTCTTTCGCAAAATGGCGTGTGCGTAATAGTGGCAAATGATATAATGGTGGTAAGTATAGAGGGTAAGGCTCGTAGTATTCTGCCAATGCCATATTATGTGCATGAATACCAACAATCATTGAGGGTTTGTGGTTTGTCGGAATTAGCAGAAAGATTTGAAGTAAAAGATAAAAGCCCAATGATTTAGTGCTTTTGGCTTATGGATAATACAAACAATATAAGACCGCAGATAGGGGATTGGTTTAGTTTCCATGATGCTGTGGATAGCAACATAAGGCAATGGACGGTGTCGGATTATGTAAAATATTCCGATGAAGGAATAGGTGTTATGATTCTTACGCAGACCTTGCTTTTGCTGAATGGTTTCAAGAAAATAGATGAAGGGTGCTATCTGTACCACAAAGACAATATCAAGATATGGTTGTATAGGGGTATGGATGTATATACGGATGGTGGGAATTTTCGTTTGCCTTTCCCTTCGTTTGTGCATAAATTCCAACAGAGTCTAAGGATATGCGGTTTGGTAGAATTAGCGGATAATTTCAAGGTTAAATGACAAAAGAAGAATTAGAGAAAAACAAAGACTTTATCCTTGCTTATGTCAAGGCTAATGTCAAAGAGGGGTGGATATTAAACCCAAATGAGAAAATCGTAAATGGTATAATCAAAGGACTTATACGCAATAATGGCGAATGCCCATGTCATAACGAAAGCGAGGAGAAAAATTGCCCTTGTAGCGGTTATCGCAAGGAAAACCACTGTTGTTGCAGTCTGTATTTGAAAGTTAGCAATGTATTGCGGGGAATGCAAAAAGTTTAAGTACGAAGATATAGAAGGTTACGGATTTTGCGGTGGCGATTTGAACGCCCCTTGCAGATGTTCGGACAAGTGTAGAATAAATAAAAAAAAGCATAAAGGAAATGATAAAAGACCTTTTAAGTAAGATTAAATGCTTTAATGGCGAGGCTTATGTCAAGTTAGAAAACGGCTATCCTTATTACATAAGGGGATGTGCAGGCGGTAAGGATATGTGTATCAAGGCTTGGAAGTTGTTTGGTAACGTGTACTTTTCGGTAAGAAAGCGTTATGTAAACGGCTTTTCCGAATACGGAAAGAATAAGTTATGTGGTATATTCGGTTGGAATAGCCAATTTGAAAAGTTGGTTGTGATAGCAGACGGAAGCAGTTACCACATTGAGGATATGCCTTGGATATTGGTTGGCGAGGGGTGGCGTAAGGTTGTAGGTCATCCACAAGTCGTTTTCAATACTAAAACCCTAAAGTATTACGGCTTTTCACACCGTGCGTGCATGGGTTTCGGTGTAGGCGATATGCTTTTTGATATTGGGCACGAAACCGAAAAGACGAAAGTAATGTACTGTAATAATAAGTCATTCCGTAAGGCACTTATAAAAGTGCTAAAAGAATATGACAAAGATGATGACGCATGGAGTTTTAATGATACATTGAAAAATGGAATTGTTGAAGTCGTGCCATTCAGAATGAGGGGTACAAAGATAATTGAAACAAGGGCGGAGGCTTTGAAGGCTGCGGATAACTTTGCCGATTACGTTTCTTGATAGGCTTATGGATAGGAGTAACATTATCATTTCCATACTATGCGCTATTGTCATAGTAATGGTATTTGTGGGGTTTGCGTCTATATTGACATTGAAGCAATTCACGTTAGTAATTATCGGTGGGTTTGTTTTGGTCGTATGTAAGTCGATTATCAAAAAGGCTGTACGGAATGAAATCTAAATTGCCTACCAAGTTGCGCGTCCGAAAGGGTAACAATATGGAATACACAACGAGCATTTGCGGACATTGTGCGTTTTACAGAAAGTTCAAGGGATGCGGAAACGAGAATTTCGGTGATGCCACACAAACGGCTTGCAACAAATTCATAAGGCGTAATGACAAAAGAACTAAAGGGTAGGGGGTTTAGGTTGAACCGCCTACGTTGGAACGCATTGGATTACTTTCAGCAAGTCGCGTTGCTGAAGGCGGTTTTTCCACGGCATAGGGATATTATTCAATTACTAATAGATGTAGGATATACTACGGATTTGCATTGGTGGGGGATAGTTTGGGTAGAAGCACGCTTTTACGGCAATTATCCCAATTATAAAGTAAGGGTTGGACAAGTAATAATAGATTAAGGTATATATGGTTTTGTCAGAGTTGGAAAAGCAAAGGCGCAAAGGCTATGAAAATAGCAAAAGGAAAAGGGAAGAAAGACTAAAGGCGATTGAGCAAAAACTCATCGCTATGGGTTATTGCAAGTAGGAAAGTATGGAAGCATTGTTTCATAACGATATTGTCAGATATAAAGACCACCGTTATAGGGTATCGGCTGTGACAGATACGGAATACACTATAACAAGACCCTTGAATCGTGGCGCGGTGGAAGAAATCACCATAGGGCGCGATGATAGGCGGTTGAAAAGTTTCAGTATAACGGAAATGGAACTGAGGCGATATGGTTTTGAGAAACTGAAAAACGGAAAGATGCACAGAAATGGTGTGTATTGGCGTGACAAAAGGTTATGGGTTGGTAGGCTGTTGATAACAAGACCCATAAGTTCCCTACACGTTATGCAACATATCGTAATGGTGTATCTGCCAAGGTTTAGGTGGGAGTATAGGATGATACCAAGGAAAGGAACTATTGAAGCATTGGAAAATGGAAACGTATAGGTTTGAAATCGAAGTACCGACAAAGGGTAGCAAGACGGAGGCTTTCATTCTAAAGCGTATCATTTGCGGTGCATTGAAAAGATACTTTAGTACATTTAAGGTTAGAATGTCTTGATTGTTGTAATTGTTTATTGATTGGGGGTGTGTGGTTGTTTTCACGCACCCTTCTTTCATTTCGTACAAAATGCGATATTAGTTTCTTGCGCAAACGATTTCTTGAAGGAAAAGAGTTATCTTTGTAGCGAAAACAAACAAATTGAAAATTTATGTAACAAAATGAATAAAGAGCAGTTGATGATTGTAAGTTTGATTTTCGCTATGGAATACGTTTTAGTGTTCTTTGCGGTTATGGCTGATTTGTGGTCGGGAGTGAGAAAAGCAAAGCAGAGGGGTGAAGCAAGAACATCTTACGGATTTAGGCGAACAGTAGAGAAATTGGCAAAGTATTACAATATCCTTATCGCTGTAAGCGTGGTGGATTGTATGCAGATTGTCGGTATTCATTACTTAGATATTCTGTACGGATATAAATTGCCGATATTCCCACTAATGACCTTTATAGGCTCTATTGGTTTAGGATTGATAGAATTGAAGAGCATCTATGAAAAGGCAGAAGATAAGGATAAGGACGAGTACCACCAAATCGCGCGGTTGGTTGCGGAAATCACAAAGCATAGAACTGACCCCGATGAGATAGCAAAGGCGGTTGTCAAGTATCTAACAACAGAAGACAAAAAAGAAGACAAGCATGGAACTGAGGAGCAAAATAATTAAGGCATATCCAAGCGCGGTGAAGTATGTAGATACATACCTACCATACATTAACAAGTTCGCGGAGGAGTTCGGTATAACAACCGAAAAGCGCATGAATCACTTTTTGGCACAAGTGCTACACGAATCAAGCGGATTTGCAAGGGTTGAAGAAAACCTCAACTATTCAGCAAATAGGTTGGTCGTAGTATTCCCAAAGTATTTCAACGCGAAGAATGCAAGCCTATATGCGCACAAGCCACGAAAGATAGCATCAAGGGTGTACGCAAACAGAATGGGAAACAATGGCGAGGCTTCAATGGATGGCTACACGTTTAGGGGTAGGGGATTGATACAGATAACGGGTCGCACGAACTATGCGCTATATAGGAACTATTGCGGTTATGATGTCGTGGCTAACCCCGATTTGCTTGCAAAGCCATTGGGCGCGGTGAGGTCGGCAATGTGGTATTGGTACACACACGGCTTGAATGAAATCGCAGACAAAGACGATATTATAACAATAACAAAGCGCATCAATGGTGGGACAAATGGCTTGAAAGAAAGAAGGGATATTTACGATGAACTTAAAAAAGTTGCATAGTATGAAAAGGGTAATGAAAAGTTTGGTGTTTCTTCTATCGGTGGCGGTTTTGCTGATTGGGTGCAAGACGCATAGCGAAATCGAAAAGTCGGTAACGGAAACAGAGGTAAAGACAGAAACAACAGCAACGGAAAATGAAAAGAAAGACTTTCACGAAGAAAAGACCGATAAGGTGGAAAGAACGGAAAGGGATTTGCAAGCATTGGACTCAGTTATCAATGACCGAACTGTGGAGGTTGTTCTTAACGATAAGGGGGACACGTTGCGAATAAGGGAAAAGATAAAGGAAAGGCACGTTAGCAGAAGAACGGACAACATACAGAATGTGGGATATACAAGCGTTCAGAAAGCGGATAGCGTGTCACATTATAATAATACAAGCGTGGTAAAGAATGATTCCGTTACAAAGGCTACAAGTGTAAAGGAAAAGAAAGTCACGGAAAAGGGCGTTTTCGGTTTCACCTATTGGCACGCAATATTAGCATTGGTTATTTTATTTGTCATTTTATATATTAAATTTAAGTATTTTTGATTTAAGTCTTCATATTTTTTTAATAGTTTTGCGCACCGTCCGTGATGGATAGTGCGTTTTTTTATTTTTTTCAAAAAAAAAGTTGGTAAAAAATTTGCATAGTTCAAAATAATTTAGTACCTTTGCATCGTAGTTAAGAAATAACAGAAGAATTTAGAACTCACGGTCAAGAGAATAACAAGACCACAAACGATATGGCTAAAATGTATGTAGGCAAAGAACTTGTAAAGGACGCATCAATTCGTGAATGTCTTAGTGAAATACATAAGATGTGCGAAGAAAAGGGATGCAAGTTGCAACGCCAATACATAAGCAACAGAAAGAAGTTGCACCTTAACGAGCAGATTATCAACAGAAGCCTTAAAGGGTTGAATTTGGCTACATACAAATATCGTGCAAAGATACACGAATTGACGGTTGTTTGTGCTGATAGTCGTTACAACGTGTATTTCATTGTCACTTTGAAGGGTTAGTAGAATTTATATACAAGAGTTTTTTCAAAACCGTAATTATTTCGTGTTGTCTGTGAAGATAGCACGTTTTTTTTATGTCCTAATATCATAAAAGCACAGAAAAACGCACATTCCGATTAAAAGAAAATAGCATAACAAGCCCAAAAACGGCTAATTATATAGTTTCTTATTCATTTGGTGTAAAATGAATGTTGTACCTTACAAAAGTTTCTTGGTATAATTTCTTATGCGTACCTTTGCAATGTTAAAATTTTAAGCAACAAAGTAAATATCAATGAAAGAAAAAATCTATGCAAAACTAAAACAAGCGTATAGTTCGCTTGGGTTAGGCGATGAAGTTTTACAGGCACACGCTGAAAGTTTGGCTAACTTGGGGTTTGTTACTGATGAAAACTTGGACGCGGTAGTAGGTGGTCAAAAGCCTTTCTTAGAGGGTCTCCAAAAGGAGTATGATAGACGCGCTTCAACTGCAAGGAAAGCAGGCGAAGAAGCCGAAAGGAAGAAAATTGAGGAGGAACAGAAGAAAGCCGAAGAAGAGCGTAAGAAGAAAGACGCAGACGCAAAGAAGAAAGCCGAAGAGGAGGCAGCGCGTAAGAAAGCCGAAGAAGAGGCCGCACGCAAGAAAGCGGAAGAAGAGGAAGCCGAGAAGAAACGATTGGAAGAAATCAAGAAGAACCAAGAAGTTCCTGACTATTTCAAGAAGTATATCGAGGAGACCAACGCAAGGAGCAAGGCGCAAGCAGAGGCTTACGAAAAGCGTATTTCGGAAATCCTTGAATCGCACAAGGCGCAAACCGATGCGACAAACAAGGTGATTTCTGATTTGCAAGACAAAAACAAGGTGCTACTTGATGGCTATGAGCAAATCAAGGCAGACGCAGAAAAGAAAGCACAACAGCAGAAACTTGAAGCGCATAGGAACTTTATCACCAACAAGGCAAAGGAGTTGGGTATTCCACAATGGCGTATTGACGAGGGTTTCACTATTGCTGACGATGCAGAGGAAAGTTCTGTTGTCGAGTACCTAAGTGGCGTTGCAAGTCATATCAAAACAAGTGCTCTTCCACTTGACAAAGGCGAAATCTTGGGTGGAGATAAAGCCACTAAGGAAGATATGGATAGTGTTGCAAAGGCATTAGTACACTAATTTATTGAAGTTAATATGAAACAGAATTTGACAGTCGAGAAGGTACAGATTGAGGACAACTCAGTTGTTATCAAAAAGTACATTAAGGGCATAGAGGGCGGTCGCACCTTGGATGTCACTGGCTTTAGCGGTGCAATCAAGGCAGGACACGTTATCATTGTAAACAATGGTACATACAAGCCAATGCCTGTTGAAGGTGATGCGTATGGTGCTCTTCCAGAGAACTACAACTACGCAGGAATATTGTATAACACGATTGATAGCAAGCGTCCCGCAGCCGCTATCATGACGTGGGGTGTTGTAAATTCTGAGGCTCTGCCTTACGCGCTTACAGGTGCTAAACTTACAGCGTTCAAGGCTGCTTGCCCTTACATTGATTTCCAAAAAGACGAGGAGGCATAAGTAAATGGGAAAGTCACTTTATTTTGAGTATGTGGATAAGTTTTTTCCACAACTTGTACTTTCAGTAGTTGAGCGATTGAACGAGCAGCGTAGGACATCGCTCCCTTATATGTATAAGGATTTGCTCGAACCAGTATATAGCGCGGATGGTCGTTGGTCATCAATTCTTGCTGAATACACAAGGGTTGCTGCCGATGTCGTTTCACTTGATAGTGAATTGCCATTGAAGAGCCGTGATGCTATCGAAACCGCACATGGTGAGATACCTAAGATGGGTATGAAGTTGTACATGACCGAAAAGCAAATGAAGGACTTGTACGCTATCATTGCACAGCAACAGCCACTTACCCGTATCTTGCAGACAATGTTTGCCGATGTACCTCGCGTTATCGAGGGTATTTGGGAGCGTTTGGAGGATTTGTTCCTTTCAGAACTTTCAAGCGGTGTCGGTGTCACAGATAGGAACAACGGCACGGGCGTCCGTATTGATGTCGGCTACAAGAACGAGAACAAGTTCGGTGTGGCAGTTGTTTGGCGTAACAACCTTGCAACATCTACCCCACTTGACGATATTCAGAAGATTTTCGACAAGGCTATGGACGATAACAACATCATTACTGATGTTTACGCAGACGATACTTGGTTGCAAGGCTTCTATCAGTCACAGCAAGTACGCGGTCAGTACGCCTTCGATATGGGTATCAGTTCCGCTCAAAACAACGTGCCAATTCTTGACTTTGATAAGGCAAAGCAAGTATTGCAGACAAAGTGGGGTATCACTTTGCACCGCGTAGCACGCAAGGTTAAGACCGAGATTAATGGTCGTAGGCAGAATCACTCACCTTGGCAGACGGGCGTAGCAACTTTCGTTTGTGACCCTATCCTTGGTTCACTTGTTTGGACTAACACGGTAGAGAGCACCAACCCAGTTGCAGGCGTTACTTACGAAACAGCAGACGAGTTCATTCTCGTAAGCCGTTATTCCGTAAATGACCCATTGCGTGAGTTCACAAGTTCACAGGCTATGGTACTGCCAGTTATCAACAACGTAGATCGTATCTACACACTTGATTCAACACAAGTACAAGCCTAAACATCGAAAGGTATGAAAGTAAAAGTTCTAACACAATTCCACGATAAGGATAATTACGCACACATTTTCGCGGTGGGTGAAATCGCTGATTTTGACGAAGCGCGTGCTAATTCTTTGGTAGCGCGTAAGTTGGCGGAGGCGGTGGAAAGTGTGGAACAGAAAGCAAAGTCAGAGGATGAAGGTACTACATCGCAAGGTGTAGTACCAAATCCACAAGACAATGGTAATGAAGTTCCCACAGACAGCGCGAATGAGAATGAAACCAAGGAGGCTGAAAAGGACGCAGACGAAGCCGATAATGCGAATGAAGCAGAAAAGGCTGAGAATGTAGCCGAAAATGCAAACGAGGCTGAAAAGGCAGAGGATGCAACAGAAAAGGCTGAAAAGGCTGAAACACCTAAGCGTGGAAGAAAAGCAACAACAAAGACCGCATAATGACGATTAAGGCATACATAAGTTCCAAGTTGCAAGCGTTCAATATCACAGACGCGGATTTCGCTGATATAGAGGCTTTGGGTTTGGATTTGACTGAGGATATTAAGTCTAAGGTTGATGAAGTAAACAAGGCTATAATCCCTATTATCGAGGGTTTGATTTTCTCGCCAAAAATTAAATCTGTGAATGAATCGGGGTTTTCTGTATCGTGGGATATGGACGGATTGGCAAAGTGGTATTTGTGGCTTTGTCGTAAATACGGAGTTGAGCCAAACGAGGAAATCCTTGCTATGCTTAATATTTCTACGATAATTGACAAAACTGACATTTGGTAATGTACTATACACCGCATACATTATATAAGAAGTCGGAAACGCTTGGAAAGGATAAGTACGGCAGACCCACGGAATCGGTAGAGGAGTGGGTTGAAATCGGAAAATGCCGTTGTGACGATAATTCTATACAAGAATTTCACGATGAGAACGGAAAGGTTTACCGTCCGCATTATAAGATAGTGGCGAATAGGGATGTCAATGTCAAGGTTGGTGATTTCGTGAAAGTTGAGCCTAATAGGGCAGAGGGTCGTGTATTCAACGTAACGCACTTGAATTATTTGGATTATTCTACAATATGGCTATAAGGTGTGATTTATCGGATGTCAAAAAGCAGTTAGCGCGTGCGCCTATTGATGTCATGGAAATGTACAAGGCGGCGGGTGAATTAGCCACAGACTATGCGAAACAATACGGAGACTACCAAAATAGAACGGGAAACCTAAGAAGTAGTAACAAGTATCACGCAACACCGAGGCGGTTGGTTTTGTATAACGATGCGGAATATGCGTCTAACGTGGAAGCAAAGGGGTACGATGTACTTTCGGGCGCGTTTCTGCAACTTATGAACTTACTGAAATGATTACACAAGAAACTATTGGTGAAATACTATTTGACAAGTGCGCGGAAGTCTTTACTGATGTTCCTATCTATCTAAAGGGCAATGAACCCGAAGGTGAGATTGATACCGAAAGGGTGGTTGTTATCACACGAAGAATCGAGAGCGGTAAGTATTGGAATCGTTCAATGTGTGAGATTAACTATTGCGTACCGAACCGTGCCGATGAAAAGGACGGCATAAGGCTAAAGGTGGCGCAAACAATGTTAAAGCCTTTGTATAGTGGGTGTGGAACGGCTGAAGGCGAAAGATACCGATTTAAGAAAATGTCGGTTGGCGAAGAAGAAGAAAGGGATTTGCGCTATTATTTCGTGAATCTAAAAGTATTATTTGAAATATTAAACGTATAAAATATTATGGCACAGCAAACGCAATTTTCTGCAATAGACATCAAGCAACTTTGGTACATTCCTGCTGCAAGCGTAACAGTCGAGCCAGTTGATAATGCTAAGATTCAAGCACTTATCGCACAAGAGGGATGTGTTGAGGTGAAGAATATCCACCAAGACACATGGGCGATTGAGGAGGCTGAGTCTTCACAGGATTCTTACAAGAATCAACTTTCGGGTTCGGTTTATCGTATGGGTAAGAAAGTCATGGGTGATGTCACCTTTGCATTTACTATCGGTCAGTACGATTTCAAGACCAAAGCAGACCTTTTGGGTGGTACTGCAACAGACCACTCATGGAAACGCCAAAGGGGTATTCCAAACAACATTTATATGTGCATGATTGCACTTACCACGGATGACATTTATTGTGTTCTTCCAAAGGCAAATGTGAATGTTCGTGAGGCTAATACTGATGGTGCTATTGGTTTGGCAGTTGTCGCAACGGCACTTGAGCCTTCTAATAGTGGCAACACTAACCGCGAGTCATGGTCACCTGAGATTTGGGTCGAGCATGAGTATATCGGTTAAGGAACAACACAAACGTAAATAACCAAGTGGGGGATTGGGATTTATCCTTTTCCCCCTTTTCTTAACATCAAAGCAACAAACGACTAAATGGAAAATGGCGCAAGACTTATATCATCTGCCTTGATAGGGTTGGATGGTGAAACGGTTGTCGTTAATGGTAGGGCGTATTTCGTCTTACCGCCTACGATTAAGAAGATAGCAGGCGCGGGGTACTACATTACTAAGTATGGGGGTGAAAAGACCATAGGCGATATGCTTAAAATGATGTCGCAAAGTATGGATGCTTGCAAGGCACTTTCATGGTTCATCCAAGGAAACGAAGATTTGGCAGACGAACTATCGAATGGTACTGTAAACGAAGTGGTTGATGGTTTGGAAACGTGTATCAAGTTAATAAGTACCGAAAATTTTTTAAGGCTATCCCTTTTAGCGAGGAACGTGCGGAGCGTGATAGCAAAGCAAAAGTAGTCGGTAACGAGTGCTTAATGGGGCAGATTGCTACGTTCTGTGAATCTCTGCATCTGTCGTACAAAGAAGTGTTTGAAGAAATACCATACAGAAATTTAGTTATCATGGCAAAGGATAAGTTACACACTTGCTATGGTAGCGTGGTAAAGAAGATTTCGGGTAAGGAAATGATGGCAAGGCGCATGGAGGGTCGTAAGCGGAAAGACGAATAGGAAAGTAAGTGGAATAAATGTATCATAGAATTAGGTTTTAGGTTTTAGTTATTAGTTATTTTGTTATTTGATGTTTACGGAAGCGGAGGGCATTGTGAAATGCTTTCCGCTTTTAATCGTCTTTGATGTCGAAATCAAAGGATTTGTTAGCCTCATCCAAGTTCTTTGCGATTTCCAATATTGCAAGTTTCGTGTCATAGTAATGCTTTTCCTCATAGCATAGGTGCAAGCGTGTGAAATTGGAAATAGGCAAATAGTCTAATAGTTCTACCAAGTCATTGTAGGATGTCGCAAAGTAGTAGTCGTTATTGACGAAGATATGGAACGTAAGATAATCCTCACCAAACAACACCTCCTTGATTGAGCACCCAATGGCACGGCAGAAATTCATAGCGGATTGCAACTTAATGTTATGCTTTGGGGATGTAAGCGCACAGATATTACTACGTTTTTGCCCCAATCTTTCAGCAACCTCCTTTTTCGTAAGGTTGTATTTCCTTAAAATGTCATTCCAATACATAGCGTTTTCTTTTTATGTGCAAAGTTACAATAAATAATCTGAATAGGCAAATATTTATATATAATAATGTATAATATTTATTATACCATGCAATTTTGTAAAGTCCACATGGCAAAATGTTAAAAAGTTGGTATTTTTACGAAAAAAGTTAGTAAAATATTTGCATAGTTCAAAAAATATTATTACCTTTGCATTGTAATTAAGAAACAAAACAATTTAGAACTCAAGGTTAAGAGAATAAAAAGACCATTAACAAGAATGAAACAGAACTTAAAGCAAATCGCAGAGTCACGCTTTAATGGTTTAGTTGATGCAATCGACTATTACTTTCATCTAAGCAATATGGTTAGCAAGCCATTAAGCAAGGTTCAGAAGAACGACTTAAAGGACATCGCTAATCAGTTGTCAGTTTTCGGAAAGAAAGCGGAGAAATGGATTGGATTGGCTAACGAAATGGTAGCATTTCAGTAATTACTAACCGATAAAAGCGTAAAGTTATGAAGGATATAATAAACGACATAAAGAATGCCGATAAAGAAGACGTTATCGCAGTTTGCTATTCTATTGTAATGATAGGCATAATGTGGTTTTCTTTGGCAATTTTCAAGTAGGAAATTTCATATTATCACTTTTAGGTATTTGGTCACGGTGGGCGGTACGGTAGTAGGCATCCAAACTGCCCACCACACCAAAGAAAATAGAAAAAAAGACACCGCAATGTTTGAGGTAATTTTGTGTAGTGCCATTATAAGTATGGTATTTGTTCTAAAGGAAATACGCAATGCGCTTGAAGAAATTGCGGATAAGTTGAATAACATTCATAAAGAAATTAAGAAAGGAAAAGGAAAATGAACAAAAGATTTTACGAATATATCAAGGATAAGAAAAAGGAAAGTTACACAATCGAAGAAATGGAAGATGCTTTTGTCTATGCCACAAAGACAGCGAGAAGTTGCGTATGGCAGAAGACCGAGCCACAAACCGCAAAGACAAAGACAATCGTAATTGCGATAAAGACAAAGTATGAGCCACGCATAAAGACCATACCAACAAGCGCATACGAGGCTTATGCAAAGCAAAACGAGATAATCGGTTGGACTTACCCAAAAGCGTTGTTCAACAACAAAAAGCAGAAAAGCAATGAATCCGTACTATAAGGTTAGCGAACTGAAGGAGTTTCTTAAACCGATAAAAGGCGGTCGGCTATATGTAACAGTTGGCGAATCCAAGCGAATAGCAAGGATTGATGCTATTGAAAATATCGGAAATGATGTTTTCGTTAAGGTTTCGTTATAGGTGTTCTCTTCATTATACTTGTTAGGGGCGCATTCTGAAACATGGATGCGTCCTTTTTACCAAAAAGGTAAGGAATATAAGAAATTACTGATATAGTGTGATATTATTCATCTTATGAGTTTGGGTACGTTGTCCGTGAGGATAGCGTACCAATTTTTTTTGAAAAAAGTTTGAAAAAAAGTTGGCAAAAAATTTGCATATTACAAATATTTTTTGTACCTTTGCATCGTAATTAAGAAACAAAGTTAATCAATTAGAACTCACGGCTAAGAGAATAACAAAGCCACAAAGGATATGACTTTAGCACAATTAGAAAACAAGGTTTCAGTAAGTTGGAAGGGTTATGGTAGTTACCATGTGGTCGTAGAATATCGTAACAGATATATATCATATACCGAGCATGATAGCCAACTATGGGACACGTTGAAGGGGTCAAGTTGCGGTTACACACGCAAACAAGCCTTGCAGATAATGTATAATAATTGCGTTAGGGCAAATAAGTAAGGAGGGCGCAAATATGAAAAAAGGATATGTAGTATTCTTTAACGGAAACCTCCATAGGGGATTTCGTACAAAGCGTGAGGCAAGAATGTATGCGGATGATATGCAAAGACTATTGCCGAATGTGGTTGTAACAACGAATTTCGATAATAAGAAGTAACAAGTATAATAAGTTAAACCTTTTAAGTATTAGAAGTATGAAGTACGACATTGATGATTTCAGAGGCTACCCACAAATCAAGGTTGATAACCGCAAAGCCATTATAGGTTTGGAGGCTTTATGTGATAGTCTTGAAGACTTGAAGAATAGCGGTTTTAAGCCGTGTTGCTTTCTGTTGGTAGATGACAACGTGGGTACATACCTTTGTGATGTGGATAAGTATTTTCGTAAGGACGAGAATATGGCTGAGGGTCGTAGGGGTTGGTACAAAGGTGATAACGGCAAATTCTTGAAAGAATGCCTAATGCCTATGTGTGACAACTTGAAGGCAGTTACCAATAGTTGCGAAATGGAAGAAACCATAAGCAAAATCAAGGATTTGCAAGAAACACTTGAAGAAATCGAAAAGTTGGAAGACGATTGCCATTTTGTCATTTCGGAGGCTGATGGTGCTTTCTGTGATTATGACGAACTTTATTCGTCAAAATCAACAGATAAGGATGGTATCACCACCGTAATCGGTTTCTTTATTGATTAACCTTTTAAGACCAAAGCAATATGATGATAGATGCAAGTAAGTACAAGACAGACGAAGAGCGTTTGAATATTGTGCCAAAAATGGATAATCGCCAATGGGATATTGTGGCACAATGGGAGAACGAGGCGAAGTCGGAAAAGGCTCGTGAAACCTTTCATAGTTATAGCCGTAGTATGTACCACAAAGAAGAGTTTTCTTGTTATGGCGAACTTTAGTTAATTGGTTGTTTTATATAGTTGGTGCGTCATCCTTTAGGGGGTGGCGCATTTTCTGTGTATAGACAAAAGAAACGCACTATCCCTCACGGACGGTGCGTCTCCAAACCTTTTAAGTTCCCCCACACCAAAGGGTAGTGGAGGAGTAATTAAGATTCTGCAAAGTTACGGAAAAAAACACAAACAACAAAGCCAAAAGGTAGAAATTAGGTTATTTTTTGAATTTATACAAACGAAAATGATACGAAAGTTATTAAAACGTGTGTAAAAGTTGGTATTATTTTTCTGAAAGTGTCACATTTTAGGAATATAGCGAACAAACAAAGCGTGTTAGTTTTCATTAGCGAATAAGTGAAGAATAACAAATTGCAAGTGTGTGTTGTACCAAATATAAAGATTATCTTTGTGTCAAAATTTGTATTTCATTAAAATTCAAGAAACGTGGCAAATCTATATTTCACAGTAGAAACGGACTACACCAAACTAACGGCACTTATCAAGGAAATCAATAGTTTGGAGCAGAAACTAAAAAACGTGAATTTGGTTCTGACCCCACAAGTTGATGTCACTATGTGGCAAAACCAACTTGCAAAGGCAAAGGGGGAACTGAATACGTTGGTGCAAGCGGCAGCACAAGCAGGTGCAAGTATAGGCAATGCGATACAAGCACCTACACTAAACATAAATTTCCGTCAAGCAACGGGCGGTTTGAATGGTTACTCGAATGCGGTGCAAAGGGCAACAAGTTTGGGAATAACGATGGCGCAAGGGATGCGTAACGCACGCGGTCAAGCGGATATGTTTGCAAAGGCTATGGATGGTGCTGCTGATTCGACGGGGCGTTTTGTTATCGGTATGAAGAATTTCATAGCGAACTACACCGCTGCCAACCTTGCTTTGCGTGGACTTTACTCAGCCGTTGGACTGATTGGCGAGGCAAAGAATACAATTATGTCTTTCCAAACGGCAAATTCCCAACTTAAAGCCATATTGGGCGCAACAGACGAACAAATGCAAGGGTTTAAGGACACAGCCGAGGAGTTAGGTAGAAAAACGGTGTTCACGGCTTCACAAGTAACCGAATTGCAGATTGCTTTGTCAAAGTTAGGTTTTTCGGCTTCTGATATTCACGCAATGGAAGAGCCTGTGTTGCACTTTGCACAAGCCACGGGCGCATCGTTGGACGAGGCGGCATCAACCACGGGTGCTGCGCTTAGAATGTTTGGCGTGGCTGAAAAAGACTATGAAGAAATGGCTATCAAGTACACAAATGCTATGGCTTCGGCTACTATGTCTTCGGCACTTGATTTCCGAATGATACGCGATAACCTCGCAACTTTCGGACCGATGGCTCATTCCATAGGCTTGAATATTGAGGATGTCTTGGCTTTGTTTGGTAAGTTGAAAGATTCGGGTGTGGAGGCTTCCACGGCTATGACATCACTTAGGAACATTTTTACCAAGGTGGCACAAGGAAAGATTGAAGGCATGGAAAACGTGCATTCATTGGATGAATTTGTGGCAGGTTTGGAAAAGTTGAAGAATTTGGACACGGGTAAGGGTATGAAACTTATTGGGCCGCGCGGTGGTACTCAGTTCATTACCCTTATACAAGAAAGCCAAAAAATCCTTGAATTGCGTGATAAGATAAGCGCACAGATGAACCAAGACACCACGGGGGGTATGTCTGCAAATATGACAAATAACCTCGCGGGTTCTATAAAGATGTTGCAATCTGCATGGGAAGGCTTTATACTTACGTTCCAAGAAAGCGATGGAATTGCAAAGGATTTCATTGATAATGTTACCGAGGGCATTGGTAAACTAAGGGAGTTTGTCGCGGGCGCGGGCGATTGGTCAAGGGAAGAAATCGAAAGCGTGATACACGGAGCGGAGGCACTTATCGGTGTTATTGCCACATATAAGGCTTTGCGTTTGGGTGAAAGTGCCTATAATAGCGTATCTGTGGCATTCAATAATAGTATGCAAGCGCAAGAGGTGGCACTTGCAGAAAGGATGACATTGGAAATGCAGAAACAAGCAGGTATTCAAGTGGAAATGAATACACAGAAGGCTACTGCACAGACGATGGCGGCGGAGCAACTTATGTTGATTAGGGCGCAGTTAGAAGCCGAAAGGGAACAAGCCGTATTGGAAATCAGAAAGCACGCTACTAAGGCAGATGCGTCCCAAATGGCAGAGTTGGCGGTGCGCGATGCGAAGATAGCAAAGGCAGACGAAGAACTTTTGACATTACGCAAACAAGCAGTCACACAAGCGCAAATAGTAGCCGAATGTGAAAAGCAAGTTGCTTTGAATGCTTCAAAGCGTAATATTGCAAGGTTGGATAAGGCAGAGGCGAAAGCCATATTGATACAAGAAAAGATTGTCACGGCTGAAAATCAAAAGCAAGTCCTTTTGAAAGAAAAGCAAGTGACAGAGGACGCATTGTTAGAAGCGCACGGAAAGCAACGATTGACAACGGAGCGTATAGTTGGCGTGGAAATGGGAAAGAACATAGGAAAGGCGAGCAAATTCAAGGCTGTTATGGCAATGACAGGTTTGGATATGTTGGCTAACCCTTATGTGCTCGCTGCCGCAGCCATCGCCGCCGTTGGCTATGGACTTTATAAGATTATCACCTATGAGGACGAGGCAACGAAACTTGCAAAGGAATACAATAAGGAAATCGCAAAGGTGAATAGCGATTTTGAAAAGAATGCAAGCAAGGAAAAGCAAACCGTAAAGGCTGATTATTTCGCCTTGAATGCTGCGCCCCCCGATACCAAGGTGTATAAGGACGCATACGATAACCTTAACCGATTGATGAAGGAGTATGGCATAAGCGCGGAAAACGAAAAGGAAACTTTGGACTCCCTTAACAATAAGCGTGATGAACTTATTGCCAAAATGGAGCAAGAAAAGGAAATAAGGCGCGAAATTGATGTCAAGACAAAGATTGGCGAAGTTGAGGATAAAAGTGTAGAAGAAGCGAAAAACCAATTAGCGGAAAGCCTTGAAAAATTGCAAGGCGGTGGTGCTATTAGTGCAAGTCTCGCGGGCATGGTTGATGAGAAGTCTTTGGCAGACTACAAGAAAATCATGGATAGGATTGAGGTACTAAGACACCCCGATTTGTCGGGCAAATCGCTAAGTGAAAGAAAGGACATCAAGGCTAAGAATGGAAACGAAATTTCCCAACTAAAGAAACAAGCACACCAATTAGTCGAGGCTAATGCTGATGTTGAAAGATTGGGTAAGGCTATGGGGTACACAGCATCCGAAATCAGAACGATGCAAACCGCATATAGGGATTACTTTAGAACTATTTCAACGATTAAGGATGTAACGGAAGACGTTAGCGAGGCGAATTGGCGTGCGGCAGAAGCGCAAAGAAAGGCTAACTATGAAGCCGAAAGGCTTTCCTCAACGCAAAAGCAATTTGCGGAAAGGGCGCGTCTTTCCAAAATGTCAGTCAAAGACCTTAACGATGAACTCGCACATATCGCTAAGAAGTACAAGATTGAACTTGAACTTACAACCAAGGTTGAAGATTTGCCACAATGGATGAAAACCAAGTTTAACGTGGGTAATGGAAAGGAAACACAAGGTACGGTGAATGCCCTACGAAAAAATGCTTCATTCCATGCAGAACGCGCGAACAACGGCAATTTGACAGACGCGCAAAGGAAAGACCACTTGCAAAAGGCACAACAATATGGGTTGGCGGCTGATTACGCACAGCAAGAAGTTGATAAGCGAAAGTCAGAAGCAGAGGAAAAGGCAAAGACCGCGACAGAGGAAAAGAAGAATGCCGAAAAGGACGCAAAGGCTACGGCTGAAAACGATAAGTTGGCGCGTGAAAAGGCGTTAAGGGATATGCGTAAGGAACGTGAAGCGCAAGCCGAAAGGTGGAAGAAGAAACTAAGGGAAATCGAAAAGGATATTGCACAATGTCAGATTGACGCGATGTTAAAAGCCGAGAACGAAGTCGAAGAGGCAGAGAAGAAAATCGGCTTGCAACGTAACAAGAATGTGAATGATAGGATTGCAGACCTAAAGGCAAAGAATGAGGATGCAGTCAAGGCATTGCAAGACGAAATCGAGAAGTTGTGGAATATAGACCCCGACCATAAGGAGCGTAAGGCAAAGGACGAGAAAAAGGACAAAAACGGCAAGGTGAAGTCCGCAGGGGTTCAAGGTAGGGGCGCAGTAGAATTTGATAAGAACGCTTTGGAAAGCGGAACGGGCGAGTTTGCAAAGGGTGGCAAATACTACGAAGATTACCTCAACTACAAGAAAAAGAAGATTGCGCTTAACGCACAACTTAATGCACAACTGATTGCAGAAGAGGCTAAGTCATTCAAGGAGGTTTATGAAACCTACAAGGATGACGAAGATAAGCGTGCGCAAGAAATCGCGAAACTGAAAGCAGACCTAAAGGCTTTGGACGAAATCGCGGAGCAGAATAGGAACAACCGCCAAAAGAATGAGGAGATGATTGCCGATATTACGGATAGGTCAAAGGCAGTCGATGAAAAGGAAAAGGAAAAGAAAAAGCGCATTCAAGAGGTGGAAATCCAACTGCAAGGGGCAGATTTCAAGAAAGGCGAAAAGGAAAGGTTAAGCAAGGAATTGCAAACCCTAAAGGCTGAGTTGCAACAGATTGCAAGCGAAAAGATTGAATTGGATGTGCAACTGAAGGATGCTAATTTGCAGAAAGGTATCATTGAGAAAAGTGATGAACTTTCCGAAAAGGCACAGGATAAGATTGCTTTAACGCTTGATAACAAGTCAGATAATCTCGAACCAAAGAAAATCGAATATCTGAAACAATATGGCGATAAGCAACAGCAACTACAAGCAACTGAGTTGGAACACATAAAGCGCGTTAATGATTTGCGTATCAAGGGCGCGAATGAGTGGGAAAAGGTCAGCGAAGAAAAGCGATACAGAAAGGAAAAGGATGAAGTTGTAGCAAACAATAGTTTGGAAGAAATCAAGAAAGACCCAAATTATTTGTCGGCTATGGAAGACCCACAGTATGTTACTACTGAAGGGTTAGATACCTTGTACTCTAAACTAAAGAACGCGAAGGCTGCTTTGACAGACCTACCACCCGACCAACTGCAAGCCATTGCAGACCTTATGAATAAGATAAGCGAAGAGGTTACAAGCCGTAACCCTTTCAAGACTTGGAAAGAGGGCGTAAAGGAAATGGCAGAGGCAAAGGTGGAAGTAAAGGACACAGCCAAAGAATTTGCAGACGCACAGAAACAAGTAAATTGGTTAAGCGGACTTAGCGGTGAGGAAAGTAAGGCGTATTATGAAAGCGAACTGAAAGGTAGGGAGCAAGAAAAGGATATTGCCACCAATGTAAGGGAACAAGCGGAGCAAGACTATGCCAATGCTATGGAAAGTGGCACGGCAGAGGAGCAAGCAGAAGCGCAACAAAGGGTTGAGGACGCTTTGGCACGCGAAAGGGAGGCGATAATTGCAGTTACAGAAGCGCAAGAGGACTTGAACCGCGCAAAGCAAGGCATACCGACCAATAAACTTATTGACGCACAAGACAAACTAACAAAGTCAGAAAACAGATACAAGAATGCGTTGAATAAGGAGAAAACCGCGAATGCAAAGGTCAAGAAATCAAGAGCAGAAGTAGGAAAGAGCCTAAGTTCCCTTGGTTCTGCGATGAATGATTTGGGTGAGCAAGTGAATGAATTTGGCGGTGACGCAGGGCGTTATATTAAGGATATTGGTAATATGGTGTCTTCTGTTGGTGCTGCCATGACAGCCGTATCTACGGTGACAGACACCTCAATATCTACGATTGAAAAGGCATCTGCCATTCTTGCAATCATAAGCGCAGCAATTCAGTTGGCTACGGCGGCAGCCGACCTTATAGGTTTGGGCAAAGACGATTCGGGGTACGAAAACGCAAAGGGCGAATATGAGGAACTTATCAGTATATGGGATGAACTGATAAGCAAGAAAAAGGAGTATCTAAGTGAATCGTGGGGTAGTGAAATCAAAGAAGTTGGAAAGGAAATCGAAAGAATCTATAACAACGAGATTGAGGCTACAAGAACTTTGGCACAAGAAAGGTTGGGCGCGGGCGCAAGCATAGGCTCACACTCGTATGGTTATCGTATGAATCGCGACCTAAAGGAGTACTATAACAAAATCGGTATTTCCGATATTAGGGATTTGACGATGATGTCGGGTGAGCAGTTGCAGAAAATCAAAGAAGACCAAAGCCTATTTTGGGCAAAGTTGGATGGCGATTTCCAAGAATACCTCGAAAAGATTATTGAATGTGACGAGGCTATCAAGGAAAACGATAAGGCTATGCGTGAACAAGTAGCGCAAATGTCTTTCGATGATATGTATGGGAATTTCGTTGATACGTTAATGGATATGGAGGCTTCGGCTTCGGATTTCACAGACGATTTGACGGAGAAGTTTACCAAGGCATTGCTATCTAACGAAATAGGTGCTTTGTATAAGGATAAGTTGCAACAATGGTACGATGACTATTCCAAGAAATTGACGGATAGCGGTGGTAAAATGTCACAAGCAGAAGTCGAAAAGTTCAGAAAACGCTATGAGGATATGGTGCAAGAGGCTATGCAGAAGCGCGACCAAATAGCAGACTTGACGGGATATAAGCAAGTTTCTGAGCAAGAGGGTACGACCAAGGGTTTTGAGGGTATGTCACAAGACACAGCCGATGAACTGAATGGAAGGTTTACGGCTTTGCAGACGAGTAACGAAGTCATTGCACGCAATTCTACCCTATTAGCCGAGCGCGTTGATACAATTATGTCAATGATGGCAGAAAAGGCTAACACGGCACTTTCTAAGGGTGCAACATTTGAGGTTGAAGTGGATAACGATACGGATAACACAGAAAACGCAAATGTCGTTCCCACCCTTGATGCCATAAGCGACTACATCAAAAAGATGTATGAAAGCGTAAATGACTTATCTGTGGTATTGAAAGCGTACAATCAAGAAATCGCAGAAAGGCAGAATGCAACACCGAACACAACGAAGTCCGAAAAGAAAGACGAAGAAGTAAGTGTCGGAAAGCATAGCGCGGAAGTCACAGAAGCGCGTAAAAGGGACAACGAAACCGAAACGGTGACGGAGTTCTTTGACAGATACGCGGAAGAGGTTGCAAAGATAGCCGAAAGCGAAAGAAACCGCTTTGAAAGTAGCGCGTCACTTTCTGAAAGCGTATCACTTAACACGTCATTGCAAGGCTTGGTATCTGAAATCGTTACGCAGAGGTCTATTGCCGAGGACACAAGGAACTTGTTGGCACAATCCTACTTGGTTCTGCAAAACATTGAAACGAACACGGGGGATGTCGTAGAGCCAATTAAGCGAATGGCTGACGAAATGGACAGAATGCGTAGGCAAATGGAGAAGTTGTAAGATATGGCACAGATAAAGATAAATGGTGCATACGTTAATGGGGTAATGATGGGGGACGGTTTCTTGAACGCCCTCCACCAACCCCTTGAACGTAAAGAGTGTATATACAACGAATCAAGGCTAAAAAATGGGAAAACCTTGGTGGATATGCCGAACCGCTTTAAGGCACGTTCCCTCGTCCTTACATTTGTAGTCTTTGGCGATACGAAAGCGGATTTTGAAACCAATAAGGCGCATTTATTGGACTTGGTGGATAGCGATAAGATAGAATTAAGTACGTCCCACGATGAAAGCGAGGTGCATGAACTGATATATACGGGCAAAAACGTAAGTTATGCAGATAACGGATTGTCGTGTTTGCTAACATTGGGATTTAACGAACCGAAACCATATAGAAAAAGGGGGTAATATGTTGAAACAGATAAAAGTAAATGGTAATTACTTGGTAGGCGTGATGATGGGCGAGGGTTTTCTGAATACCTTAAAACAGCCTTTGGAAATGAAAGACTATGTAACCAATACATCGCGTTTAGAAAATGGCAATAGGGCATTGCCTTTGTTCAGAAGATGCAAGGCGCGTTCCCTTACATTGCCGTTTGTCGTGTTTGGTGAGACAAAGGCTGAATATGAAACGCGAAAAGAAAACCTACTAAATTTAGCGTATGGCGATAGTTTTAACTTGGAGGTGGATGGTATGCCAAACGTAGTTTTCCACCTTATATATACAGGAAAAAGCGCGTCTATAAGCGAAGATTTGAATTATACGGCTACTATTACATTAGGGTTTGACGAACCGAACCCACGCAACAGAATTTAGAAAACGGATTTTTTGAATACAAATTTTAGGAAATTGGTATAAAATTGCCATGTAGGGATTACAAAAACGGCAAAAATACCAATTTCTTTTATTTTTTTTGAAAAAAGTTGGTAAAAAATTTGGAAGTTTCAAGAAAAATGTGTACCTTTGCATTGTAATTAAGAATTACAAGTTGTTTCACCTTTTTACTCACGGTCAAGAGCATAACAAGACCACCAAGCATATGAAGAGTATGAAAGAAATCAAGCACAGAGGTATGAAGAAGAGCCTTGAAATCCCAATGCGTTCACAGATGGCACTCCACCTTTCACCTATTGGAAGCACGAAGTGGCAGAAAGAAAAGCGCGTTTTGCTCAAACTTAGAACTGCGTTGGATTCTTATGTGTGGTTCATCTATGAGGGTGAAGAGTTGGACAATGGGGATTGGCGTTTGTTCGGTGACAGAATAGACCCAAAGGGTGTAAAGACTGAGGGCGTTTTCAGTCTGAAAGACTTAGAATCACAACGTGACGAAGATGGATATTGTTACGTTTCTGTTGATGAGCAAGTGTTCAACGTGTATCATCGTGATGGTTGGTATTATGACGAGTTACCAAGCGATAACAAGTCACAAGACAAAGATAATAGCAATATGGGTATAGAGTACAAAGTATCAAGAACAAGTGCATGGTCAGATACTAAACCATGCGAGGAGGCTTATCGCAAAGAAGGCGAAGAGTACGATTGGTATGTTAGAATTAACAGCCTTGAAGACCTTATGAATTTCATTAAGAAATATGGTAAGGTCGTGGTAAATGAAGGCTATATCGAGATTTATGACGATTGGCGCGAATAGCAAAAGGCGGTTGTAATGACCGCTTTTTCTGCCAAATGTTAGAAATAAATCATAATCAAAAGAATAGGAGATAAGACTATGCTACATTATTATTCATCAAAACTTGGTACTATTACAATAGTTCAGCAAAGGGGTGACGAGGTAAAGCCTCGTAAGTTTAAGATTGACATAAGACAAGGAAACTGCCTTGCGGTGTTCGTCTATGTTTACAAAGAAGAACACCCCCAAAATCCAAAATTGCCTTGGGTTCATCAGTTGGTGACATACTTTAATGACGAAAGAAGCCTAAAGTATAGCATTAAATGTAATGGTGAAAAACCATTCGAGAACATATTTAGTGCCAAAAAGATTGAGAAGGTTAGGCTTAATTTGTTCTACAAGGAAAGCAAGGTATTGCTTAAATACATGGTGCGTAATGGGCTGAAAGTAGAATGTTATTACAAGGAGGAAAAGGCATGAACGCAATGGAAATAGTAAAGCAGATTGTTTCAGTTCTGACAGACGATGAGAAACAACTATTAAAAGACACTATCAACTACGGTAGTTGGGGTGACGGTGATATGGAGTTTCTTGACGATAACGGCAATATTGAAACCGATGGGATGATGGGGTACTGCACCAATGACGCAAAGTTAGGCGGTCACTTTAAGGGGCGCGTGGTTTCAACCATGTTTCGTTCTATATACAAGAAGTTATGCAAGGGTGAACACAACAAAGTAGGGCGTTATATTTCGCACTGTAATGATTGGTGGTGTGACGGTAGCGGTGATATGCTATTTATTCGCTATGCGTATAGTGATGCCTTTGAAGAGTGGGCAAAAGAAAAGAATTGAAAGTAAATAACATATAAAAAAGTTTAGTTGTGTGGGGTGTTTGTTGAAAGACGAGCACCCCTTTTGTTTTGTGGGGATGGCAGTAAACGGATTTTTTTATATTCCTATGAAAAAAAATTGGCAAAAAATTTGTATATGTCAAAAAATATTAGTACCTTTGCAATGTAAATAAGAAACAAATAACAACTTTGAACTCACGGCTGAGAGGATAACAAAGCCAAAAGCAATATGAAGAATTTGGAGAATAACGAGAACGCAATCAAGAAATATTACGAAGATTTCAAGAAAGATAACCCTAATGTAATAATGCTTTTTAGGGATAATGATTTCTATGATGTCTATGAAGACGATATAAAGGAGGTGAAAGAAGTCATTAAGTTGTGTACGCAAAAAAAGCGTAAGAATGGCATGAAATACCTTTGTTTCCCACGACCAGCACTTGACATCTATTTACCAAGGCTCGTAAGGTGTGGAAAGCGTGTGGCAATCGTTGAATATCCGATTTACAAAAAGTAATAATCTGTAAATATAGCAATATGAAGTTTAAGGTTGAAAACTTTGATTCGCGAAAGAATGATGTTGCTTTTATGCTATTGCATAGTATGGAAGAAGGCGATGCTTTGGCGATTAGCGAAGAACTGCAAAAGAACGGTTCTGACGAGTTGGATATACATCTAACTTGTAATGGGCGTGAGTTGAACATTGAAAAGTTTGTGACACGGCTTGATGATTTGTTAGATTACAATATAAAGACAAAAGCGCGTGAGTTGTTTGACGAAATTGTGACGGATAAGGTTCGCGATATTATTGCGTCACTTGATAGGATTGAGCAAACGTGCCGTTCTGTGAACGAACAAATAGATTGGACGGATTTGTTTGATAAGTTCTATGACGAGAAGAAGTACAAGAAATTAGCCGAAATAAAGAAAGCGGAAACCGATAAAAAGGAGTGATTTATTCACTACGTTACAACGTGAAAGAATGGGTGCATATTGCATCCATTTTTTTTGTGCCTTTTTCGTACCTTTGCAACGTAAGTTGCAAACTTTCACAAAGTTGATTAAAAACGATAAATAAATACAGATTAGATATTATGGATTTGCAAGGTTATTCTTCTGAAATTACAATACATAGGGGGCGCGGTTTCTCCGATGTGGTTGTACCTATTACGCCAAATTCCGTAAGGGTTGCAAAACTGATGGGGGATGATTATATTCAGTTGGTTTTCAACTTGACGGAGGCGATATATTTTCCTATTGGTTCTTATTGCTTTATAGGCGATAAGATACTGCAACCGTCCTATGTAGCAGGCAAATATATCGTAACAGAACAACAGAATCCAAGGCGCGAGGGTAACGTGTATAAATACGAGTTGCGCATGGATAGGTACTATGTTGAATGGAAGAATAGGCTTTACAAATATTCCCCCGTTTATGGTTCGCGTGAAGCATCATGGACTTTGAGCGCACGTTTGGAAATTTTCGTGCAGTTGTTCGTGGATAACCTTAAAAAGTATGGTTATCGCTTTCATTCTGTTGTCAATGGTGAGGACACCTTTACAGATTATACATACCAAATTTCTACGTTTGCAACACAAGAAATTGACTATGAGGAGGCAAAGGCTATTTCGTTTGATAGCGTAAGCCTTTATAGTGCCTTAACGACTATTGCGCAAGCGTGGAAATGCGAGTGGTGGGTGGATGATAGCGTTATCCATTTCGGAAGGTGTGAATTGGAAACAAGGGATGAGGATTGTGTTGTTTTGGAAGAGGGTAGGAACTTGTCGGGCATTTCGTCTTCGGGTTCTAAGAATACCTATGCTACCCGTATCTATTGTTTCGGTTCTGAAAAGAACATACCTTCGTGGTATAGAAAGAAATTGGAATTTAGTACGGGGGTAGATGATAAGGCGATAGACCACACAAGACCACTAACACCTTCTTTCTTCAAGTACTCAACACTAACGCTTGATGATTTGAATACGGAAACCCTTAACTTTCCGTCTGAAATCGTAAACCTTTCATATTCGCTAAAGGAGCGTTGGACTGACATTCTGAATGGAACGAAAGGCGAAACAAGCGAATACAGCAAGGGTAAGGTGGATGGCGTTTTGTATAATGGCAAAATGCGCGTTTCAAAGAATGGTGAGGGCGTTGCTTCGACAGATTACTATTTCCCAAAGAACGGAAACGCAAGGGCGCAAAAAGGCGTGTATGCAATGACTATTGACAACGGTAGGGTCATGGTCAGTTGCACGCAAAACGTAAATCTTTTTGTTTCCGCTACGTTGTTTTTCAGAACACAAGAGGACATTGAAAATAACAACGAGGGGCAAAGGTTGGTGTTTGATTCTGTAACGCTTACAAACGAAAAGACCGCAATCTTAGGTATTACGTTTGATGGGTTGGTATCATTCGATGGGAACGTAGGCACGGGATTGTACTTGGTGCTTGACATAGACAACTTGGATGATACGGAGCACGACTTGACGATTACGACAAACGGATTGAATGCCGTGTTTAGCGATGTAACGGTGAATACGGATATTAACGTATTGTCGGGTACGTTGAAAGGGCAGACGATTTCAGCAACGGCTACCCCAAAGGGTGACAATATGGACAAGTTGGTATTTGATTGTGTAGGATTGCAAAGCGGTGACATCTACACAATGACAAATATTAACAAGGGTAAGATTAAATCATCTTACTATTCAAAGAACTATGGGAATGATGTGGTGCAAAATGGTGTTGTTGCCACACGCCTTATGTTGCCCGAAACGGCTGAATACCCATACAATAACATAGACGCGGAGGAGAATCTACCCGAAAGTGAAATCATTGAAGCCGTTGTTGCAAATGACGATATTTTCCCACGACAGGAACTTTTGGTAGATGAAATTGCGACAAAGGTAAAGTATGACGAGGAGAAACTATCCAATGGCGAAAAGGTCAAGACCCCTTGGAATGCGTACCAACTTAGGGTAGCCGTTGACCAAACGAAGTTTCCAAACGGTACTTTCCATTTCTACAAAGACTATATACTGAATGGCAAAACTTTGTCGTGCAAGTTCTTGTCAGGTAAGTTGAACGGCATGACTTTCGAGGTGCTGTTTAACCCTAACGCGCGAACTGAAAAGTCAGAAGATTCACAGATTTTCGAGATTGTAAGGAACGAGGATTATGGCAGACCAATCCCCGATGATGTGTTGTACCCACAAAAAGGTGACAAACTTGTATTCTTCAATTTTGATACGGATTTGGTAGGAGACCAACTTTTGACAATGGCAGAGGAAGAGTTGGCTATTGAAATGAAGAAGTACATGGCAAAATCAAAGGTTGATGATAGGACTTTTGATGTCAATGCTATGGTGTGCGAGAATCCTATGGAAGTATTGCAAAGGCAGATGCAAGGATATTCGGACGCGGAAACTTTGCCTTTGTTTCAGTTGGGACATAGGGTAAGGCTGAATGATAGTGCTTTCTTCAAGGAGGGATATAGATATTCGCGTGTCATTGGTATGGAGTGCAAGTTGGACTTTCCGTTTGACGCACCAAGGTACACGTTAGGCGAAAGTTCAGCATATTCAACGCTAAAGGCACTTTCCGAACAGATTGAAAGCCTTAAAATGAATGGTGCAAGCGTTACCGTAAGCAATGGCGGTGGTAATTTCTACGTTATCAAAGACCACGACTCGACAGCACCAAGCGATAGCAACGTATATTCCGCTTTGCGAAGTCAAAGGCAATTCTTGAACGCTTTGGATGATGATGTTGCTGAGGGTATCATTACGTTTGCCGAGGGATTAAAGGCAATCGGTATGACAGAAGTAAACGACACCAACGTAAAGGGTGAATTGAACGCACAAGGAAAGGCACGCTTTGGGAACTATGTGGAATTTGCAAAGGCTCTCCGTTCAAAGGTGTTTATCAATTCAATGGATTTTGGGCGCGGTTGGCAGTTGGATGAAAATGGTAACTTGCAGATTGAAAGCGCGGAAATCCGCTCATCCCTAAAGGTGTTGGAATTGGTATATAACAGACTTAGCGCACAAGAGGGTGACACCGTATATACAGAAAGTGGCACGGTGGATAAGGTCGTAAGTTTGCCGAATACGGGCGCGTATAGGTGCTATCTTAAAAAGCGTTCAGAAACCGACTATAACGCTTTCCGAAAGGGTGATGTGTTAAGGGGTGTGGTAAACAACCTTGCAGAATTGGGAGGCGGTCAGTATTTCACTTGTTTCTACTATGTTACGGATGTAAAGGCAGAAATGGGTGAAAATGGCGAGAACTATATAGATGTAATGGCTTATGGTTCAGACAGACCCGTGTATATGAAAGACGAAAGCGGAAATATCGTCTATGAAAAGGATATAAACGGAAACGATATACCGCAAGTGTCATATTTTATCGCACCGCCTTATGTGCTGAAAGAAGATTTCGAGGGTACGGTGGTGAACGAAGAGGATTATTATCTGTTGGATGGCGAAAAGGTGAAGAACAACTTAGGCGTTCCATCGGGTAAGAACTATGCGCCTACGGAGTTGCTTATGCTGAATAGGTGGGGAAACAATGTCTATCCGTCAGAAGAAAGCCACAACAACAACGATTACAAGTCCTTTATCGTGGCAAAGGGGAACAGGTGGATAAACACAAGACAATCCTCTTGGTACATTTCCTCTTACGAAAAGCGTATAACTATGTTGGATGGTGTGGATAAGCCTATATTGGATGAGGACAACTACGCCGCCTTCTTTGGTTTGCCTTTTAACCTTTCGTCTTTCAAGGGTTATTCAATGGACGAGACACAGCCTTATTTGTATTGCCGTGGCGCGTTCTTACAAGATGTGCATTACATAGATTACAAGGGTCAAGTTATTAAGTTGGAAAGGAATAGGGGTAATTGGTCAGCAGAAGTTGCGGGCAGTAGTGACCCTTATGTGGTTACAGATACCACCTATGACACGGTTTTCTATAAGGATGCAAAATGGCAATGTTTGGCTTCTGTTGCAAGCACCAAAGCACCTGACGCAAGCGGAAACAGCGAATGGAGCAAGGTTTTCGAGGTTGGTTCAGTCGTAAACTATACGATTATTCCAAGTGTATCACAAGTTATCCGTGACGCAGAGGGAAATCCAAACGTAAGGGTAATAACGTGTGATGTCATTAAGCAAGTGGGTGAAAGTGCGCCCGAATACGTTACCGAAGAGGAAAGACAGGTTTACATAGGTCGTAACCAAGAATTTCCTATACCGACACCAAGTCGAAGTGTGACGATTAATGAAGATGACGAAACGATAGAGTTCTATCTGTATAACCCCGATTCTATGTTGGGGAACATTGAGTTTGGTGAATCAATGTTTGCGTTCTTGACGGGTAAGGTTTCGGTTAGCATTATCAAAGAGGGTAACGTGCTAACGGTTTCAAGTTCTGTGAAGTATGCCGTAAGTGAATACGGAGATGAAGCACACAGACCTAACGCAAACCAATTCACGAAGAATATGCCGATAGTGAATGATGGGCAGTTTCTTTGGAGTTGGACGCACACGGAATATAGCGCAGGTGAGCCAACGGATGTTTACACGGTTAGCCGTGTAGGTAAAAGTTTGGGTAAGACAACGATTAAGTACGCTTTGACTGATACGGGGGAAAGACCAAACAACAGCGCGTTTCAATCGGAAATGCCTCAAGTCGTGGACGGAAAATATATGTGGACTTGGACGCATATAGAATATAGTTCGGGCGAGCCTTCGGATTTGTATTCAGTAAGCCGTGTGGGTATTGATGGCGATGGTATCTACAATGTGCAAGTAGATTACTATCAAGACGCAAGCGGTACGCTTACAACGGAGCAGTTGGAACAAAAAACGTGGTTGGAAGATTGCCCTACGTTGATAGAGGATTATTGGCTTTATGTGCGCACGTCAATAGTATATGACGCGGGCAAAAATCCTGTGCGCTCTTATACACGCACACAGAACGGAAAGGGTTCGTATTACGCGGGCATGGAGGAGTACTATGCAGTAGGTGACAATGCTACGACACCACCAAGCGGTTTCCCTAATTCTGTCACGTTTGAAAAGGGTGTTGCTAAGTACCCTAATGGCGCACAGATGACCATAGACAAAACGATTTGGAAAGAGGGTATCAAGCCAACGGCAGAAGAATATAGCAAGAAACCTTATCTGTGGAATTTTGAGATTTCGTTGGATTCTTCGGGTAATAGGTATGTGACCTCGCCTTTGTGTATAGGTAACAATGCAAAGGGTATTCAGTATATCATAGAAGAATACGCGATAAGTGCCAATAGTGAGGCAGGCGAGGGTAGGGATTATCCGTCTGATATTGTGGAAACGGATTGGACGGACGAGCAAGCAGACGCAACGCCTAACGAGGGAAATCCTTATCAATGGAATAGAACAACCACGGTATATACAACCAAAACCGCGAATGGTAGGGATTTCGATAAGGATGTGCATTACCATATTTCAGCAGTAAAGGGTAGCAATGGCGCGGATGGCGTGCAACCAAATCTTTTCGGCTATGAATCCGAACTTGTAAATGGTATGGGATTCGGTACGTTGGTGCATACGAGTGACGGATTTTGTGCCTATGCAAACAACACAAACGCGGCTTCGGGTATGAATGTGTGCTCGATGAATATTGTTGTGCCAAATCTTATGCAAGGTAAGATGTATGCGGTTTCCTTTATGGTGAAAGTTCCCAAGACAAGCGATGTGACGGTGAATATCAACAACTCTACCCCAAACAATGTAAGGGTAGTTGCAAGTACCGAAACAGAAGTAGCAGTAAAGGGATTGATTGTAAACAACACCATAGGCATACGAATCACGCCAACGAGCGGTGCTTTGCAAGGGTTGGTTACGTTCAGTAGGTTCAAGGTTGAATATGCCGAGGATATAGCAGGAATAAGCACAGCATTTAGCGGATTGGCAGAGGATAAGATACCACAAGGTCAAAATCTTTTGTCAGAATGTGGACTTTTCGGCAATTCGTGGACAAAGCACGCGGATTCAACCACAGAGGAGGAGTATTTCCAAGGGCATACGGCTTTGTACTTATATCACGATATAGAAAACGCTTCTATTACAATGGCGAGCCATGAGGTTACGCTTAATGGCGGTAATTGGTACACACTATCTTTTTGGGCAAAGGGTAGTGGCGGTAAAGACTGTTTCAAAGCCGAAATCCAAGGTGTAGAATCTACCTACGTTCAACGCTTGCAAAATGTCGTATCTGTTTGTGTAACTGAAAGTGGGGCGTTAGTGAAAGAAAATGGACAAACGCCTTATGGAAAGTTTAACTTTAGTTCCAAGTGGAAACGCTATACTTTAACTTTCTATGCGCCTTCAAATAGCACTATAAAAGCAAGGGTAAGGTTTATTTGCCAAAAAGATGGCGAATACTACTATATCGCTATGCCGAAACTTGAAATTGGCGAAAAGGCTACGGATTGGCAGTTAAGCGAGGCAGATAGGAAAGGTTTGGGACAAAGGGGTATTCGTGGGGCGATTTTGCGCGGCCCATCTTTGTGGAATAAAGATACAACCTACATGGGCGGTGCTGATAATGAGTTGTATCAAGATATGGTTATGCGCACGGTTAATGGTGTAACGACTTTTTATCTGTGCAGACGCTCGAATAGTAACAGAGACCCCGACAATACCGCTTATCAGACAAATTCGGCTGTTGCACCCGAAGGAACGTATTGGCAGAAGTCACAAGTTAGCGACTTTGTGGCTACAAAGGTACTTTTCGCGGAGCGTGGTAAGATTGAAGACGCGGATTTGGTAAATGTTACGATAAGGGGAACGATAACATCTGATTCTGAATATATAGAAGGGACACAAGAAAACAAGACGGTGATTGTTAATGCCAAAAACTTGAAGTCAATCGTCCTTGCGGATATGCAAGATGGTATATCAAGAATGGTGGTATTGCCGATGTTGGAAGATTTCAGAGACGAAAATTCTAATTTCAAGGTTTTCGGTTATCCAATTTCGGGTACTACGTTTAAGATACAGACAGAACCTTGCATGGAAGTTCTTAATTGGGCATCGCTTAACCTTGAAAATTGGAATAGCGTACAAGCACAAGTAGGGACGCTTTTCAAACATTCTACCCTTGTTTGCGCAGACCCTTATACACTTGTTTTGGGTGAGTCGCGAAACGGCATCAAAGACCCAAGCCATCCTTGGGGCGGAGGGGCTGCTTTGACAGAAGGGAATAATTGTCATGGGCGTTTCTCATGTAGGGGTATTCTAACAAGATTTATCCTTTTACCGCCGGGGCAGTCACTTTCTCTTACGTCTTCTATTCAAAAGGTAAAGATTAAAAATACGACTTATAAAGAAGAATGCCTCGTATGGAACGTAGAAAATGCGAGTGATTTCGTGCCTATTGATATAATAATGACTAATAAGGCAAAAGTCAGTATGGGAAATGAGTATTCTTATAGGTTTTATGATTCAAGTGCAGGAATGTCACCTATCTCGGGAAATGAGACATGGCAAGAAGTCTTATTGTCATACAAGGGAATGAGCGCAAAGGTGTATATGGATAGTGAAAATGGAAATTTGGTAACGGATTCTATTAAAATTTGTATTGAACTTGCAGACGGAAATTACCTACCATTTTGGATGCCAGTTTCAGAATCTTACAAATATAGTTTGACATGATGAAAAAGATAGTACCTACAAGGCAGTCCATCCCTCGAAAGGGGGACGGATTGCATAACTTAGAAGAAGAACTACACGGCTTGAAAGAGTACGAAGAAATGCGTAAACGAATTGATATAATCAAAACGGAATTGGATAGCATACAAAGCCAATTAGAAGGGTTTGTAAAATCGAGGGATTGATTATATTCATTATGTGTGCAAGTGAAGATATTAATGTGTTCATAACGATTAGTTAAAGTATATTTTAGTATCTTTGCAAGTGTTTCGCAGTTAATGAAAATTAGGGGCAAATGGAGAAGTTAAAGACAGATTACAGAAACGGAGACCCTATATTGGCGAGTATGTGGAACTCCACGAATGAAGCCGTTAATCGGCTTATGGAGGGTGGTAATGTCATAACAATGCAACAAAGGGAATGGGATGCGCTATTGGCAGACGCATCCGCATACTTGGAATTTTGCAGAACGCATGAAGGGTATATACTGAATGTAACGGAAAATTACGCCAATGACAATGAAGCGTTTGCTTTCGGTGGTGTTTTTCCTATTGTTTTTTCGTAAATATTAGAATTAGGAAATATGGCAATTTCAAATATTGATTTATCGGCTTGGTTGGGGAAAGCCAATGGGAGCACCCTTACGGCTACGGAATGGAATGGTTTGTTTTCAACGATACAAGCGAAGATAAACGCACTTGTTTCAAGCGCAAACGGAAATATTGCTACAAGTGGCGATTTCTATGTAAACGGCACGAAGGCAGTCCCTGTAAATGGCGTAATTTCGCTTAATTCACAAGCAACGTATGTATTTAGTGGCGTGTTAAACGGAAAGGTCGTAATTGGTAACGAAAACGAGGTTTCGCAAAAAGTGTATAACAAAATGACAACTGAGGAAAAGGTTGGAAAGGTAGTTATCACGGATGACACGCACGTTATACTTGATGGTGTTACTATTGTAGAAAGCGGTGCTTTGGCAAATGGCATTTTCTATGCGTCAGAAAGTCAGACAATGTACGTTACTTTGGCAAAGAACAAAGTAAACACCGTGGTTTGTACCTATACACAAGCCATAGCCGACAATCAAGGCGCGTGCATACGTTCAGCGCAAAACATGGTAGTGCAAGGCTGTGGTTACTTGGTAGTCAAGAATAATGGCGGTCACGGATTAAGGGGCGCGGACATACGCATAAGTGGCAGACCACACATATATTCAGAAACCTCCCACGATGGCATACACGGTGGCAATACGGCATACATTGATGGCGGTAGTTTCTACTTTGCAAAGGCGAATGACGCGGTAGGTACGGGAACGAGCGGTAAAATCAAGGTGTTCGGTGGGCAGTTCGAGGCGCACAACATACACCAAAACGTGTTTGATTCAAAGACCGAGGGTTATTTCTTTGGCGATAATTATTCAGTACGCACGGATGCAACGAATGTTTCCGCTAACATGGTAAGGATAGACCCAAAGGTTAAGTTCGGTGGCGCGGTTCAAGACAATTCCAACGGAGGGTATTCGACACAACCAAGTGGGGCGGTGTTGTGCTATGATGATGAAGGAATGGAAACGGGCGAGGCGAACATTACGCCAACAAACGGCATATACACTTTGACTACGAAGTTTGCAAAGGTCGTGGGATATGTAGAGGGTGTTATCAAGGCTACGATACAAAGCACGGATATTTCTTTGAATGGTGCTTACATCAAAGGTTCAATCCAATACACACCTACAAAGAAGAAACTGCAAGTAACAGCCGAAAAGGACACGGATAACTACATTGTGTCAGACACGGAGGCAGACGCGATAAATTCAGCAAGTAACATTAGCATTGAGTTCAAGAATGGCGCGTATCTGTGTATTACATCAAAGGGTAGTGGCGTGGTAGGCGATGAGGTTACTTTGAACGATTCAAAGGGCGTGCTATTGGTCAAGAATTGCGGAAAGTACGGCATCTATGGCAAAGACATATATATCGGTTGCAATGCAGACTACATAAAGTATTTGGGTGGCGCACAAGGCGATGGTGGCGCGGGTGCTGAATTGTTCCTTAATGGCGCGGTGGTCGCAGAGGGTTCAAACATAGCCGATATTTGCGCGATATATAACAGCAAGTTTGTAAAGGGTGACATACATTGTTTGGACGCACAGATAAAGGGTGTACTTGTTGCGGATAACATTAGGTCAAATGGCACAACGTATCTCGACAATTCAAAGCGCGTTTTCTACAAGACAATCTCTTTCGGTATCACAAAGGGGGATAGCGGAAAGACATACGAGCCTATTGATATAGTTAAGTATAATGAAGCAGTTGTTTATCCACTGAGTTAGCGTATGGCACGTTTTAAGATAGTAAGTGTTCCCCGAAATACGGTAGATGTGAAATACATCAATTCAGAAGTAGCAAGACAAGTGAACGCTGTCTATCTGATTGCAAGCAATTCCACACACCTTATTTGGTCGTTGGCTTCTACGACTGACATGGGATGGGTAAGGTTGGAAAGGAGCAAGTTTGTAGCCGTAAGTGGAAAACTGATAAGGTTAAAAGACCAAAGATAAAGACAAAGATATATGGCAGAAAATATATTAGACCTTGAATATGGCACAGAAGAATTTGAGTCTATGATGGCTTTTCTTCAAGCGAAAATGAGGGATTTCACGCCTTTTATTAGTCAAAAGGATGATTATACATACGTTTTCGACAAAGCGGAAACATTGGCTTCATTCGAGCAGTTCTACGACACGAACCGCGATATGGCTATGCGCCTATACAAATATAGGTGGAAGAATGGCGTGGAGCAGTACATGGTACTGAATATCCGAAATGGTTATAGCCATAATGTAGTATTGGGAACAAGGGGTAACAGCATTTTGTTCGAGTACTACCTTACGCAAGGCGGTGGGTCGCGAACCGAGGAGGTAGGTATCGTTAATGTGCTTATCAAAAATAGTAATGGTGAGCAGACCATACAAAAGACATTCAGTATTGACGAAGAAAAGGAGTTTAACGTGGATGACTATCTCATTGATGGTCGCAACGAAATGACCTTGACGGTATTGGGTATGCAGTCGGGCAAATCCTCAACAGCAACGATTGTTTTCAATGTCACGGAAATAGACTTGGTTTCACATTTCCCAATACAGAAAATTTATAGTAGCGGTGAAGAGGTAAACTTTAATGTAGAAGTAAATTGTAAGGCTACGAAATATGTTGAGTGGAACATAGACAAACAGACGAGTCCGAGCGGTTGTTCTACTGAAATCCTTAGTGGCGATAAGACTTGCTATATTTCGGTTGTATTGCCTACATCGGTAGGAAAGCACACGCTACAACTTAGGGTAAGGACGGAAATAGACGGAGTGACATATTACAGCCGTGTGATATACCATGAATTTGTGGTTACGGGTGCAGATAGGGATTATGTGGTTATTTCAAGGAAACTTGACACCACCTCTTTCCTACAAGGTAACGCGGACATTACAATTCATTGTGAAAGGTATGTCATGGAGTCTATTGAATGGGCGTACAAGCCATATATCTTAGGTAAGAAACCGACTATCATGTGGCAGTTGATACCATTAAGCGGTGGCGATTCTACCACGCTTTCAACGCGCATTGACGAGGGTACGACATCGGTAGATGGTAAGTTATACACGTTGGATTTCATGCCTACGGAAAAGGGCGATTTCACACTTAGGGCTACGATTGAAAACGAGGTGTTGGGTGCTTACACAACGCACGTTAGCGAGAATAGTAGGGGATTGATTGAAACCACAAGTGCGCTTATGCTGAAATTGTCTGCGATTGGCAGAAGTAACAGCGAGCCTTCGGAAACGATAGATAAGTGGAAATACAAGGGTTACAGTACCACGTTTAACAATGTGCCGTTTACAAGTGGATGCGGTTGGGTGGATAATGCCTTGGTGATTTCGGGCGGTGCTACGGCTACTATCAATATAAGTCCATTCGCGGGTGCTACGGCAGAGGATTTAAGGAACAAGGGCAGAACGGTGGAGGTGGAGTTTGAAACCTTTAACCTTAGAAACGAAAACACGCCTTTGTTCTATATCGGTAATGTGGCGAATAATAGGGAAATCGTAAAGGTTACGGGTACATCTGCAAGTCTGCGAAGTAATGGCGGTGCGCAAATATTGGATAGGTTTACAACCAATACAAGGGTAAAGTTTGCGTTTATCGTGCACGATTCGAGCACGGGATTAATGGAAATTATCAATAATGGTATTTCTTCTCGCGTTCAGTCCTACGGTTCGTCAGATTTCGCCAATAATAGCCAAATCGTTATCGGTGGCACTACGGATGGCAGTATTAAGATTTACAGCATAAGGGTGTACGACAACAACATAAGTACTCAGCAAGAACTTAGGAACTTGACGATAGACACACCGAATGTCGAGGAAATGACCAAGTTGATTGAAGAAAACAACATATACACGAATGGCGAGGTTGATGTTGATTTAATCAAGGATAGGATTGCAGTAATGTATGTTACGGGTAAGGGTGGTAACAACGTATTGCAGTCTATTTGGGATTCTGTGGATATGCGTACCAAGGTGCAGATATTAGCGGATGTTGATTGGAAAAACCCAAAAAATCCGTCTTCAAATTGGCGATGTGAGAATATGCGTATTCGCTCACATGGTCAAACGACTTTGCGTAACCCTTTGAAGTCATTGAAGATATGGATTGACGATAATTCAAAGGGAACGTATGGCACTAAGTTCTATCCGAATGGTAGTGAAGAGGCGGTCGCAAAGCCACGTTGGAGCATGAAGGATGGTGCTATGCCTATGAATAAGTTCGTTATGCAATGTTACTACATTGACTCGTCAAATTGTAAGTCACCTGCTTTGCTACGACTTATAGACGATACAATGAAACGTGCGAACATAGTAACACCGCCTATTGAATTTGCAAGGGACGTGTACCCTACGAAGATGAGGGAAAAGTATGGTAACGCATATCAAGATTCAGCATACAAATTCCCTTATGAAATCCGTATGACCCCCGATAGCATACCTTGCGTTATCGTTAGTAGGGATGATGCAAGTAAGCCGTGGCACTATGACGGAATCTTTGTGCTTATGGACGATAAGAAAAGCGATTTTCTGTATGGGCAAAGAAGTATATACAACTATATCGGAGACCCTTACACGTTCAACACGAAGAAAGACAAAAAAGATGTGCTTTGGGATAACAAGGATGTTGCAAGGTGGGAATTTACCCTTAACGACTCAGAGATAAGCGCGTTTACGAATATTGAAGATTGGTGGTCAACGCCAAAGGAACACGCAGACGAAGATGCAGACCCAAACGAGGTTATATCAAGCGGTGAGGGTGGTGAACAGACCCTTACAACGGACAAAAAGTGGGAGTTTGAAAATTCCATAGAAATCATTTATCCCGACCGTGACGATTTGAACGATGAAGAATATAGGGCGCAAGCGACAAAGATAAAGGAGTTCTTTGATTGGGTTAATTCTTGTTACAAGGATTATCTTATTACGCACAATCACGGAAAGTTTTGGACGGAAGCACCTTTGCATATGTTGTTAAACCATTGGGCGGCTTACTACGTTTTCGCAATGAAAAACGGAGCATTTGACTCGTTGGTGCGTAACCTACAACTTACTACGTTTGATGGCGTGCACTATTTGCCTTTATGGTGGGATATTGATATTCAGTACGGTACTATCAATTCGGGACAGTTGCTGTTTGACGAGCCACCTATTGACAGAACGACACAAAAAAGTGGAAACTATGCTTTCCGTGGTGATAGAAGTTACCTTTGGCAAGCATTGGAAGAAACTAACGGATTCTTGGAATTGTGCCGTTCTGTAATGACCGCTTTGTATTCTGCGGGATTTACGAAGTCTGCAATATTTGCTTTGCAAAAGGAGTACACAAATACTTGGTCGGCAGCCTTGTATAACGAAAGCGAAGACTACAAGTATAAGCAAATGTACCTAAAGAACAAAGCAAGTAACGCTAAGTATCTGTTGTATAACCTTGGAAATGGTGATACGTTCCGCGAATGGTGGATAACAAAACAATACAAGTATTGGGATTCAAGGCTTGCAAGTGGTTCTTTCGTTGAGGGTTCTATCTCTTGGCGTTGGGGTGGTACGCCTGCTAATGTTGTCTTTAATATGGTTTTGCGTTATGGTGAGCCAACATACTTTGGTTATGCCATAGGTGATAGTCCGAAGATACAATCCAACGGCAAATATTCTATTGATGTGCAACCTTCACAGACGATAAACATACCTTTGCATGATATGTCGGGTTCTTCTGCAATCTTTATCTATAATCCGCAATCGCTTGAATACTTGGATATGAGTGCTCAGTTCCAAAATCTGCAAGATGCAAGTTTGCAAGGCTGTTACGATAGTACGGTGGGTAGTATGCTAAAGGAGTTGAATATCGGTGTATCGGACGCGGAATTAGAAAATGGCGTGCGTAATACGCAGATAGGTGCTTCTATAAGCGGATTGGGTGACTTGGTGATGTTGGAGGTTCTGAAAATGCAAGGTGTTGATGCTTCGGGTATTTCTTCATACGGAATACCAAATGCAACAAACATAAAAGAATTGTATTTGAAAGGTTCAGCATTTTCACAATTCAATATGCCTTCTTCTGTGCATCTTAGGGTGGCAGAATTTCCGTGTCAGTTAAGCACTATCTATTGGGATGACATTGTTTTCGATAGTTTGAAGTTCTACGATTATTCTACGTTGGAGGAGTTTACATTTCCACGCGATGCGGACACGATAGAATTGCATAATATGGGTGAAGATAACACCATACGCGCAATGATTAGGGAGTGGCTTAGATACCACGATTCTAACGGCTCTATCAGTTCGTGCAAGTTGGATTTCTACAATATTAATTGGGATGATGCCACATACGAAGAAGTGCTACGTTTGGCGGTGATACCAAAGGCAATGCGTAACTATACGGGTGTTATCAACCTAACGGAAACGCTGTCAAGGGAACAAATGACTACGTTGAGTGAGTTGTTCAATGACGAAACGAAAGGTATCAATGTATTCGATAAGACCTCTGCATTTAGGATAGATAGCGGTAGCGGTGTGTCTGTGAATGCCCAAAGTTCAATATTGGCAGGTAACAGCACAAGGATTGAGGCTACGGTTTTCCCACTTAGCAGTACAAACAAGGTTATTGAGTACCAATTAACGGATGGCTCATACGATAGCAATACGCATATTTGGACTTATGCAAACGCTTCACTTAATCAAGATACGGGTGAATTGATAACTATTGAGAATGGCGCGGTTTCCTATCTGTTGAAAGTAAAGGTCAAGGCATCCTATACTACGACAAATGGCGAAAACAAGCAAGAAACAAAGGATTTCACCATTTCCGTGATTAAGCGCACATATCCTACAAGTATCTCGTTAAGCGGAAAAACCGCGATTGATACATTGGATGGTAACGCGCATCAAAGTATCAATATCGTATTCAATGGCGAATACAACGGCAATATATCAGAGGTAAGGTGGACGCATTCGGTTAATACTACACAGACCCAATACATAAGCAATATTAGGACTGATAACACCGCTTTCAGTTACGACCTTCTGACTATCAGTAGCGATGAAACTTGTACGTTGTCGGTTAGTTGTACGGTAGTGTTTAGGGATGGTAGCGTAAAATCTGCAAATCTGATAGTTTCCATACACAGACCTAACCAAGTCCTTACGGCTGTCTTGAATAGCGAGGTGTATAACATAATGGTGCTTTCGGGATTGACGAGGCAAGGTTACGGCTACATGACCGATATTGAAGCATGGCAAGTTAGGGACACAGCCGTTTCACCTTACAAGGCTATGCCGTGGGGTACTTTGCGCAACAGCAAGGGGAACATAAGGCACTTTGAGGAAATCAGTTGGTTCTATTATCTTACGGCTATTGATTTCAGCGCGTACTACAACCTTGATACAAAGTCGGCTAATGATACCTACGACTTTAGCGGAATGGCTAATTTGAAAACCTTGGATTTGCGTGGTACTACGGTATCGGCACAAGGCATGGGTGGCACATTAACGGATTTGGCTTTGGGTGCGCCAAAGAAAGTGTATGCTAATGGTTGCACCGCGCTAACATCGGCACGTTTCACGATACAAGATGTTTCGAGAATTGAAAGCGTGGATTTTAGTGGTGTCAATTTCGGCTTTAATAGGTTGGTTGATATTATTGAAAGAAAGGCAGTCGTGGCGAAGTCAAAAGCGGGCGTAAATTCTTATGATGATGATGGTGTGGGTAGCGGAAACGAGTTTGAAGTTATCGTTGGTTTTGATACTGATGGCTCAACGCTAAAGGTCAAATTGAAGGAAACGATAACAACAAAGTCGCTTGATAGCAGTTACAACTTGATAGTTTCTGAGGAAATCGTCTATCATAGGGCGCGAATTGTCATTATTGACGATATTTCGTCTAACGAAGAGTTGAAATCTACGATTGATAACGAAAACGAAAAGATTAGCGTTTACAATGGTTGGCAGTCTTTGGATAATCCAAGCATGACAATCGCGTTAATCGGAAACGATATTACGGAAAACAATGTAGATGATGTTTGGGCAACAAAAACAATAAACTTGAATAACGTACAAGCATGGAACGATATAACAGAATAAACAAGATTAGTGTGGTACAGAGCCAAAGTGCGCAAGAAACCCTAAGTGCAGAAAAGTTGGATGTATTGGGTGCTTTGGTTCTAAGTGGCAATGATGCAGTAGTAACTATCAATTCCGCGCATAACGGAGTTGATGGTTACACCTCCGACACAATGAATATCCGCGATTATGTAAACAAGTGGTATCAGTTGGAGGGCAAAGTAAGTCCTTTGTCTGTGGTTGATTCGCCAACCGTAACCTTGCAAGGTAAGTTAGCCGTGAATAACGGAAAACAAGGTGTGGCTACTGCAATTAAAAGAAACTATCCAAATTTGGATATTGTACTGAATAATGAGGAAGGTATTGTATTCTTCAAAGACCCCGAAGTGGAAAAAATCGTTAAGCAAAGAATGTATGAAAGGCGAGGAGGTATTGGCTATAATGGCGTGGTTACGTTGGCTTTGCTTAACAAGGAGTGGAGTCTTGATTACCTTATGAAAGCCACGACAATAGAATACTTTAACGAGTTCGCACTATTCAAGCGTGCAAGTTGCTTGACTTTCACGGGTTGTCAAAATCTGAAAGAAATAACTTTGCCTCCGCGTGTAACTACGATTCCACGAAGTTATTTTGAATTGGATGAGAACTTGGAGAAAATCAATTTGGGGAATATAACAGAGTTTTTTCCATATTGTTTTAATCGTTGTGCTAAAGTGCCATTAACAAGCCTTAATCCAAACACGACATCTATACAGCAAGCCTCCTTCAACAAGTGCGCAAGGGTGACGATTTCCACTTTGCCCTCGTCTTTGACAGAAATAGGCGAGCAAGCATTTTCTGAATCGGGGGTTACGATTTCCGTTATTCCGTCAAGTGTCACCATATTAGATAGGTTGGCATTTATGGGGTGTTTGGGTATCACTACTATGGATATAAGGGCATCGGTAGAAACTTTGTCCGAGGGTGTTTTCCGTGATTGCACAAACCTACGCACGGTCACGTTGCATGATGGTTTGAAAATAATAGGTAGGGAGGCATTTAGAAATAGCGGTATCACAGCATTGGAAACGCCTTCAACTTTGACAGAAATCTATGAGCGTGCATTTCTGCAATGCACCAACCTTACAACGCTTACATTTAATGTAGGGTTAAAGGAAATAAAGGATGATGCATTCAATGGGTGCGCATTTGCTACTTTGTCTTTGCCTAATGGGTTAGAAAAAATAGGTGGTAGTGCTTTTCGTAACAATAACATAACAACGCTTTCTTTGCCTTCATCCTTGAAGTGGGTAGGTGCTAACGCCTTTTATGATAGCAGAAACACATTTGCAAGCGCAATGATAAAGACAAACACAAATAATGAGCGTTATGTTGATTGGAGGGGCGTGGATTTTATTGGAAATGGAAATTTCGGTGTAAACGGAACGAGTAATAAATTTTACTATCTGTTGTTTGATGGTATAGATATGGGCAATACCAAAAGTTCAAGTTCAACAATGGGTGATGAAAATGGTGCTAACACGGCATCATGCACAAAAGCAATGTTTGACGGAACTTTAAGCCAATATTTCGCAAAGTACAATCAAAACACGCAATCAACGCCTTTGTATTTGTTAGATTCTACGGACAATGCAGAAGACGCGGGTTTTTGGCTAAAGGATAGCAATGGGGATTGGACGCGCCTACCAAGTGAAATCACAGTACCATCCGAAGTAACAGAATTGTCTAACAGCCTTTTCCGTTCAATAAAGGAGGTGAGTTCAATTATTGCGCCACAAGTAACAAAAATCGGTTATCGTGTCGTTTGGGCAAATTCTAACCTTAAACGCTTTAATTCGCGTAGGGATGGTGTTTATTATTTCCCTAATTATGTAGGTGGTGCGAACAACGGTATTTTGGAGTCGGTTTCGCTTGGGTGTTTTTATGCAAGTAACACGATAGCAATTTTTCCAAATATTCAGTATGCAGGAATGTACATATCGGCAAATGTCAGAACTTTGGATTTTGGCGCAAACCTTTCGATATTCTCAAATTACACTTGGAACGCACAGACGAAGACGGTTGTGTTTAGGGGTACAACCCCACCACAATGTAATGAAACCACATTGGGCTTCATACCTACAAAGATATATGTGCCACAATCTGCATTGGAAACATACAAGACGGATTCTTTCTTTTACAGATATAGGGATATTATCTTTGCAATCGGTGGAACGGAATGGACTGCACAGTTTGGTTCTTCGGGTGAATACGCGGATTACCCCGATGGCTCACAAAATTCTTCTGTTTTGATTAATAATTAGTCATTACGTTTACAATGAAGTCTAAAGGCTTTACGGATAAGGTGATAAGTGATACAATTTTGTAAATTTGCAGAAAAATAAAGATATTATGATAGAGTTTACACGACAAGAAAACGGAATGTACCAATATACAATGTTGGGGAAAAAGGGTACAATGCAAATTGAGATGGCTGAAGGCGGTCGCGTTGTGTTGTACGCCAATCTTAGCGGAATGACACCGTGCGTGGTGGCTTCTGAGTTTTCAGACAACGTAATTATTAACCTTGCTTACACCAACGATGTTACTTTGACATTTCAATGTGAGAAGGCGGTGGTTAGGGCAAAATTCGTGGAGGCATAAGATATGGCAATGATACATAGCGGAAATATCCTACCATCAAGCGGTGGTGGTGGCGGTGGCGGTGCATCGTCTGAGGAACTTAGGGATGCTTTGCACTTTGATACTGCTTTGGGTGAAATGGTGACACCGCACGCAGTAGGAGGTATTGCACAAGGCGTTTCGGCTGAGTCTTTGAATGGAATGACTATGGATGAACTTATAAGTAAGTTGCTTTTCCCCGAAGTCAATCCTACAATCGTAGCACCAAGCGCAATTACCGTGTTTACAAGTGGCTTTACTAACGGCACAACCTATGAAGTCGGAAAGACTTTGCCAAAGTTGGCTAACTTAGGCTATACGTTTAATAGGGGTTCAATCAAGGTTTCGGGCGTAGCGGATAAGTATAGGGCAGGTGAAGCCACGGGCGCAACGTATTCGGTAAGCGGTCAGTCTTCTGTTATACCGACAGAGGACACACCATCCGAGGTAGGAACGTACACATACAAGGCTGTGGTTAGTTTCGGTGAGGGTGATACGGCTTTGACGAGTTACAAGAACGAAGCAACCAAGGATGCCAACGGAAACAACCTAACCAACCCACTACCAAGCGGTTCAGTAAATGCGAGTACCATATCTATCCATTTCAAGCATTACGCATATTTGGGTACATCAAGCAAGCAAATCGGCTTTACAAGCGCGGATATTATCGCATTGGGTACACAGAGCAACGGCAATACAAATCAAAAGCATTTCGCCACATCAAACGCATGGGGTAGTGCTTCAAGCAAGTTGTCTGTAACCGCGAATGATGGTGAATACATCTATTATGCGTGTCCTAAGTCGTTTGGTACGCCTACATGGTCGGATGGTGCGGGAACGTATTCATTTGAAAAGGTGGACGAAATCGAATTTACCAACGCACAAGGCAAGACAACTACGTTTGTAGTATGGAGAGCGTCTGCTACTGCTGGTTTGGGAACACAAGCAATGTTTATTTATTAATTAGGAGGGCAGATTATGGCATTTATTGTTTCGGATAAGATAAAGCACAAGAAAAGCGGTGCAAAGGCAATAGATGCGTCAGATATTAACTTTGAGGGTTTCACGTTTCCTTCAGATAGCATAAATTCGTATTCTAAGAATGAAACGTACTCGAAGCAAGAAGTGGATGACGCATTGGATTGGTTGGAAGTCTAAGAAAAGCGGTGTTGTCGTTTTAGGGGGTTCGACAACACCGTATTATATAAAAGAAAGGGTCAAGGGATATGAACGAACTAATGAGTTTCTTTTTAGGTAAAAAGGGCAGTTACAGTTCCAAGCGTTTGGGCGGTTTGTCTATTATCTTTGTCATACTTGTATGTTTCGTTGTATGCGTGATATATAACCGACAGATGCCGAATGTAACGGAGTTTTTGGCGGGGTGTGCCGTGACATTGTTAGGCATAGACCCCGTAACCAAGGCAATAAAGGGAAATAGACGAGAAGACGAAAGCGAAGTTTAGGGGTGTAAGTTTTTTTATTGTTTTTGGGAGTCCTATCAACGTGAGTTGGTAGGACTTTTCTGTTATATTACCATTTAATGTTAATCAATGTTAAATAATTGCTAAAAATTTGGTGGTATCAAAAAAAAATCGTACCTTTGCATTGTAATTAAGAAACAAAGTTAATTTAGAACTCACGACCGAGAGAATAACAAGGTCACAAAAGTTATGATAGCAAAGACAATTCTTTCACAGATTGGTGGTAATCATTTCGTTGTAATGGTAGGCGCAAAGAATATGATTGAAATCGAAAAGGGTTACGGCTTGCAGTTGGATTTCATGCGTAACAAGTCAAAGGCTACACGTTTGCGCGTTATCCTTGATGCAGATGACACCTACACGGTGCAGTTCATTAAGAAGGGGCAGAAGTTCAGCGTGAATTTGTACGTTAAGTACACACGCGAACAGATTGAGGAGAAAATGGCTGATAAGGTAGTCAAGGAGTACAAGGGTATCTATTGCGACCAACTGAGGGGATTGTTCGAGCGTGAAACGGGTCTTAGAACATCGCTCACGCACATCTATGCTGATTGTTAAGCATAGAAAGCGCAAAGGGTGGTTTACCAATTAAATACAATAAAAAAGCGTTGGTATGAAAGATTATAAAATCATCATCAAATCTGCGGATGTTGCAGAAAGATTGATAGGAAAGTACGAGGAGTTAATCGGTGCTATTGATTGCCTTAATTTCGATTGGTGTAATGAACCTTTTGAAGTCGTGGTATCTATGCCAACAGAAGAAAACCGTGGTTGTAGCAAACTTGGATTGTTGGGGTTGGTTGTAATGTGCTCAAATGATTTGGGGTATTTCGGATTTGATTTAGTATAAAAGACTAAATATAACGCACATCCCACGTTCTTATTTAAGGGCGTGGGGTTTTCTGTATATAAAAAACGTGGAAGCCGTAAACGACCCCCACGAAAAAATGGAAACATTAATCGCTTAATCCCCTCAAAATGGATTGAACCCCCAAACCTTACCGAATAGAATTAATTGGATAATGAAGCCTGACCACAACCCAATCAAATCAAACGTGATGTTACCTTTGCAGAAAGTTCCTTTCTTTAGTTCTGCCAAATTATAAACAATGGCAAAAAGGACTGCCAAAAGTAACCCATAAATTCCAAAAGTCGCAATGAAAGCGACAATGAAATAGTGTTTTGTCTTACTATCTATCATAGTCTGCTATTTTTCCGCAAAGGTACGGAAAACGCACGACATGGCAAAGGGTAGCACCAATATTCCTATTCATTTTGTGCCAAAGTGAAAATCAAAAGGTATCGTCACTATTGCCACGTTGGTATTTCTTGGGAATGATGTTGTTAAGGCGCGTCCAAATAATGCAGTTGTTGTATTTTGTAAATTCTGCAAATTCAGAAGACAGTACCGACTTTAACTCGTACCCAAATTCTGTATCTGTAAGCACAATTATTTCATCGTTTGGCTTTATGGTTGGAGGGGTGCTGATTGGTTGCCACACAGTATTAATGAGGTTGTATTTCATTCCCTCCTTAAAGGCTGACATTATATCCTCATCGAAATAGTCACGTTTGCGAACCTTAGATAAGTATTCGCTTGCAGGTGTTGTTCTTTTCATATTACGCAAATCTTTTCTTTAAGGGAACATAAGCCATGTTTTCGGTAATAATGCGCCTTAATTCGTTCAATCCGTAAGCAACGCGCATCGTGTATAAATCCGCGCGGTTTTGGCATCCTATATTTGTAGGATTTTTCACCGCCAATCTGTTGATATTGGTTTTTCTTTTCATAAAAATACTTACACCTTATATATATAACAATTTTGGTGCAAAGATACAGAAATAATTTCAATCCCCCAAAGAAAGGTTGTAAAAAATGCTTTACCAAAATAAATTGTCAATACGATAAAAAAATATGTAAATAAAATTGGTTTTACTTTGGTATTTCGTTAAAATGTGTTAAGTGTTAGAAAAAACATGGTAAAAAATTTGCATAGTTCAAGAAAAATGACTACCTTTGCATTGTAATTAAGAAACAACAGACATTAACTTTTGAACTCAAGCAAAGAGTATAAAATAGTCGTTTATAACTATGGCACAGAATTTCAAGAACACAATCAAGTCTGTAATGTCAGAGGCTTGGAGAATGGTCAAGGTAAATGGTAAGTCAATAAGCGAGGCTTTGCGCTTGGCTTGGGCAAATTACAAACTGCGTCAGAAGATGCTCGTTGGTGTTGTCGAGTTTCACTTTGTGAAAGCCAACGGTGAAGTCCGTAGGGCATTCGGTACACTTAAACAGAACCTTATCGGTGAGGTTAAGGGTGTAGGTCGTACTTACGCACACTTGCAGACCTATTGGGACACCGAAAAGATGGCTTGGAGAAGTTTCAACAAAGCCGAGTTGATGTTGCAGTAACAGAAAGGGGCGGTTAAACTGCCCCCTACAATAACCCTAAAAAAGATGATAATATGACTTACAAGATATACAAAAACGAATATTCAAAGACTTTCATACACTACCTAAAAGGTAGGTATAAGGTAGAGTCTGAAAGCGAAAAGTGCCTTACTATCTATTGCACGGAAAAGGACGCGGAAAACATAGCATCACAGATGTATGTAAGCGCGGATAACATAGATAAAAGGTTGTTCGCGGATTATCGCACCATTAACGAAGAAGAGCAAGCACTTTACGAAGAGTTTGTAAAGGCGAAGGATATAATGGTAAATGCGCTTATTAAGTACGCAAATTCGCCATCCTATAAGGGTCAAGACTGCATACCGAACCCAAAGCGTGAAGCACGTTTTGATAGACTGTATGCACTTGTAGTAAAAGATTTCGCAGAAGTCGCAAAAATGGAGGTGTAGTGTATGGAATACGATGTTTATATAGGAAAAAAGAAAAGGAAATCCGATAGAATAAGAAAAAAGATAAGGAAATCCGATTTCACGGAAAGTTACTATCTGTTTTTGGAGCGTTCTTTCAGTCCTTTCTATAAATGCAGTACATTTATGATGATACATTGCACGAAAGATGAAGGTGAATGGATTGATAGGATGAAGGGTTTGACATCGCAAGAAATCAGTTTGGCATACCAAAAGGAAATGTTTTGGCTATACCCCACGGATAATATGTTTAGAAGCATAGACGATGAGGAAAATGTGCTTTATGACAAAGTGAAAAAGGCATATGCGGAAATCGAGATAGCCTTGCAGAAGTTTGGAGAATCGCCTTCATACCGTGCCAAAGAAAAGATGTCGGAAAAACATTCTGAAAGGTACGGACTGATACGCGCTATGTGCCAACTTGATTTGAGGAGTGCTATGGTGGCAATAAACAACGTCTTCACGGACGAGAAAGAAATCAACTTTTAACAGATAGAACTATGGCAAAAACCATAAATAAAGGTGTAGATTATTACGAATTTACCCAACCGAATCCAACAGAAGGAAAGAAGTGTACGAAAGGCGATTGTGTCATACGCGCCTTTGCTATTGCATCAAATAAAACGTGGTTGGAGTCTTTCGACAACCTTTCAAAAATGGCGCGTGAGGCTTATTCTATGCCGAATAGTCAAGAGGTGTATGAGAAAGTGTTTGCGCAAATGGGGTATAAATCCCAAAGCGTAAAGGTCGTAAAAGGACAAAAGCGAATGACTGCAAAGGACTTTGCTTTAAGCCATCCAAAGGGGGTTTATATCCTTCGTTTGGCGCATCATATCTGTGCGGTCGTGGACGGAAAGATAAGGGACGCATGGGATTGCGGACGCAAGTGTGTTTATAAAGTATATGTAGTTAAATAACCAAAAACAACAAGAAAAATGAGTAACAAAAGATTTTCTTTAGTGGGTGTAGATGGAAACGCTAACGCAGTTATCGGACACGTTTCAAAATGTATGGTCAAAGCGTGTTTAGCGCACCTTGTGGGTGAGTATAAGGCGAAAGCGCAAGAAGGCGATTACAACCACCTTTTGCGCGTTTCACAAGAGTATATTGATAAGTGCAACCATTCAGTAGAAGACGATGAATGATATTAGAAAAGGTATCGTCACAGATGGCTACACGAAAGACAATATTCTTCACCATATAGCCGAAAACATTGACGCAATCGAAAAGGGTGTATCAGTTCTAACATACATTAACGACTTGAATTTGAGCCGTGGTGTGATAGACGAACCGACAAATGCAAGCGTGACCGAATCAATATTAAAAGTGTTGAACCATTTGGAAGAAATCAAGGAGGCTCTCAGATAAGAGAGCCACCTTTTAGAATTTTACGACTATGCTTAAAGAAATCATATTAAACAACCAAAAGTATCACTATGGCTTTGTGAACTACATAGACGCAAAGCGTTACGCGATAGAAGAGGAGGGTAGGGTGTGCTTTTTGGTACAGACTATTAAGGACGGAAAAGAAATTTTCTGTGAGTGGCGATGGATAACACCGCTTTCAGACCTTGACATAAGCGTGTTAAACATGGAAGGGTACAATATTTTGCAAGTTCCCACGGATATGACCTTAGAGCAAATCAAGGATAAGGTTTTGAGGCATATCATGGGGAAAAATGGTACGGCAAAGGATGTCGTGGATGCTTTTAGCAAATTGGAAACCTTATTGTCGGAAAGAGAGCCATATGAAACGTATTGGTTGAATTTGGACACGATGAAATTTACACCTATCAAGAGTGAAAAGGGCGCACATATTTGGTGGAAAGAAAAAGGTATAACACATTTGTATATCGGTGTGACAAATGCCTTAGATGATACGGAAGCCTATGCCGATAGCGTTCTAAAGGGGGATATATTGCCGTGTATCAAGGGCAGAATGCCCGAAGATTTCATGCAGATAGAAAAGATACGCGAAGACAAAGCCTTTGGCTATGAACGCGATAAGTGTATGGAAGAAGGAAACGATAAGCAGTTAGGCGAGTTTGTTATCTACGACAAAATGGGGCGAATGGGGTGTGCGTATCGCGTTCAACCTATGGCGAGTAGATTTCGATGGGCAAAGGTGTTTCATCCTACCATAACAGAAAAGAGCGCGGAAACTGATATTGTGGCTTGGCAAATGCCGAGTCAGAAAAGCCGATATTGGGGGGAGTATTTCATATTGACGGATTCCCCTTACATACGGATTCCGTCAGAATTAGGGAAAACTACATAAAATCCATTTTGTTACATGGTTTGACCGCCTTTAGGGGTATTTCCCCTTTGGGCGGTTTTTTCTGTTATTGTAGTGCATTCACAACCTTTCTAACGACTGAATCAATAACCTCCCTTTCGTAGTGTATGTAATAATCCGTCACATCGCACCAAGAATGACCGAGGCACATAGCAGTATGTTCCCTTGGAATGCCCAAAGACGCGGATATGGATGCGAAAGTGTCACGCGCTACATTAGTAGTAAGTCTGAAATCACCGAACAAAGGCTCGTAAACCTTTTTTCTCATTCTGCCTACCTTATCTTTTTCGTAGTGAACCTCACCAATTTTCCGTAATCCGTCATTCCAATGGTGCAAATAGTCATTGTAAGACTTGTATCTATCCAATGGGTTTAGCAAGTAGTTTTCGCCTTTGTATTTGTCGATTATGGCTTGCGCTTGGGGGCAAATGGGAATATCAATGTATGTCTGTACCCTTTTGCCTTTCTTGTTAGTCTTTCTTCTCGTAAATACGAAACGACCATTAGTTAGGGATTTACACAAAAGCAAGTCCCCTGCGTTTACCCCACACAGATAGAACGAAAGCATGAACAAATCCCTATATTCCGTTTGCCATTCTTCACAAGGGTAATCGCGTAATGCCTTCAGTTGTTCAATGGAAAGGTTTCTGATAGGCACGCGCACCTCTTTAATAATATAGGACTTGAAAGGATATGGCACAGACAACTCCTCTCTGTGTTGGTTGATAACGGTGCGGATATTCCTTAGATGTATGCCAATGCCGTTTACAGACATACCTTTTTTCTGTGTGAAGTACTCCTCGAAATCCGTTAGCCATTGTGGGGTAATATCCAATGTGGCATCCTTATCAAATTCTTTTATCTTAGCGATAGTTACTTTGTATATCCTTTTCGTGGATTGCTTGGTTATGGTTTCCGCGTAATCCTCAACATATCCGTAAAGCCTTTTGCCTTTTCTTTCCGTTGCTTTTCCTACAAGAAAAAGACGCATCCCATGCCTAAAAGCGTTATTGTTTTCTGAAAGGTGGCTAATCGCGTATTCTTCCACTTGCAGTAGTAATCTATTCAAGGCATTTGTCTTTACTTTATGGTTGGGGTCAGATTTGGGAAACTCCCTACCTTCAAACTTGGTAGCGGTGTAAATCCCCGTATTGACAAAGAATCTGAATCCGTCACGATTGACGGAGATAAGCACAGGGAACAAACCTTGATTGGTAGGTTTCCTTGTATCAACATAAGTTTTGATTTTCATATTTCGCACAAATTTTGCACATTACCATTACCTAATAACACCTTAAAACACCTAAAAACGTAGTGGCTTGTTTGTGCTAAAACTGCCGAAAAATAGTATAACTTTCTGATTATCAGAGAGCGGTAAGCGAGGCTCGAACTCGTGACCTGTGGCTTGGGAATATCACTTTTTCTGTATAACATATTGATTATCTGTTAGTTCAGTAGTGCGATTTATGTGCTTTACATATTTCGCACTAATTTTTTCTTGTTTTTTACCAAAAAAGTTGTCAAAAAATTTGCATATACCAATAAAAGTTTGTACCTTTGCATCGACAATTAATCAAAATTAATCACTCACAAAGTGACATAACATAAAAAATAAACATTAAGGTGGAATACTTTAATATACATAATATACCACGAATTAGCCGTGTTAGGTTTTCTGCAACAAAATTTTTGTGTTATGATTTTGTAAATTGTCATCGCAGAAAATCGCACGGTTTTTTCGTGACCATTCGCAAGGATGCGGAAACTGAATTTAGACGCAAGATATTGGGGCGCGTTGTATATTCCCGAAGAATACATCAAGCGTGGCATTAATGACAAACCTTTCTTGGAGGCTTTGTCATTTTCTATCTGTCTCAAACTAAAGTTTCGTTCATCCTCACTACACAACCCTACCATAGAAAGCATAAAGCACCATTTTCATTGTGGAACTACCAAGGCTATGCGCGTATTGCGTAAGGCGTTGGATGAAGGCTTGGTTGTCAAAAGGGACGGACACCTTATCGCAGTAGATTTGAAAGTGTACGACCAAGTGACAAACTATCTAAGGTTAGGGCGCGAAACCTATACGTTCTCAAAGGGAATCACAAAGGATATAAGGCTTACAGACATAGAAAAGCGATTGCGCAAACTATTGATGCTAAACCTTATGGGTAAGAAAGCGGACGTTGTTGATAAGTACATAAAGGCAAAGGGGCAGAAGACTTGTAGCGTAAAGGAATATAAGCAAGCCAAACGCGCCTTAGAACATATGCAACTACGCCCACAGAAAGACCCAAGGGGATTAAGCAAGTCAAGGTTGGCGCACGAAGTCGGTGTATGCCGTACAACCGCTATCAAGTATTGCAAGCAGATGGAGCGGAAAGGGGTGATAAGCCAACATCAACATATCGAATTGGCGAATATCAAACCCCAAAGCCTACCGTGCGGTGCTGTGAACGGAATGTATCGTACCGAAAGCGGTGAGTTTTTCTTTACCTCAAAGAAAGGTGATGTATTCAAGCAGTATGCCAATATTTTCACCTTGAATGAAGAAGTACACCGATGCGTTAAAATATCGTCTGTTACCAAGGCAAATAGGGGCGTGGAAAGGCGTATGCGTAAGTCCCTCCGCGCGTTGGATAACAAACCAATACTTTGACCTAACTCCCTATATTCCCAAAAACGTACACCCATAACATAAAGGGAAAAATTTTATTTAATAAATTTATATATAAATAATTATATCCCATGTGTGTGCGTATATGCGTGAGATAAAAAATATATATAATATAATATTATTAAGTTAAAATCCATGTATGCGTAAGGTGTGTGGTTGAAGTCAGAAAAAGGCGTGATACAAATTAGTTGGTATTGTCACTTAACAACTTTTCGCCAATAATCGTGATAAGTCTGTTTTTTTCGTCAATCAATCTTTGGATTGTGGCGTTCTTTTCCGCGATTATGTTGTCTTTTTCTGTAAGTTGTTGCTTAATCAGTTCCATGTATTCCGTGGAAAGTATAGGGGTGGGTTCTTTCTTTACCAAAGGTTCGCCTTCCCCCGTGCAGACCCAATCGGGGTTGATATAGTCTTTAGCGACATTAGCAATGCGCATAAGGAACGAATGGGTTAGATACAATGGGTTGCCGTTCATCGCTTTGCTTAGATTAGGAGCACCCATACCAAGTTTTTGCGCTAAATCTCTGTAAGACCTTATAAAGCCTTTTCCCCTTAGATGCGTAAAAACGAAATCAATTCTTTCTTTGTCCGTCATAATTCGTTTTGTTAACAAGGTTAAACAATAAGGTTTCAAATCTAATAAATGTTAAAAGATTAACAAAAACATTGGTAAAAGTTGGTAATGTCAAATGTTTTATGTATCTTTGCACAAGAATTAAACCTTAAAACCAATTATGTTACTAATTTCATTGGCAAAGGTATTGAAATTCTAACATTTTACCAAAAAACAAGGTAAAAATTTGAGTTCTTTCACAAATTTACATACAATTTAACAAAATAAGTGGGTTAGATTAGGTTCGATGATACCCACGTTTACCAAGAATTGACTGAATTATAATAATAAAGTGTACTAAGCCTCTCAGTTGGAGATACCACGCGATAGGGTTGCAATTCTTTTTACTGCCATAATGAAAAAAATATATATAGTGACCTTATATATATGGTATGCGAAAAGTGGGGGGTATTCAATTTGAAACAAAAAAGAAACGCGATTGCGTCTCTAAACCTTTTATACAAAAAAAAGTAAGGAAATGAACAAGGAGTTTATTGAAAAAGTCGCAAGGGTTCAGAATGAACTTAATGTAGGCAAAGGTAGATACAACGATTTCGGAAAGTATTTTTTCCGAAATGCGGAGGATATACTTGTAGAAGCGAAGCCTTTGTTGGCAAAAGAGGGTTTGGTTTTGTATCTCACAGACGATATAAAGCAGATTGGCGAAAGATTTTATCTGTGCGCCACGGCTGTATTGACTGATGGGGCAGACGAAATCAGAAACACCGCATTGGCGCGTGAGCCTTTGACTAAAAAGGGTATGGATGAGTGTCAAGTGACGGGGTCGGCATCGTCTTATGCGCGTAAGTATGCGTTGTGTGGTATATTCTTGATTGATGGTACGGGGGATGATTCCGATTCTACCAATAACGGACAGCAACAGCCACAAAAGCAGATACCGCAAGGTCAAGCGGATGCGTACCAAAAGATGTTGGCAGACCTACCAAACATTAAGGCAGAAATCAGCAAAGCGACAACTGAGGATAAGTTGGTACAGATTTGGAACAGTTACGCATTGTTGCGTAATGTTGAAGAGTTTGTGAACGCGGTCAAGGCGCAAAGTAGTAAAATCAAAAACGCGAAGAAATGAAGTTAGCACAATCAAAGGTATTCTATGATGATGCCACGCACACATACACATACGAGGGGCGTTTGCTTTCGGGCATAACAAGTATGTTGCATCGCCATATTTCCGCGCACAAGTATGATGGTATCAGTCAGATGACTTTGGAAATTGCAGCCCTACGCGGTCATTTGATACACCACGGCATACAGAAGTATGACATTGTGGGCGTAATTCCAAACGAGGCAGAACTTGATACGGAAATTGAGAATTTCCGCATAGAGAACGGATGCACTTACGATATGATGCCGAATGCAACGGAAATCATAGATAGGGTAACTGATTATACGCACTTGAAGCGTGAGGCGAACTTGCAGACAGAAGCCAACGAGTATTTGGTTAGCGATTATGTAAACCACGCAAGCGCGATAGATATTGTAATGTCAGAAGATGGCGCGATAGACCTTGTAGATGTCAAGGGTACATCAAAGATTGACGATGATTATTTGTCATGGCAGTTATCCATTTACAAATATCTGTTTGAACTGAATAACAAGGGCTTGAAAGTCAGAAGTCTAAAGTGTATTTGGCTACCAAAGCCTACTTATGGAAAGTCGCGTATCAAGGATATTGCGGAAAAGTCACGCGCTGAGGTTGAAAAACTAATCGAGTGTGATAGGCGTTGGTTGGAACTGCAAGCACAGATTGACGAAAAGCGCAAAATCCAAAAGTTCTGCGAAGATATGAACGATATGGAGGGTTCTGCGTCTGCATTCGCGGAAATAGCAGAATTGCGTAAGGCGCAAGAGGCTTGTAAGTATGTGCCATTGCCTACGGCTACGGCTACGGATAAGGCAGACGGTAAGGCTTTGGCGGTTCTCGGTCAGATGGAAACCCAAATCGTTGAATGCTTGGAAAGCATCAAGAAAGCGGAAACCTTGAAAAAGGAAATTGAAAGCCGTTTTCTAAAAGTAATGCAAGACAATAACATCAAAAAGTGGGAAACCGACAAATTGGTGGTAACGCGCGTTTTGGGTGGTGTTCAAAAGAAATTTGACTCGAAGCGTTTCAAGGAGGAGCAAGCGGAAATGTACGATAAGTATGTAAAGGACGCGACCGTAAGCGAATCCATAAGATTTAAGACTAAGTAATAACAATTCAAAAAAAAGAAAGAATGAACGGAATAAATTCGACATTACACGGAAACCTCGGCAAAGATGCAGAGGTGGTAACAATCAACAACAATAGTTACTTTAAGTTTAATATTGGTGTTGGTTATCAGAAGAACGAGCAGAATCCACAAAGTGGACAGACCGAAAAGGTACAAAAAACTATGTGGGTAGCAGTCCTTTATCGTTATTCGGATGGCTTGAAGCCATATTTGGTAAAGGGCGCAAAGGTATTGGTTAGCGGTGGCTTGATTGCGGAAAGCAGACTATACAACGGTCAAGCATATTTAGACCTCAGTATGTTTGCAAATGATGTTGCACTCCTTGCTCCACCAAAGCCACAGAACGCCCCACAAGGTGCGCCACAAGGCGGTTATGCTCCGCAGGGTGGTTATGCCCCACAGGGTGCGCCACAAGGCGGTTATGCACAAGGTGCGCCACAAGGCGGTTACGCCCCACAAGGCGGTTATGCCCCACAAGGTGCACCACAAGGGGGGTTTCCACAACCCGACCCCAATGGTGGATTGCCTTTCTAATGGCACACGGCTTTGAGTTGGTTGAAGAATAAGTCCCTATGCGGTTTTTCCGCGTGGGGATTTTTCTTTTTTTCGGAAAGTAAGACTATGCGAATACAATGTATGAACACCGTAAATGGCTTTGTGCCTTATGGTGATGACAACTACGACAAGAAAAAAAGGCTGAAAATCGGTGAGGTTTATAATGTTGATGTGAAACTTTACAGAAACTACGAATTTCACAAAAAGTATTTCGCCTTGATAAATTTGGCGTGGGAGTATATGACGGAAGAACAATGTAAGTTTTTCAATAATAGCATTGATTCATTCAGAAAGACAATGGAAATTGCCGCGGGGTGGTTCGAGCCTATCTATAACGTGGCTAAACAAGAATGGTTGCAAGCACCGAAATCTATTGCCTTTGATAAAATGTCAGAGGAAGAGTTTGAACAACTTTACGAAAGGGTTAAAGATGTGCTTTTCCAAATGCCGTTGAAGAATATCAATGTGGAAGAATTTTATAGTAACCTCATGTACTTTTGAGTTTTTCTTTTTCATTTTTATGTATGTTTTTGGGGCGTGCCGTTAATCGGTGCGCCTTTTTTACTATGGGGATAAGGTTTTTTGTTAGGGGTTCAAATCCCCTTTTCCCCACAAAGTTTTTATTTTCATTTCATCTTTTTCCCGTCCACCGTTTTGCCTTTTTTTCAAAGGGCTTGGTGGGCGGTTTTTTGCTAAAGAAAGGAGATAGGATATGTTAGTATATTTTTTCAATGTTCGTGATTGGGATAGGGATATGATTGGTGCGTTAGACAAATCCGAACTAAAGGATAATGCAGACTCGGCTATGACAATGGAAGAATTTGTAAACGCATGGAATGATACAGATAGTTCCTACCAAGGGTTAGAAATCAAAGGGTTTTACATAAGGATAGAATAATATGGAAATTAAAGAACTGCAAGATTTTAAGGATAGAAAAATCAAGGCAAAGAAGATTTTCCATATTAGGGAAATAGATAAGGTTACTTGCTACAATTTCGTTAGGCAGTATCACTATTTGGGCGAGGCGCGGTTTTTCTGTGTGTACGGATATGGGTTGTACTACAAGGGGGACGAGGGTGATGTCTGTGTAGGTGTAGCGACTTATAGTAACCCAAATGGGGCGTTAGCACTAAAGGGGTGGTTTGGACTTGAAAACTCAGACCAAACGGTTCTTGAATTATCGCGTCTTTGTATGTTACCGTGCCTTAATGGTACGAATGCAACATCTTTCCTTTTGGGAAACAGCATGAAAATGTTGGTAAAGCACGGCATTAAGGCGGTTATCACGTTAGCGGATGCGTCACGGCACATAGGCAGTATTTACCAAGTCTGCAATTTCAAGTATTATGGATTGACGGATGCAAAGACGGATTTCTACGATGCGGAAAACGGAAAGACGAGGAGCGATACAAAGGTAAGGCGTGGCGTGTGGGTGAATAGGACAAGAAAACATAGGTATTGCTATCTGTTGGACAAGAGCCTAAAGGTGTTGTATGCAGAACAGCCACACCCAACACAGAAGGCGCAAGTTCCTTTGGATTGTTGCGGTGGCACGAAAAGAATCTACGACCCTCGCTTTGGTGATTGGTATAGTTGTCCGATTTGTTGCGGTTATCTGCAAAGGGAGGGCGATAGCCGAAAGGTGGTGATACAGAAAAAGAAGTATAAGCAGTTGAGTTTGTTCTGATGGAATACAAAGTAAGTAGGATAAACCCCAAAATGGCATACTACGATATTAAGTATTACCACTATGCCCACAGAATACCAAGCATAACATTTGCCTTTGGATTGTTCGATGGGCAAAGGTTGGTGGGGGTTCTGACGATAGGCAAGCCAGCGTCTAATTCACTTTGCGAGGGGCTTTTGGGTAAAGAATATTCCCCTATTGTCTATGAACTTAACCGCCTTTATGTTGAGGGTGGTATGCCACGCAATACGGCATCCTATTTTGTCGGTGAAGTATTGCGAATGCTGAAGGCTGAAAACATAGTGATTGTTTCGTATGCCGATAGTGGCATGAATCACCACGGCTATGTGTATCAAGCAACGAATTTCATATACACGGGGCAGACAAAGGAAAGAACGGATAAGTATGTGGAAGAAGGTAAGCATTCAAGACACTATAACGATACGGAAAAGGATAAAAGGGTGGTGCGTTCTTCCAAATACCGATACGTTTATTTCTGTTGCGATAAAAGGACACGAAAGCGATTAATGAAGTGTCTGAAATACCCTATAATGCCATATCCGAAAGGTGATAACAAGAATTATGTTATAGGTGAGCAAAAGGGTAGGGAAATAATAAACAAGGAAACTAACGAAAGATTTGTTGAAGCCACGAAAACGATAAAGCCGAAAGAGGCACAATGGATTGAACAAAGTCTTTTCTAACAACTATAAAAGATATGGAATTTACTTTTTTCGTACCCATGTGGGTACTTTGGACTGTTGGCATCATATTCGGATTGATTGGGATTGTTTTGATGGTTTGCGGTTTCTACTTTTTAAGACTGATACATATTTTTAAGGACTTTCATCATTTTTAGGCTATGGATTATTTGGAACTGAATAAGATATACAATGAGGATTGTTTGGTGGGTATGAATGAAATCGCGGACGGTGTAGTGGACTGCATTATCTGTGATTTGCCATTTGGCACGACAAAAAACCAATGGGATAGTATTATTCCCTTGGATGAACTTTGGGCGCAATATAACCGCATAATCAAGAAAAGGGGTGCTATTGTGTTGTTTGCACAAACGCCTTTCGATAAGGTTTTGGGCGCGTCAAATCTGCCAATGCTTAAATATGAGTGGATATGGGAGAAAGAGCAAGGGACGGGGCATTTGAACGCCAACTTTGCGCCAATGAAAAGCCACGAAAATATTTTGGTGTTCAGCAAAAGCGCGTCATGCTTTGTAAAGAATCCCATGAACGCTATGGTTTACAACCCACAGAAAACAGAGGGAAAGCCTTATACTTGCAAACAAGGTAGTGCAAGCAGTAACTACGACCCTAACAATCAAAAATCCGTTACAACGGAAAACAATGGTGACAGATACCCAAAGAGCGTGTTACGCTTTGCAAGGGATAAGGGTGCATGGCATCCTACACAAAAGCCTTTGGACTTGATTAGGTATTTGGTACGAACCTATTCAAACGAGGGTGACTTGGTTTTGGATAATTGCATGGGGAGTGGCACTACTGCAATAGCGTGCATGAAGGAAAAGCGACATTTCTTAGGCTTTGAACTGAATACAAAGTATTGGGAAAAGGCTAATGAAAGGATTGAAATGGAGAAATCACAACCGACACTATTTTAGACTATGTTAGAATTGGATAACATATACAATATGGATTGTATGGAGGGGTTAAAGGAAATCGCGGATAAAAGTATTGATTGCGTGATTACCGACCCACCGTATTGGCATAAGAAGTCCCCCGGCAAGCCATATTCACAGCGTAAGCAATGCAATACGGAAAGTAGGTTTTCAAATTCCGAATTGTATAACTACGAGGGGGATATGATAGGCGATATGAGCGACTTTGATGGGGAGCACATAGATAGGCTGATGAAGGCGATAGAGCCGAAAATGAAGATTATGAATGCCTATATGTTTTGTTCGGAGACGCAAGTTCCCTACTATGCAATGTGGGCAGAGAATAACGGCTATATGTTCAGTATTCTTGTATGGGAGAAACCGCTAAGTATCATTAACCATAATCGTTTTAGTCAGAATTTGGAATACATAGTAAGGGTTTACGACTATGGCACGGCACTAAGGCGCGTATCAAACAATGAACTTTATAGTAGGGTCAAGAAGGTTGCGCCTATTAACGGAAAAGCCAAAATCCATCCAACGGAAAAACCCGTGCAGATTATCCGTGAGTTCGTTCTACTTAACACAGACAAAGGCGATACGATTTTAGACCCTTTTATGGGGAGCGGTTCTACTGCGATTGCGTGTATGAAGGAAAATAGGCATTTTGTCGGATTTGAACTAAACGAGAAGTTCTACAAAAAAGCATATCAAAGAATTAAAGCCGAAAGGTCACAACTAAGTTTGTTTTAATTATGTTGGAAATTGATAGGATATATAACGCGGATTGCTTTGAGGGAATGAAGCAAATCGAAAGCGGAAGTATTGACTGCATAGTGACAGACCCACCGTATGTCATTGAAAAGCATCATGGGGGTGGTAGCGTAAACAAGGTTAAGAAACTGAATGATTCGCTAAAGCAGTTAGATGTAGCCAATTTGCGCGATGGCTACAATATGGAAGCCTTTGCCCAAGAGGTCAAAAGGTTGCAAGGTGGAAAGATAAACGCTTATATATGGTGTAACAAAGCACAGATAGCAGACTATTTCAGAATATATGTAAGCGAAATGAAATGCAAGTATGAAATTATCTGTTGGCATAAGAAGAATGCTTTGCCTACCTATTATAACAAGTACCTAAGCGACACGGAGTATTGTCTGTTTTTCCACAAGGGCAGTAAGACGCATCCAAAGGATTATGAAGATGCAAAGACCTACGAGGTGGGGTATATCAACCATAAGGATAAGAAACTTTGGGGGCATCCTTCTATCAAGCCTTTGGAACTGATGCAAAGGTTTATCCGAAATAGCACGAATGAGGGTGACTTGATTTTAGACCCTTTCATGGGTAGTGGTACGACCGCTATTGCGTGCATGAAGGAAAAACGACATTTCATAGGCTTTGAATTGAATGAGGATTACCACAAAATCGCAATGAAAAGAATAGAATACGAAAATTCGTTACAAACGATATTCTGATATGGAAATAAACAAGATTTATAATGAGGATTGTATGGAAACTTTGTCAAGAATGGCGAATGAATCCATAGACCTTATTATTGCGTCACCACCGACAAACAAGGGATGGTATAGGTTCGTGATGTATTCAGAATCGCCAAAGGATAGCATAACGCCAACGGAATACGAGGCGTGGCAAAGGCGATTTATCAAAGAATGTATGCGCGTGTTGAAACCGAATGGTTCTATGTATTACAACCACAAGGATAACATGAAGTTTCAAAGGCTTATACATCCAACGTGGGTTTATGACTTTCCGTTACATCAAATAATTGTATGGGATAAGGCTAACACGTTGGAAAAGGCAGATGATAATTATACGCCTATAACAGAATACATATATTGGCTATACAAGGGTGACTATCCATATTTCCGAAAGGAAAATAGCGCGTACAAGTCGAATATATGGGATGTGCGAATGGACAAAAACGGCTATTCGTCTTTGCCCCTTGCAATGGTACGGAGTATGATACTTTCAACGTGTCCTCAAAATGGGGTTGTTTACGACCCCTTCATGGGTGGGGGTACAACAGCGTTAGCAGTTCAGCAATTAGGCGGTGGGCGTGTGTATATAGGTAGCGAAAAGAAAGAAAAATTATGTAAGATAGCAGAAAGGCGATTGCGTGAAGATGCAAGGCAGTTGTCTTTGTTCTAATAAAAGCAGAAAATCAATGAAGATAAACGTAAACGAAGAGCAAGCGGAAATGTTCTTTACTGAGTTGTGGAATAGGTACAGGCAGTATAAAGAGCAAGCGGAAAGATTGAGTGTAAGGGTGCAAGAAAATGCGCAAAAACACGAAACGGAAATCAACCGATACCTAAGTGGCGTGCGTGAACGCGACTTAACAATTAAAGAGTTGCGTGAACAAATTGCGGTGTTGAAGTCACAGAATGCACAGAAGAACGCAAACAATGATGCACTTTCAGAAAGGGCGCGTGCGATAATAAGTAACTTGCAACTTTCCGAAACGAAGAAAAGGGATAAGATTGAAGCATTGGAAAAATCCTTAACGGAAAAGGAAAATTTATGTGCGTCCCACGCTGAGAAAATCAAGTTGCAAAGCGCGGAAATCGAAAAGTTGCAAAAGGACTTATTGGATAGCAAAGCAATTATAAAGGCACACAAAGAAAAGAGTGAGGGTGCGCAAAGGTGCATAGAAGCAATGGAAAGCGCAAAGAAAGAAGTGACCTCGCTAAAGGTTTCTAACATAAGGTTGCGCGAAAGGATTGAGTACGCGGAATTGAATGGTTTCAAGTTTCCAACTATGCCCGAAATGCAAAAGTATCTGAAGGAAAATAAAACAACCAAAATAACCGCTACCCCATCCAAAGAGGAAAGCGTTACGACTGATAACATAGAAGTCCCTAACGATTGTGTAAGGATTAACTATAACGTGAATGAAACCCCATGCCCACGCGAAACGAGAGGGTACAAAAACAAAATCGTAAATGTTGGTTCTAAGCAATGTTTCGATTGTCCTTGGTTTAAGGGGGCTGATAGGGAAAAGAAAGTTGTTGTGTGTTCAAGAAAACCAATTAACGAGTAAAAAGGCGTGTATTGGTATTGATTACCAACATATTAAACAATATTAACAATAAAATTGGTATCAATACCAATATTTTTATTAACTTTGCAAACGAAAAAAGAAAGGAAAAAGACAATGTTAAGACCGATTGTTAAAATGCAAGAGCGAATTGTGTTGCATAAGTCAATGACAGATGCAATGATAGCAAGCGGATATGATAGGGTTGCAATCTTTGAGGCTTTGCGTTTCAAAAGGCATTCCAAGACTGCAAAGGAAATCCGCGAAAGGGCGTTGAATGAGTTTTATGGCGTTTCTGTTGTAGAGCCTAAAGTGGAATGGCAAGAAGTGTAAAAACGTGGTGGAGTAACGCAAAGGCGCAAAAGGAATTGGGTGTAGGTTCGGATTTCTTGAAGAATCTACGAATGAATGGCGAAATACCTTATAGCAAGGTACACGGTACTATCTTTTATGCAAAAGAGGATTTAGACGATTTCTTTGCTACTAATTACGTTATCCATCCAATAAAGTAAATATGTATGAATGGAAAAGAAATTCTAAGGCGTTATGCTAAACGGAAGGCGTATAAGTTCCTAAGTTGGTGCATGGCAGACGAAATGAAGTCCTTGCAGAATTTGGTGAATGAAGTGCAAGCCACGAAAGGTAAGTTAGATAACGCGAATTTAACCTTGCATGGGGTAGAAAAGACCCTAAAGATACATGGAAGGTTGATTGACTTACTTTCTGAAAACGAAATTGTGGCGATTGACCACCATGTAAGGGATAAGTCATGGATTGTAATGGTAGATAAGCGACACGGTGGGCGTAACAGCGTGCGTTTCTATTCAATGGATGGTGATACGCCTTTTGCGGAAATCCAAAGCATATTGGAGCACTATAAGCACGAAAACATGACGGTTGATGCCCATCCGTCAATAGCAAAGCATTTGCACCAAAAATTTATATTCTAACTTTCTAAAAAACCTTTTAAGTATGTTTCTTAAAGAATTATATTCAATGTTCGGAAAGTCTAAGGAGTTCAGTATGTTTTGCTATCTCCTTTGCAATTCGGACGCAGACGGTAATGTAACCGATATTCCTATGTCAATATTCAGCGATGAAAGAACAAGTCCGACAATTCACGCCCTTGTGGATAAAGGCTTTGTTGTAATGGCAGACGATACCCTAAAGATTTGTCAGATACAGAAGTACGATGAATTGATGTACGGAAAGAAAAAGAATGTTCTGAGGGTAAAGCCAAAGGGTGAGGAAATCGCCACGAAACAAGGTGTTGAATATGTAGATTGGGATGAACTTTTGCAATACTTTAACAACCGAATGAAAGGGCGCGGAATCCCACAGATTAAGGATATGTCGGAAAAGCGCAAGGGGTTGGTGCGTGGCAGAATCAAGGATTATGGCGTGGCATCGGTGAAGATTGTCATTGACAACGCATCGGAAAGCGACTTTATGAATGGTTACGTTTCGGGTACAGCCTACGGCTTTGATTGGATGTTTAGACCAAACAACTTTATTAAGGTGTTGGAGGGTAATTACAAGAATCGTAAAATGCAGACTGAAAAGGAAAGAAAACAATATGAAACAGAACGAGATTTGCAAAGTTCCGCAAACTACCTCGACAGACTTAGTGCTCGAAGGCAAGCGACAAAGGCGTAAGCAAGAAATCATACGAAAATATGGGGCGGTGGAGTCCTTTGATGCAAGGCAGACGGATGCCTATGGTGTAACACACTATGTAGGTGCTTTGGGTGTGCTTACGCAGTCGCAAAAGTATGATTTGCGCGAGGCTTGTATGGGTCAGTCCCCTACGTTGCTTTATTTGGATATGACATACGGAAAGGGTTCTTCCAATATGTTCCTATTCGTGGTGCTAAAGTCTATGTTTACGCTACTTGGTGTCGATGGCTCGAAAATGGCAGATTTTCAGATTGACGATTTGGCAAATTCGATAGTCGAAGAAAACAAAGATTTGTCGGTAGATGAAATCAAGGTGTTTGTAAGCCGTTTTAAGCAAGCGCGATATAAGCAATTCTATGGTGATACCACCTACTACCTTGCAATAACGAAATCATTGCATAAGTTCCGCGAAGAACGTGCGCAGATGTTGGATGCTATCAGAAGTGAAGAAGAAGCACGAAAGGACGCAGAGGCAAAGCGTGACGGAATCAGTAGGGAGGAGTACTGCAAACGGCACGGAATAAAGGATGATACAAACAAATTGAAGGACTTAGGAAAGTTGGCAGATAAAAAGGCGCGTATCATACCCGAAGAACTGAAACTTAAAATGGCTAACGGCATTGTGACGGAAAAGAACGAAAAGATGAAAGCCACTTTGTCGAAAGTCTTTAAGGATAGGTTTGGCGAAACCCCCGACGTGTATCTAAAACGATACAAAGAAAATACCAACTAAATTATTAAATAGTGTTAAGAAATTTGTATATGTCAAATATTTGTTGTACCTTTGCATTGTAATAAGAAACAAGGTCGTTTCTTGGTAGAGCCGAAGGCAACGGCATAAAATCGCCACTTTCAGTTATGGCATACACCATTGTTAAGACTTATGACTCAATCGAGGGAAAGTTTGAAAAGAAGTCATTTTTGACCGAGGAGGCAGCGAATGTTTATTACAATCGCTACTACAAACAAATGAAGAAACACATTTTGTTTGAAAACGAATGTGGTTTTACATTTGAAACTCGAAACAACCACCGAGTTAATGTCTGCAAGTCTTGGAAGTATGTGGAAACACCCCTTAACAATAATAGTTAGGGGGTGTGAATGAAAATGAATCAAAATGAATCAGAATGAACGAAATCACGGAAAAGGTCTTATGTAAGGTAAGCGAGATTTGTGGTGAAGAATGCAAACCCACAGATACATTTGAGGGGTTGGGGTTAGATAGCCTCGACTGCATAGAACTGCAAATTTGGGCATCATCTATGGGTGCGGAAATGTCCGATGATGTTTGGGAAAAGGCAAAGGCTGACAAAGGCACGACCGTGGGTGACTTTATAAAATTCATAGAAACAAAGGTATGATAGAGAAATTACAGAAAATTCTTGGTATCACAGAAGAAAGCAGAATGAAGGCTATCTGTGAGGACGCACGCGAGGCGGTGACATTGACGGATATAGATAATGTTCCCTATGTGTGTGTGGACGGTACACCCGTATTCAAGGTAAGTACCGAAGCCGATGCGGAAAATTTCGTTATCGGTATCAACCAAGTGGAGAAGTGTTTGGAAACATTGCGCGGAAACTACGTTAAAACGCATAAAGACAGAAGAAGGGCATGAGAATAAAAGGTGACGCAGAAGGCACGGCAAAGGTACTTAATGCGATAAGCAAGTATAGCAAAACGGAAATGGTGGGTAATGCTACGGATGAAGAGGTTAAGGACTTTATCAGTATATTCCTAACGCGAACCCACAATATCAATTATCGCATTTCGTCATATTCCCTAAAGCACATGGCAGAAAGGACGATTGGGCATATTTTCTATCATAATGAATGGTATAAATATGTTAGCAACACCCAATTTAAGCGTTGTATGCACGAAATGGGATTTAGAAACCGTCCTAATAGTTTGGATGCTGAAAATGAATGCTACAATATCAGTTTGAACTCTAAACTGCAAATATACATTGATTTGGCAAACAATCCGCAAATTCACGGATTAGAGTTAGATAAAAAGTTTTAATATCAAATCTTTTAAGTTATGTTTTTTGAAACAAAGATTAAGATTGGCAGAATGACCGAGGACGGTCTTGTCAAGAAAGTAACGGAAACCTATTTGGTTGAAACCGAAACATTCGGTGACGCGGAAAAGCGTATCATTGAAATTTTGTCCCCCGAAACCCAAGACGAGTTAGAAGTTGATGCTATCAAGCGCGTGCGCTATTCCGAAATCGTCAAGGGCGAGAAGTATAAGTGGTATTCCGTGAAGTTCGCTTTCATCACGATAGATGATAAGAACGGCAAGGAAAAGCGAACACATTGCTCTTACCTTATGAACGCGGAAAGCGTGGAAAATGCGCGTGAGGTATTCGGTGAATATATGCGTAGTTCTATGTTGGATTGGGAGGTAAAGGCAGTTTCCGAAACAAATGTTTTGGATGTCTATTTCTTGTAAGGACTGAAACGGAATTGAAATGAAAATAACAGAAGCACAAAAGGAAAAGGGTTATTCTGAGTGCTTATCTGTAATTATGGAGTACCTTATGCCGTTTAATTCAATAGCGGCGAAGGCACTCTATGATTGCGATGAAGTGTTAAGGAAAACCATATATTACAACATTCCCTTTATTGAAAGGGGCGGTAGGATTTATGCCCCAAAGGAGGGCGAGTTGGCAGATAAGAAAGTCAAGAAAACGTGTGTTGCTGAATACATCGTTAAGTGCAAGCAGAATTGGGAAAGAAGAGAAACCGAGATTTGTAGGGTGTATGGCAAAAGGCGCAGTCTGATTTTGGATTTCTTGGATATTACGGATGAACACTTTCAGAAGAACGTAAACCAACTTAATTTCCAAATCAAGAATGTTTTGATTAAGAACGGAATCGAAACGGATGCAGAACTTAAAAGTAAGGTAATTGGTACATTCGTACTATTGCAAGGTGCAAAGGATTTCTTTGTAAGTGTCTGCAATCAGTTCAAGGAGAAATACAATTACGACTATTCAAAGATGGTTGCTTTTGCAAATCTGTATAGTCTTTTTGCGTTGTGGGATATGGTTGTACGCATTGTTACCTATGGGGACAAAGATATAGACTTTGGCGCGTACAAACAATGTATGAACGCATACAATATCATAGAAAAGAAAATCGTGGACGAGAAAGCCATTGGCGATATGCTATTAAAGGCTACCATTGAAAATGCAAATTTTCGAGAGGATTGCCGTGAAGCCATTGGCGAATTGTATAAAGACATAAAAGGGCAAAAGCCGATAACAAACGAACTTGAAGAAAAATGGATAAAGAGATTAGTGTTAGGCTGATATATCGCAAAAGGGGCGAGATACGTTTGGCAATTAACAATAGATGTTATAGGGTTGCTATGGCGCGTATCAGAGAACTTGCAAGAATACTTGCAACGGAAAACAACACCTCTGTTGCAGACGAAAAGGAAAAGTTGTGTAGTGAGTTCGAGATTGACCAAATTTAGAAATTTGGTAAAAAGTTAGTAAAAAGTTGTGAAAAAAGTTGCATAACTGCATATATTTTCGTAACTTTGTAGCAAAATTAGAAAAGTTATGATAGAAGCAAAAAGAATGCTCGAAAATGCCCTTAAAGTAATTACTAAGGGTGAAGCCTACATGAAGATTGAGGAGGCATTAAGTCGCGTAAGCCAAAAAGGGTGTCTAAGTATTGCGGTGGCTATTAAGGCAAATACCGTAAAAGAAAGAGGGGGCGAAAAAATTGATATAAGTTCGCTTATACCTTATGCGAATACATTTGTAGCGTTACGCGAAAACGGCTTTATAATAAAAGATGGTGGGCATTTGGAATACAACAAACTAAAAGAAGAAAATACGAGTGAAGTCTGTGGGGAAATCGTCACTTTTGGCGAGGGTGAAGGCTTGTATGTGCTTTATTTTGTCTATATAACAAATGTGGTAATCGGTGACAAAGTTAGAACAAATCAAGGATAAGGCGAGTAGGGCACTTGGAAAAGAAGTCTTGATTAATAACACCCCCTATGCGTTTGTGGGGTTGGTTTCAACTTACGATTGCGAGTGCTATGTTTGCTTGGATGAAGAGTGTAAACTGCATTTGTTCCGTCACTTGGTGGTAATGAAGATTGGGAAAAAGCAGAGAATGATAAACCGAAGGGTTATGTGCGCACATATCAAGCAAATCAAGGAGGAGTTATCTAAATACGAAATTTTACTATTAAAATTATAGAAGATATGAATGGGGAAAGTCAGAAGCAAGTAGGCGGTACGCATTACGAGAAGTGCGGAATACAGCCGATAGACTACATTCACGCAAACAACCTAAACTTTGACGAGGGTAGCGTGGTAAAGTATGTTTCAAGGCATAGGAACAAGAACGGTGCGGAAGATATTATAAAGATGATTCAGTACGGCACATTCATACTGAAAAACGATTATAAGTACACAGACGAGCAAGTAAGAAACGCACTTTCCAAAATGGCATAAACATCATAAACGTATGTTACAAAGTGATTTCATAGAACTTACAGACTTGAATGGGGGGCATATAATGGTGAAAGTGGAAACCATTGAAACCATATATGAGAGATATTTCTATTTTGAAAAGAAAGATAGAAAGACCCCAAACGAATGTAGGGCTATTGAAAAAAGTAATGGTGAAATTTTGCTTATATCGTCTTCTTACGAAGATATAGTAAACAAATTGTCTTACGCTTTAATGTAGAATCTTATGCAGTTTATAGATGTTTGTAGAGACATAATAAACACCAAAAACGAGGGTGCGTATTGCTGTTTGGCTTTGTCGCGAATGCCGTATCAGTTAGGGGAGATAAATCCCAATGAAATGGAAAAGGTGTGCGCAAGTTCTGTAATAAATCAAATGCAGAAATTGGAACTATCAACGTGTAAGAAAGAGTACGCGGAAATGGTTGTAAGGGGGCTTATGGCACAGCCGATAGTATCAGTATGTGAACATTATACAAAGGAAATGTTTGAAACTATGCGGTCGGTGGAAGCAGAGAAAAATACCATTCACGATATAGATTCTTTGTTTGGCTATGATGATGTTTGGGTGGAAGCCTATCATTTTATGCGCTATTTTGGGGATTACTATGGTATGTGGGAAGATGCGGTTGAAAGGTGTCGTGACTTTGGCTTAACACTACATGATACAACTTTGTGTGTAAAGGCAAAGACAGAAGATGGGGGATTTCGCTACCAAAAGGCATTTGGGAATATGTTAGTTGCAACAAAGAATGATGCAATTACATTGTTTTACAGAAATGCGTGTAGGGATAAACGGAGGAGTATTGGGTATGATGACCACGGTGTGAATATCGAAGTAATACCAAACGAGGAGGATAAATCCGAAGCCGTAAAATGTGAATTGATTGCAAAGATGGTAATGACTAATCCAAGTTCTATAAAGCGGTTTATATTATGATAAAGCATATTACATTAGAAATCGCGGTTGCAGAAGACGAAGAAATGTTTAATGCACCAAATAGCGCGTTGGAAACGAATTTGCGTGAAGCCGTGCGCGATGCAGTTGTAACCACATACAAAACGGCATACAATAGGGTAGAAGTAAGAAAAATAACTATTGAATAAGTATGACAAAAAGGGATTTAGTGGACGAGATAGCCGAAAGGTGCGTCTTTCCGAAAAAGGAAATAAGGGAAATAACAGAGTTGATGCTTGATACGTTGTGCGCCAACTTGGTAGCAGGCGAGCCGTTCTATTGTCGCGGTTTCGGTACGTTCAAGAAATCACACACAGCCGAAAGGGTGTTTGTTAAGCAGAATGGGGAAAGGGTGGTAACAAAGCCGAGACCATTGATTAAGTTCAAGCAGTCAAAGCAACTTTTCATAAACGAGAAATAATAACCTAAATAAGAAAGGAAAAAAGCAAAATGGATTTGACATTTATTGTATTTTTTGGTTTGTTGGCACTTGTAACTATGGTAGCCATACTTGTAAAGTCTGATATTAAGGCGATGGATAGGGAAATCGTTTCCTTGCATTCAGAAAATAGGGATTTGGCGCAAAGGGTAAAAATGCAAAGCATGGTACTTGACAGATTTTTCAAAGTTCCCAATGTCGATGTTGCCTATGACGAAAATGCCTTTGAATTGGAAAGAGCGCATGGCGCAGAGGATTTGTGCTATGATGTAAGGATAAGCGAAGACTACGTTGTCAAAAGTGGTAGGCAGATTTTGCCAACAGGTATCAAAATGCGCCCACAAAAGGGTATTCACGCTATTCTTTGCCCTACGTCGGGAAATACGGTAAAGGGAATGAAGTGTTTGGCAGACGGACAAGAGGTGTGGGATGACGCGGATGTAAGGTTGGGTATAGTTGACCAAGGTTACAGAAAGGCGGTCGGTGTAATGTATTACAGCGCAAAAGAAGGTGAGGGTCATATTATCAAGCGTGGTACAAAGGTGGGTCAAATGTGGTTTGTCAAGGCTGACGAGGTAAACCTCAATAAGGTTGATGATATTGAAGCCGATTCTTCACGCGGATTGAACGGATTCGGTTCGGGGCATAAGTCATAAGATAGTAGGCGCGTATGTTCAAGAATATAAAACAACTAACATCGCTCAATGAACAACGGAAACACATAAACAAGGTGGTAAGGCATCTTTACAAGCCGTTATTGATTGAGGAGTCCTTTATACAAGATATATGGGATATATGCAATGAGGAGTACCCTTACATACAGCCTACGGAAAGAAAGCAAGTTTTCCTTACGATTGTACTTTTGTACTATTCACCTCAGAAATTGGCAGGTGGTAAGATTTCCAAAAGCGTTATGCGTGCTATCTGTAACGTAACGCAAAGTAGGCAAAGCCTTATTTCCCACAATTCCGAAAACTTGATTTTCCTTTATGAAAGGTATCAAAAATATAGGGAAATGGTAGATAGGGTTAATTCTTTAGTAATGGATAGGCTTGAAGAAAGTGAGTTGGTAAACAAGGATGTGTTATTGAAGTATTTGGCACTATACCTTGCATAAGTAAATAAAGGGACGGACAAAGGGGTGATGTCCGTCCTTTTTTAGTAATTAAGATATGGCACTACAAAGAAGAAAGAAAACGGATAGACAGAAACTTATAGAAAAGTTAGATAGGATTTTTTCTATATACATAAGACTAAGGGATGCAATGCCACATTCGGGGTTGGTAAAGTGCATTTCGTGTGGAAGAATACACCATTGGACAAAGATACAGAACGGTCACTATGTGGGGCGTTCTGCAATGTCGGTAAGGTTTTCCGAGGAAAACTGCCATTCGCAATGTGTGGCGTGTAACG